GGAACACCTTTGTGAAAGTCTCCTGAGATAAGATAGTTTAGTGCATATGATCCTGTTGAAATCCAATCAGTAGGATCGTTAAATCCAGTACTCATGCCTGAGATACTCTTAGTTAAGTCCTTACGGAACTTGCTTACATCAAATGATTTAGCCATGTTTTCTCCTAAAAAGCTATAAAGAAGTAAGGGGCCGTAACCCCTTACTGATCAGTTTATTAACCTTGTTGACGCGAACGGATCATTGCTAGAATGTCATTCGCTTCACCACCTGTTGCTGCCGGTGCTTCTGCTACTGGAGCAGTTACTGCCGGAGCCGCTTCTGGAGTTGGTGTTGGAGTTGGTGTTGGAGCCGCTACTGCGTCAGCTGTTCTTGAAACAGCACTACCACCTGCACTTGCAACATTTGGATCACCTGTACGTGACTGCATGCCTGCAGGACGGAAGTATTGCGACCAACGTTCTGCATCATACGGTTGGTTATCAACCGATGCTTCAAACATTTCTTGCATTACTTTAACAGCAATCTCATCTGGCTTCTTAGGAAGAAAGTCACCTAAGTTATACAATCCGTGTGTATTTACAGCATTCATTTCAGCATCAGTCAGTGGGCGCTCTCTACGTGCCCAGTTAGATGTTGAGTAGTCTGCATAACCACCTTTACTAGTTTTGTTTAAACGGAAGTCTACGCCACCTGTAAAGTCTGTTGGCAATTCTTCCATATCTGGATCCATAAGTGCCTGCTTAATAAGCTGGAAAATTTGTGGACCAATAATAAAGCGTCGAATCGGATTCTCTGGTGATTCTTCTTGCAACGGATTATCTGATACAAAGCCTTGGAATACGTATGAACGTTTCTTCCAGTATTTACGACCCATGTCTTCAAGACTTGCGTCTTTAAACCAACCGCGTACTTCGCTTAGAATATTACAAGAATCGCCATACATTTCCATACAAGGTACTTGTACTTGTACAGGCTTGCTTGACGGCTCGCCTTTGATGCCTGAAAAAGGTAACTTAATCATAAGTCGCTCTGTCCAGAAAAATGTATTGGATTCGTCTTTGTCTGGAAGGAATCGTACAGTTGCACTTTGTCCTTCTTGCATATTCCAGAATGGAAATATTGCGTTGTCGCCTCCACCTGACGAACGATTGCCGCCTGTGTTTGCTTCTTGTTCTTTGAGCTTCGCTCGGATTTCTGCTAATGATGCCATAGTTTTATGCCTCCTAATAGTGCCTATGTTTTTCTATATGTAGCTACATTGCTACGTTCTTCGTGCCTGTTTGTCGTATAGCACAGTATATATAATACACTGATTGCTACAACATGTCAAGTCTTTTTTAAAGAAAAAGAAATAAAACTTATAAGTGGGTTAGCGTAGTCCTGCTAACTCACGAATTCTGTCAAAATCATCTTCCATTGTATCTTGAGTTGTTTGATCGTTTTCGCCATTAATAATAGATAAAACTACATCCTCGGAAGGTCCTTGATCGCCCCAATCATCTGCAACAACATCTGCAACTTTTTGAATTTTTGGTTCTGCTATTGGAAATGTTATGTTTCGACTAGTGATTGCACTAACTACTTCATCATACCAAGATTCAATTGCTTCTTCGTCTGATACTGCTTCCATTTGCTGTGGTTGTGTTTGCATTTGATGTTGTTCTACAGTTGCTTGAACCTGTCCGATGAAACTCTTAGCAGGATTAATAAACTGTTCGCCGTAATCCTTTTCGACCATAGTAAGTATTGCTGTTTCACCTTTTGGAAATTCGCCTGTTTCTTTGTCGTAGTAACTAAGGATGAACTCGCCTAATGGTATCTTTTGCTCTTTAGTGTCTTCAGTTGGTGCGCCATCGCCACACTCTGTTTCATCTTCTTTTTTGCTTCTATCAAAATCTGTTGTATATAGGTATTCTATTACTGGATATAATGTGTTTACAATTTGATTACCAAACTTGCCGTTCTTGCCCGAACCTGGCTTAGTTTCTAACTTCTTTGCTTCGCCGCGTAGTTTCATCATTGCTTCAATAGCTGCCATAGCATTTTTATCTAGACCTTTGAATCCGTTTGTTCTTGCTTCAATAAATGTGTATACATCCCATACATCATTAACATAAGCGTTTGCTAAGTTACCTTGATCATCGTCTTGACCACGTTCAATCTTTTTTCCTTTACCGCGCAATGCGCCTAGTACATCTACAGCATCATTACTTGTATTAATGTATGCTTCACTAACTCCTTCTGCCGACTCAGTTGCTAATGCGTCACTGAAAGCATCAGTCAACATACTTATATCCCAAGTATCAGTTTGGTCTAGTACATACTGTGTGCCATCATCGCCGACAACACTAACAATTTTAAATTCGCCTTCTTGGACATAACCAAATGCATCTATTGTAACTGTAACAGGTGTGCCTTCAAGATCAATTTCTTCTTCTGGGTCGTTTATATAACCTAATCCGTCAAGTGTTGCAGTAAACACTTCAGTGTCGTCTGTACGTTGGATGTCTATTAACTCTTTGCTAAAGTCTAGAAAAATCTGTTTACTGACTGCTTCTGCAAATTGGCCCATCATTTCTTCAAAGCCTTGCTCTAGTTCAATCTCTTCTTTGGTTGTTCCTTTTTTGCGACAAGAACCTGGCTCACCTTCTTTAGTGCCAGGTACTCGTTCGTGTCCAGTCCAGCAAGGACCTTTCTTTTCTTCTAAATCTTCTGGGCCTAGTGATTTTGCTTTAGTTGCTTCGCCTACTAGTTTGTAAATGTATGGAAATACATCTGCTAGTTCTTCGTTGAACTGTCTAATAGTAAGTTGGTCAATCCAGTTACTTGAAATATCTTCCGGAACATCTTCAAGTATAGTTGATTCAAAATTTGCAACTGTTTCTGCATATACACTTTTACGCTGTAATGTTTCTACTGTACGCTTAACTGCATCAATACGATCATTTACTACGTCTGAATATTCTGCAAGACCTTCGGCCATGACGCCGTTTCTTGACATATGTGATTTAAATTTCTTTAGCTTACTGAGCTCTTCCGACATACTAACAATGTGCTTACCAAAGTCATCATACGCATTACCGCCTTCTGCTACGTGTCGTGCCATTGCTCTTGCACCATTCAAATGTTTGAACGGATACTTAAAGCGTTCGCCTTCGGAACTTTCGATATGTATAGTTCCAATTTTTTGTGTGCGGCCGCCGGCACGTTCTTGATTGACACTTTCAGTATGCTTAATAACTATTCTTGCAGTGTCTACGTTTTGGTAACTTACTTTACCTGTTCCGTATAATTTTGATTCTGTCATGTTGTCGTCTCCGGAATTTGTTGCTAGATATTTATAATCTCTTTTTTCTAAATTAGATTTTGTAATATCTCTTACGTCAAAGTTTAAAAGTCTTTTTCTAGCAAAACTTCTAAGTTCTTTTAAGAAACCGTACCAATTACTTTTTTGTATTGATTCGTCTTTAGTGAATAATTCGTTGTTATACATAACAACTACACCATCTTTTTCACTTACACTAACGCTAACACTACTGTCTTCGTCGTATTTAAAGTCAAAGTATCTAGCATCTTTAGGGATATTAGTCACTTCGCCTGCTTCGTTGCCGATAGAAACTTCACTAAACCTACCACGTATTTTATTAAAAAGCTCTTCGCTTATTGTATCTAAATCTAACATGTAAGTATTTATCAATAACTGCTACTAATAAAGATAGGCATGGGCGGTTCGTAGTCCTCTACCGAGTCTACTTGATTGAAGGTATTATAAATTCTAGGATCCCAATCTTTAAGCACAGCCATCATCCTAAGTGCAAGTAATGTTGCACTTATTAAATCGTCACTTTGTCCTGTCTTAGCTTGGTAACTACTACCTGTTGCAACAAAGTTTTTAAGTTCTGATACAAACGGTTTACTATGTATAATCATTTTATCATTTTCTAACATTGTTTTAAGTCTACTACATGCTGTAATTTTAGTACCATGTGTAGTATTAAATCCTTTGCGGAATTTTCTTACGTGACCTTTGCGCATTGGTTCACTTACAAATAATCCAGGAATATTTTCTTCACCATAGTCATTTATAACAAGTAGGCATGCTTCACCAATTCCGTTGTTTTCAACACTCCAATATATACCATTTGCATTATTAGTTTCTTGTTGTATGTAGTTGCATGTGTCTGCAAGTACTCTTATTTGTCCTGGTATAGCTGTTGTATTATGTTGCCACTCTGCTACTTGCTCGTAACTAGGTAATTCAAATACTTGTATAGCGGCATTATCTCCGCCTGTGCCCATACTAGGATCAAGGGCAACTGCATACGTAAACTCTGGCGTTGGCTTTTTATACCAACGTGTTTGCCCCATATTAATTATAGGGACATCTCCCTCCATTGTTGCTAGTTTAATTGAGCTTACAAGTGTTTCATCAAATACTAAGAATTCACAATCATATTCGCGTCTAAATCTTTCTTCGCCAATGCGTCCAAGTTCTTCTTGTTTCCACTTGTCGTCTCTGTCTGGATGTTCTGTCCAGTAGCTACGGAAACTATGAAACCCATTTTGTCCTAGTTCTTGTTCATTACCGTGTTCGTCAAACTTATCTTCTGCTTGTTTCCAAATTGTAGCAAATGTATCTTCGTCACTGTTAGGTGTACTTGTAAGAATTGCTCGTCCACCAGTTGCTAGTGTAGGCGATATAGAAGTCCAAAAGTCAATAGCAACATTAGGTTGCACAAATGCAAACTCATCACAGTATAACAATGATATGGACATACCACGTCCTGTGTTGCCTGTTGTTGTAGCACTAACAATACGTGACCCATTTTCAAATTCAATACTACCTTTGTTGTAGTTTGTAACACCGGCACGTATATGGTCTGGGCACATTTCATAGAGATAGCGGATACGTTGCATAATCTCTTGAGCGCCTGTATACTTGTGTGCGGCAATTAGAATTGTTTGATCAGGTACAAACATTGCGTACCACGCTAAGTAGATCGCCGCACACGTTGTTTTTCCTGTTTGCCTAGGCAACATATTAATATTAAATCTATAGTTATGATAGCTTGCAAGTAACCGTTCTTGATATTCAAACGGATCAAAAAGAAGTTTTCCTTTTACCGGATGTTGTATATATGCAAAATTACGTGCAAAATAGTCATATCCGTCTTTAGGATCCATACACTTCATAAGGTCTTCAACGTGTGCTTCACTAAATGTTTCTTGTCTATTTGCCTTCTTAATTAAGACGCCGTCTAGTGCTGTTGCCATTAGTGTTCAACCTCCCACATTCTGCCGTGCTTCATAAACTCACCTATAATATTAATACTACGCCTGCGCTCAATAGGTGCAATTCGCGGAGTAACACTGTGTACACTGTGTTTAACATTTAAAAACATACCAAAGCTATTTGCTTTATACGGAATTTCAATGTGTGGAATATGTACATCATCTTCTACTTCTCTACCTGTATTTGGTTTTGGTTTAAAATTTTCTACTTCTTTAATAGTTTCGTGTATTGTAAAGTTTCCACCTGTTGCAGTATCTGTATCTTTTTTCATATACAATAACCCTGCATATATTTCTTTAGGGTTATCTAAGTGCGGGGTTCTTGACGTACCTGTTTGATCAATTGGTTCGTGTACTACAAATTGACAGTCAGTAACATGTTTACCTTTTGACAGTTTACGTATTCCTACACTATCTGTAATTAAATTTTCATAAAACTCTGCACCATAATATTGTAGTATACCTTTTTCAAATAGTCTAGCACAGCTTCTAAAGTATTCTGGACTAGTATGGAATTCAAAAAAGTCATTCCATATATTAGGAATAACTGCATCTTCTTTTGCTTGGCGGCTTTTATATCTAAAAGTTATACCTGCATCGCCTGGTTCAGTACTGCATACTATGTCTTCAGGAAATGTTTTTTCTAATTCATCATAAATCTTTTGCGGCAATGCACCATCAATAGCTACATACGGATAAGGATATGACTTTACTGTTTTACAGTTTTGTATTACACTTAAATTGCTCATACAGTATTTACTCAAAAAAATAGCGCCCGAAGACGCTATTGAATGTTATAAATTAAGACTTATTTAAAAAGATATTGCTCTAATAGCACGGAGTGTTTCTTCATGCTCTAGTGTAGCTTCATCTTTTTCATCTTCGTCATCATCTTTTTTATCCCAAGGTGCTTTAGGTAATGTTACATCTTTTTTAGACTTAGCCTTCTCATCTGCTGAGTAAGCGTCTCGATCTTTCATTCCTTCTTCTTGTGTCTGGCCTGCATTTTTTGCAATTCTTGCTAATTCTTCATCGGCTTCTGATGTCTTGCCTGAAATGCTATACGTAGTATCACTGTTAACTTCACTTGACTCATCTTCGCCGCCCGTGAATCCTAGAGAATCTAGTCTATCTTGTACCCATTCGTACGGATCGCCATCTCTAGCTTTTTGTGTACCATATGGCATATCGCCACTTTGAACAAAGTATGAATATAAATCATCGTATAAGTCGTCATGGTCCATAATATCAGCACCTTGTTTCATTGCCGACGCTGATTCAGGATGCTTGGCAAGAATAGCTTGAACTTCATCTTCTTCCATGGCTTCGTTAGTGTCTTCGTCATCATCATCTTCGCCATCACGTTGTGCAATCGCTTGACTCATTGGCTCTTCTTTATCGCCATCATTGTCTAAGTCTGGAAAATCTGGCTTTTTCTTTTCAGCAAGTGCGGCATACAATTCATTCTTAATAGCTTCAATTGCTTCTTCGTCTGATGCTTCAACTGCTAATGGATTGTCACCATCAGCTGCCGGTTCGTGCATTGTCTTTGAACGGTTAATACCGCCTGACAAATCGTGTGTCATAGTGTGGTGATCTGCGTATGACGGATCAGCATCGTTTGCCCATTCGTCAACTTCAACTCCTTCACTGCATCCACACGATGAACATGCTTTTAGTATGTGTTTCTTTTCGCCGCACTCTGGACACGGGCCTTCATTTTCACCGTATGCGCCTTCGCTTGGCATCTCATCAGCAGGTGGAGCATCCATAATACTAAGTGCCTTGTTCATTGGCATACTAGTCATTGCAGGGCCTTCTGGAGCTTTTGTGGTTAGTTCGCCACCGCTACGCATTATGCTAAGAAGTTGTGCAACTTCGTCTGCACTGTCGCCTGCCATTGAAATATTCATTGACGCTGTTTCCGCTAACGGATCAGTTTGTTCGTTAATGGTTTGTATATCTTTATCTAAATTTGCTAACTTAGTTAATAGGTCTTTCATTTTGCACCTCCTACTGGGCTTTTTGTATTTTCGTTGTCACCTATATCGCTACTGTCTCCTACAGGAGCTCCAGCAGTAGGATCAATTGTACGCTCTTTACGTACAGTTTCTAGTTCCTTTAAAAGGTCCATAACTCTATTTCCAGCAACATTGTCTTGGGCGCTTTCGCCTCCCATGTCTTCAGTTTCTAGTTTAGTTTCATAAGGTTCATCTGTGTTAGAGTCTTGATAATCTTCTCTAGGATCGTTCATGTTTCTTACTATAAATCTAGCTTGATCACATCCACAACAGTCTGCAACGTATTGTTGTAACACTTGCGGTGTACTAGGATAGTTCATTTCAACTTCCCAGTATGTAACTTCTTCATTTTGTAACTGTGGAAAATCTAAAGGACGTTCTTGTATTGGGGTTTTCTTACCTGCTCCCATACTAGTAACTTCAAATTTCTGTAAGCATGTTTCCATACTGTCTTCAAACCCTTCAGGTAATGCACCTGCATACCCTATTTTGAATGAATAAGTCTTTTTAGACTCTAATAAAACTTCTGTAAACGATCTCATGATTAATTCCTTATAAACTATTTATCTTTATCCATACCTTTTAGCTTCTCTAACAAGCTATTTCGGTCAGTAACAACATAGCCTGCTCCGTTGATGATACCAGCGCCTGCGTCAAGGCCGCCGTCTTTATCTGCTTTTTCTTTTTTAAGTTGTAAGTCAATCATTTTTAACTTCTTATCTAACTTAGCAACTTTAGCATCAAGAGACGTTTTAAGCATGCCGCCAGCTACTTCAAATACTCTACCACTGTAACGACTTTCTACATTCATACCTAAATCCATTAGATCGTCATATGCTTGCATAGCTTTGTTAGCAATTTCATTAAGCTCTTTATCTGCCATTTCGCCTAAACCTTTTACAGCTGGTAGTGCTCCTGTAATTTTATCAAACTCAGCAATATCTCGCTTAGTTTCCTTTTGCTCAGCTACTTTTATTTCAACTTTTTCAGCTTTACTTGCGGCGATTATTTCTTGACTGTCAGGTAAGTTTAATAATTCTTCTAATTTTTTTGTCATATCATTTCCATTAACTGCTACTATTATTTAGCAGAATTAGGATCACTTGCCCATTGTTCTTTTGTTATATGAATGTACCATGCTCTGTAAGGCTTTCCTAACCCTTCGCCACCTGGGTTGTACAGATAAGGGCTCAACCAATCAGGATAACCTTTGCCCGAGCCTGCGTTATTTGTTTTGATAAAGACTTTATTTACATACTGAAATACATCATCTAAGAAAAATTTATAATCAAATTTTTCACCTGGCTCTAAAAACTCTCTATCAAACTCTGTTCTACTAGCAATAAACAAATCATACTTGCCTGGAAAGTCCATAGGTTTGCCGTTGTAAATGTATAAATGATGTCTTTTTAAATTAATTAAATCACAACACTTTTTAAACATTGGGCCTGTAACTTCTTCTTCGATATCAGTAGCTTCAGTTTGTATATCTTTTTGCATAAGCAAGTACGGTAACATTCCTACGCCAGTACCAATATCAATTGCTGTTTTAACATCTGTCAACATGCCAAATTCTTCAGCTTTTTTTACCATGTATTCTTTTTCAGATAAGTGCTTATCCCATTGTCTAACATACTTTGCACCTCTAACAAACTTGCCATGTTGCATTGCTATGTCTGTCATATGTACTCTATATTGTTCTAAATTCATCTTGATCTCTTTCCATTATGATAGATGTCATTTTCATTTAATATTCGAAATGTAATACTTTTTTGTTTGCACCATGCAGATGCCGCTTCCCATTTAGCTTGGTTAACAATCCAATGTGCTTGGTTATGTTTACTTTTGCCTAGTTGACTTTTATGTGTTTGATTTGCTGGTTTAATTTCAATAAGTTCTACTTTTTGTTTACCGCTTTTATCTCCATATGCAATAAAAAAGTCAGGCACGTATATAGTTTGACGGCCTGTTAACGGATTTCTGTAGGGAATTTTTATACTTTCACTTGCCCATTGTGTAATAGCAGGGTTGTTGTCACAGAATTGCATAAAAGTAAACTCCCAACTACTGCGATATATCGGAGCCTTGTTCCCTACAAACTTTTCTGGATTCTTTAATGTATATCTACCTTGAGCAAAGCGGCCCATGCTACACCACTATGTTTCTGTTTTCTGTCCTAGGGATTTGATTATTAATTTTGTAGCCTAGTGTACTAACTTTTAATCTATTAAAGTTTAATATTTCAGCAACAATTTGACTAATTGCAACGTCTTCTAAACCTTTTAATGTATCAAGTAATGTAAACACATTAACATCATCCAATTTTGCCTGTTGCAATAATACTGTAGCTACTCCGGCAGCACTTGCTGTATCAAACCCTCTGTTTTCAAAGAAGCCCACAACAGCGTCAACTTGATTAGCAGGGTAACTAATAGCTTCAGTAAAGTAGTTATTAAAAAACTCTTTAACTTCGTTACCGCTGTCAGGACGTATTACATTTAATTGTGACATATTAGCCTCCCAGAGCTTGTCTAATTGCTAAGGCTCTTTTTTCGCCCGGTGATAAATTTGCCTCTTGTGCGGCACGTACTTTTGTAGCATAAGATGATAAAGTTTGGTTTACTTCACCACCTACTGTTGCTGTTGAAACTTCCTGAGGCTTCGTTTTAGGGAAAGCAGTATTTCGTAAGCCACTAGTATTTTCTTTACCAATATTTGTAATTGCATTATTCAAAATACGAAATCCTTCTTGTCTTAATCCTTCTTTAGTTATTGACTTTGCATTTTTAACTGTGTTAAACGCAGTTAATGCAGTGCCAAGATTAAACTGTCCGCCTGCAATGTCTCCTAATACACTACTTATTCCGCCAGCTACTCCGCCGATGCCGAATAGACTTTCTGTGCCGCCGCCTGCTAATGATAACGGGCTAGGCGTTTGGTCATAATGCTCAGCACCAAATCCTTTAGGAGAGCCTTCTCCGGTAGCGCCTCTGCTATAAAAAATAGATTCATATGCAATAGTCATTTGATTCTGCATAGTTCCTGATGCATCTGCTTGATCTACACTATCATGTTGAAAGCCAGTTATTAACGGATTAACTAATGTAAACCCTGTGTACTGATGACGGGCCATTTGAAAAATTGTAATCTTAGTAAAGAAAGGGTCTACAGAATCATTATCAAATCCAAAACGATAACTGTGTTCAGATGATGGACCGTATGTATTTCTTGCCTGGAAAGGTGCCGACACCCCATCAGCATAATGATTACCATCAGCATAATAGTATCTATAGTATGCTTCCATAAGCATTGTAGTAATACCTAAGTTATCATCATGGAATGTAATGTTTACTGGATCATATTCTAAACTTGTTTGTAAGTTCTTTTTACGATTGTACATATTTTTAGTTACAGTGTTTATACTTACCTTTGGCAAGTCTGCTGACTTAACTAATAAATTAATTTCGTTTTTATGTCTTTGATCTAATTGCGGTAAGTTCTTTGAAGCACTGGGCGATAATTCTAATACAACGTGGTAAAGAAATTTAGATTTAGGCGCAAGTCTAAAAGCATCGTCAGTATATAGTCTTGCCGCATGCTGAAAGTCTGCCATGTTGCCTTTTGGATTTGTAGTTCCAGATACTAGATTATCAAAAAAGCCGTTAAATATGTTTGCCATATAGATCTCCTTACTAATATTTATCTATATAATAAAGTACGCAGATAATAAAAAAAGGAGCCGAAGCTCCTTTTAATAATATTAAGATGGCAACTAAGTTATATTAACCAATTCCGCCGCCGCCTGTTATTAGACTATTAAGCGTTCTACCAACATTTGTACCAATACCACCGCCTGTTGTTTGGATTGCGTTGTCGTATCTAATTGCAAGTGCAACTGTTACCGGCTCGTTAGCACTGTATGCTAATGAGTTATAGTTTGCATTTTGCACAAAGCAACCGTACAATTCAAATGTATCTAATACGTTAGGAGTGTTTGCTCCATTGCCGCCGTCTAGTACTTCAATTCTAGTTACAAACTTGTAATCAATACCCGAAGCCGCACCTGACTGCTCGAAGAAGTCAAACTGCTTTTGTAGCTGTTCGCCAACAAGTTTTTGTACATTGTTGTTTACGTCTTCGCGTAAGTTAAGTGTAATCGGTTCCCATGAGTGCTTACCTGCTAGATATGCTCTACTGTTGTAAACTGGAATTTCTATTTCTTCAAAGTTTACTACCGGACGTGTTACGTCAATTACTTGTTTCGTTAATTCTGTTGTCGGTGTACTTACACCAAAGTTCTCAAGTGTAACTCTAAAGCGATACTGTAATTTCGGCATCAACAAACCTTGTGTTGAAGACGAAGTATCACTAGCTAAAGGTACTGTAATTTTTGAGAGTGTTGAAATTGCCATTCTATTTTCTCCTGTTGCAAGTATTTATCTTTTAATGGAGGCTATTTCTAGCCCCCATTTTCTAAGATTTTAAAGACCTGCAATTTCCCCTGTATTCTTAAGTCTAAGTGGAATAAAGATGAACTCCACTGCCTTAACTGGTTCAATTGCTATATCTAAGTAAAGCTCGTTTTTATCTATTCTACTTGCTGTGTTGTTTGATTCATCACACACAACTAGGTAGTCATATAACGCTCTTGATCCAACAAGTTCTAAGCACAAGCTCTCTGCCGCTTGCTTAATCTCGTCTCTTGTTATTTTATCGTTTGGTTCAAAAATATACGGCTTAGCAAGTTTATTAAGCTGACTGCGCATATAGATAACAAGTCTTGCAACGTTAATTCTATCTAATGAACTAGCATTCCTTGCTCTTGTTTTCTGTCCAAATGCAACTAATCCAGCACCTGTAATAAACGTAATTGGATTAACTTTAATACCGTAAAGTGTATCACGTTGTCCTTCGTTTAGTGCTATTGAATTAAATTCGCCTTCGTTATCAATATAACCAGTTGCTGTTGCGTTAGTAATGCCTCCTCGTCTTGTGCCTGCTGGTGCAAACCATGGATAACTAACTTGGTCACTAAGTGCAATAGTTCTTAGCATCATATGACTTGGCGGAACAACAACATTGTTACCTGCATTATCACTTGTAAAGCCCCATGGATAATAAACACCTAAGTATTCATCGTTGCTAACAAGTCCATCATCGTTGTCTTCAACTGCAAGGTTCACGTTAGTGCCCCATTCGTTAAGTGATGTTGCATCCGGAGTTAGTTTTGCTGGTGTATCACCAATAACAAATGCTGATAAGCCTCTGTCATAATTTAGTGTGATCATTTCACCAATTAGCTCTGGATATCCAGGTGTAGCAATTACATTAAAGAGTCTTGATTCGTCATCTCTAATTGCATCATTACTGTTAAGCATTGCTTGTAGACTTTGTACAACAACTTTACGCTGTGCACCTTGTCCGAAGCTTCCTTTGCCGTCTGCTTGGTTAGCTGATTCAGTAACCCAGCGGTGTGTGTAATAGCTTGTCATTGCTTCGTCACTGTTGAAACGCTTGTTAACTGCATTTGTGTCAACATAATTACGTACAAATTTCTTAACGTTAAATCCGCTTCTACGCAAGTTAAACAACATCATACCTTTTGGATATAGTGCTGGGTCAGGTGCGTCTGCATCTAAGAAGTTATTTGTTAACAATTCTACAATAGTTCCTGCTACATTACTAGTAGCGCCTGATAAGCCCCAACGTGCGTCAGCATACAAAATACCGTCTTCAGTAGTTTGGTCTGCACTATCAACTGCTACCCATTTAGCCAACGCAGTACTATACTTGTATATAGTTGGATAGTTATCTAAGTTTGCTGTTGATACCCAAATGTCACCGTTCTTAAGAGCAGTTCCATCTGATTGTCCTGTAGCCGCTGTTGGCTCAGTTGCACTTACAATTGGTCCTCCTGGACTTGTTTGATTTGCAGTATTTGCATCGTAATACGGTGCTGATGGATCTAAATAACCAACCCATGTAGTACCGTTGTGAATCATAATGTCACATTCATCAGTAATTGAATTGTACCATAATGTACCATCAGATGCTAATGCTGTAGGAGCAGTAGTACTTGCAGTATATGTTAATACTTGCCAATTCGAAGCAACAAATTCGTGGCCTGTATCACCTGCTGGTGCAGTGTACAAGTTAGATGTTCCAGTATTTGCATCTACATAAGCACTAAAGCCCATTTCGTCAAACGCTGAACCAACGTGATCTTTAATTCTAAAGTCACCACCTTTTGAGTGTGTAATAACAACTCTGTTTTGTGCGTCTACTGTAGCACTAACGTTTGTTAACCCTGCCGCATTAATTGAGTTAGCAATTACTTCTGCGTCAGATGCGGCGCCAGTTGTAGTTCCTGAACAAGAAATGTCAGCTTGTAGTGCCGCATTACCAACTAATGTTTCTGCAATTTTAATTGTAAAACTTGCAGAAGACACACCTGTTGTAATTATGCCACTAGTAATAGTTGTTGCACCTGTTGCCGCTCTTTTGTAAATTTTAAAGTCGCCAGTTTCATCTGTTGCTTCACCGTCATTTGATTTAACATAAATTGATTTTAAGCCTAAACCTGATCCACCTAATGTTTTATCTAATCCAAACAATGCTGCCTGGTTAGTTGCATAAATTGGTGCTGAACTAGTGTCCCATAATTTAGTAGCATCATTCCATACTTTAACTTTCCAGTTAGCGCCTGCATTTGGTTGTGTAGTCTTAACCCAAAGACTGCCTGTTGGGCGTGAATTAACATCACTTGATTTGTATGCCGGAACACTTGTATGCGGGGCAATAGTTAATGCTGGTGCATAATATGTACCTGCTATTAAGCCAGCATCAGCTAGTGCACCAGTGCCTTCTGCAAGCACAACGTTTGCGCCAGTACTAAAAATAACTACTACGTTGTCAATTGCTGCCGCTGTAATGCCAGTAATTGTTGCTGTATTAATGTCACCTACTAAAGAAGCACTAGTTGTGCCTGAAGAAGTAACAGTAGTTGAGTTAATAACTAGTGTTTCACCATTAACGATTGTTGGGTTTGCAGTACCTTGTACAGTACCATGACTTGCTTTCCAGGCTGATGTGCCTGCTTGTACCCAAGTACCTAAATAGTTTTTGAAATAAAGTTTGTTAAGTGTAGTTGTTGCAACAATAGCGTAATCGCCAATTACTCCAACTGAGCCTTTAGGTGCTCCGCCAGTAACTTTAGTTGCATCTGTAATAACTGTTGGAACTTTATTAGTAAAGCTCTGTCCGCCTGTTACACTTGCTGCCGCTGAATTCCATGCAAATATTCCAAATACAGTAGTTGCAGTGTCTAGCCAATATGTACCTGCTACAGGGTTAGACGTCGGAGCAACTGCTGTTGCAGTTAATGCATCTAGATCAATATTTGCTCTAGCTACATACGCTCTGTTGCTTACACCTAGTAAACTGTACGCCGCTTGCAAACCATATTCATTTAGCTCGCCGCCGTGTATTGGATTATTGTTTGTGTCTGTTTTGAAACTCGGTTCGCCGAAAGTTTCAACCAAGTCACGCTGTGATGTGATTAAGTAAGGTTTGCCTGCGTTAGCAAGCGTTGTACCTAGTGCAGTACCTGTTCCTGCGCCATTCGTTTTATCTTGGCCGGAAGCTACAAAAATCATTGGTACAGTACCGGGCTCTGCAGGTGTATAGAACGATTCGTCTATTACCTTTACCTCAATACCTGGGGATGATAACGCCATTTTCTTTTTCTCCTAATAAGTCTTAAAAGTGTTCATTACTATTATTTATATGAAATTAAGAATAACACCACGAGATAGCCACATAAAAAGGGGATTAAAAGGTGAGGTAAATACAATATGAGACCTTTATGTATATGTAAACAAAGACCGGCAGCTATAAACTATAAAAAGAATGGTAAAACATATTATCGCACTAAGTGCGAGGTATGCTTACGTGGCGGAGTTCATCACGGAACTCCTAAATGGAAACAAGCAGGATATGTTAAAAAGAACACTTGTGAAAAATGTAGATACACTAGCAAACACATTGAGCAGTTTAATGTATTTCATATAGACGGAGATTTAAACAACTCGTCGCATTTGAATTTAAAAACTGTATGTGCTAACTGTCAACGTATTATTCAGAAGACTGGTGAGAAATGGAAGCAAGGTGACTTGCTACCAGATTTTTAAGATAATCCATAGTGCTGTTGTTTTCTATAACAGCACTATGATTAATACTGCACCATTTATATTCTGACTGATGCACATCTTGCGGCTCAACTCCAATGTCTTCGTACATGCGTAACCATACAGGATCGTCGCCACGTCGAACTCTCCAGACACTTCCGCCCAAGGCATTTATCATAATACCTTCATTAGGAAATCTTACATCTGGTATAACATAGTTTTGTGTAGGATTCTTTAAAATTTCTCGCTTAGCCATGCTTACCCATATGCCGTCAAAGAATCCTTTACGCATACAGTCAGTGCCATATTCTTGCAGTACTAGCCTTGGAGTAATAAATCGGCCGGTTTCAGCAGACCAAAACTCGTCTTTTTTCTCTCGCCAATTTCTGCTTTCGTCAGTTATACCTTCGAGTAAATCTCGGTCCCAATCAAACATATCTGCAACTGCATCTTTAAGTTTGTCAGCAAACGACAACTTTTTAAATCCGTAATTGTCAACTAATATATCGCCAACAGTACCTTTACCGCCACCGATTAACCCACACACTCCAATAATCATATTTCTTCCTATAAAGTTATTTGTTCTGATCCATATCCAATATTACCTTTAGCAAAACAGTTAAATGCAATGCCATATCTATCTTTTTTACTATCTAAGCGATCTACTTTATGCTGTAAGTGTGACGGAAATAATAATATGTCTCCTGTTACAGGATTTGTTGTAAATTGTTGTATATTGTACTGGTTGTAGTTTTTCTTTTTATATGTTAATGGTACACTATTATGAAACAAATTAGGATACATATATGCTTTTTCAAAAGTTATTGGAGCAGTTGTAGAATCTGCATCAATATAATATACTCCGCTAATCATTGATCCTGCATGTCCGTGACTTACAATATCTGCGCCGCCTACTCCTGCATCAATTTTATTAATCCAACTTGCTTGTATTTCAAAATTAATATGATCTTCAATGTCTAGTACTTCGTGAGCAAAATAATCAATAGATTGTTGTATTAATGTTTTAAGTTTTTTAAGTTTTTTATTGTGTAATATATGCATGCCTTGTTTATGTTGAGGCAAATGATCGTCTGTACCGTCGTGGCCTACTGCTTGTAAAGGATATTGTAAGTTTTTAACCCAGGCCATAGTAATAACATCAAGAGGGCCAATATTACTTTTAAATAACGGCACAGAAAATAAAGGTATTACTTGATGATTCATAGTTTAATTACCGATGTGCCTTCACCTATTTCACCTCTAGCAAATAAGTTAAATGCCAAGCTGTATCGTTCCGAAGTAGTTTCGTTCTGTGTTACCATATGTTCACAATGTGACGGAAATATAAGTAAGTCTCCGGATACTGGTTTGTGTGCAATAGTGTCCATGTTATATTGATTCATGGAATCTTCTTGAAATGGTACACGCACAGTATCGTGGAATAAGTTATAGTACAAATGCGATCTTCTAAATAATATATCGCCTGCATTTGGTTCATTTTGTATATAGTATACTGCACTTAACATTGCATTTGAATGCCAATGTAATGTATTATTTTCGCCCTTTTGATGTCGATTAATCCAGCTGTTTTGTATTTCAAAATTAATATCTTCGTGTACCCCCATTTCATTATGTACAAAAAAGTCACACGTTTCTTTAAGTTGCTGTTTTAATTTTTTAAGTTTAGGACGTTCTAATATGTACTTATCTGCAGTATGATCATGTCCAGATGCTTCGTGCGGATATTCTAAGTTTCTAATCCATGCCATAGTAATTGGATCAGGCTTACCTATGTTTGTTTTAAAAAGTGGTACCGACCACATCGGTGTTGTTATATATTGCATTGTTACAGTATATAACTTTTCTGCGGTAATGTCAAGTGGTTTTTTGGATTAATTTATCCTATAGTAAATCCGTAGCCAGTGCCGCCTGCAACAGCCATTGAAACTTCGTTTTCAAGTTTTTCCATTTCGGCTTGTGCTTCAGCTTTTAGTGTGTCACCGTTTAGCTGTGAACCGCCTTGTGGGCCTGCAATAGTAGCAAATTTGCTTCTTGCTTCGCCTAACATAAATTTACAAGTAGCAAGGGTATAACTTTTAATCCAATCAATTGCTAGATAATCAGCAAACAACGATTCGTCTGGACGATAGTTATAACAATATAACATTAATGTTTGTTCAGCCCGTGGGCGCTGTAATATTGTTAATTGCTTACTAACATTGTTCCAATTAAACTCGATAAAGCTACCAAACATTCTTCCTACTAATTCTTGGTATTGGCTAAACATGTCATACGTTGCAAGTCCGCCCATGTTTGAGCCTGACAACAAGTAAGTGTTAGTGTACGCTAAATTAAATGGTTCAAAAATACTGCCGCCGTCTCCGCCGCCAGATCTTGACCCTACACTTCGTTTGAATATAGTTCTAACTTCCATTACTTCCTGTGGCAATGTATATGTATTTTGATCTATAATAGTTGGCAAAAACAAGTACGACTCTTCTGCTGAATGGTCGCTTCTCTGACGATATCTAGTAAGTGCCTTTTGTAATGCCGTTTCGTAATGGATAGGATCTAATTCAACGTCTATCATTCCGCCACCTAGCATAGCATATACGTAGTCAAAAATTTCTTGTTTTTTAGTTGTTGTGTTTGCCATTTAAGTATCTCCAATAGTATTTATCGTTACGATCATTTAACGATAAATATGTGTATGCCAAGAATAAGTTTATATAGACCAGAAAAGGGCAAGGATTACACGTTTTTAGATAAGCAGATCCTTGAGATGTTTACAGTCGGAGGAACTGATGTGTTCATTCACAAGTACCTTGGTCCTGCAAACACAGACACAGTTGATGCAACTGCTGACCAACCTAATTATACAGGAGGTGTTGCAACAACTAACATACAGGACATGCTGTTTCTAGAAAACAGAGATCGAAAGTATGACACGTCTATTTACGAAATGCGTGGAATTTATAGTGTACAAGACATAGATTTTGATTTATCACAGTTTGGGTTATTTTTGCAAAATGATACACTAATGATGACTGTGCATATTAATAGTAGTGTAAAAACTATTGGGCGAAAACTTATGTCAGGCGATGTAGTTGAATTACCTCATCTTAAAGATGAATATGCCCTTGATGATGCAACTGTAGCACTAAAAAGATTTTATGTTATTGAAGATGTTAACAGAGCTGCCGAAGGATTTAGTCCTACTTGGTATCCGCATCTATATAGACTTAAACTAAAACAAATAGTAGACAGTCAAGAATTTAAAGAAATTTTAGATCAGCCAGCAGAAGAAGGTTCTGATACAACACTACGGGATTTATTATCAACTTACGAAACAGAAATGCAAATTAATAATGCAGTAGTTGCACAAGCCGAATCAGATGCCGCTAAGAGTGGGTTTGATATTAGTCATTATTATACATTAGCTACTAATGCTGACGGTACAGTTGCATTACAAACTGCTGACGAAACAGATTTAGATGCAAGTAGTATTAGCATCGGTGCAGATGAAATTGCTGACAGGCCGTCTAGAGATGGATATCAGGGATATTTATTAGGTACAGGCGAATCACCTAACGGTGCCGCATTTGGACAAGGGTTAAGTTTTCCACCATCGAGAGAAGACGGCGACTATTTTTTAAGGACTGACATGATGCCAAAGCGTTTATTTAAGTATGACGGAACACGTTGGCTTAAAGTACAAGACGATGTGCGTGTTACACTATCTAATACAAATACACGCAACACACAAAAAGGTACGTTTGTTAACAATACCGCTACAAGTCAAATTGGCGGGGAAACTGTAACAGAGCGTCAAGGCTTATCAAAAGCACTTAGACCAAAGGCGGATAACTAATGTCTCAACACTTTTATGACGGCCAAGTAAGACGATATATTACCCAGATGGTAAGAATGATGAGTAATTTTTCTTATAAAGATGGCAATGGCACAGAAGTAGTTGTGCCTGTATTATATGGTGACTTGACTAGACAAGTAGCAAGTATTATTAAAGGTAATTCTGAAAATAAAATACCAAGTGCTCCGAGAATGGCTGTATATATTACAGCATTAGCAATTGACAGAGACCGTACTAGTGATGCAAGTTATGTAAGTAAAGTTAATGTTAGAGAAAAAGCATACGACGAAACTGGTAACGAGTATTTAAATTACGAAGGAAAGAATTATACAGTTGAACGATTAATGCCAACACCATATACACTTACAGTTAATGTGGATATTTGGACAACAAATACTGATCAAAAGTTACAATTACTTGAACAAATTTTAATGTTGTTTAATCCTAGTTTAGAAATACAAACAACAGATAATTATATCGACTGGACTAGCTTAACTACTGTTACACTTGACAATGTAAACTTTAGTTCTAGAGGTATTCCTGTAGGCATTGACGATCAGATTGACGTTGCTACACTAACATTTACTTCACCGATATATATTAGTCCTCCAGTTAAAGTTAAGCGCCTTGGTGTAATTACAAATATTATTACTAGTATATTTGACGAATCACAAGGCACTGTAGAATTAGGATTATCTGCTCCTATTATTAATGCATTTGATGATGCAAGTGTGCCCGGTGCTGTTGATAAAAACGGTAGTAGGATTGCAGAAACTACAAACACTAAAATTGCAGTTACTACTAATTACCAAGGGTATGACGCATATGTAGATGGCACAGTTGTTAAACTATTAGACAAAGGTATAATTGGACAAACTAGCTGGCGGAATGTATTAGACTCGCATCCAGGACAATACCAAGATGGTATTAGTAGAATATATCTTAACAAACTTGACACTGATACATCCATTACAGGAACTTTTGCATTAAATCCATTAGATGAAACTCAAATTGTTGTTGATTGGGATACTGATACATTCCCAGCAAATACAGTAATAACTAGTGCTGACAGGGCTTCAGGTTCGTTAACATCTATTGATTATATTATTGATCCTACTAAGACGTTCCCTGCTAGTAAACAACAAGGTACTAGAGTGCTACTCCTTGGAGCAATAGGCGATGCATCTAATACAGATGGTGCTGATGCTTGGAAAAACTATGATAATACCGATTTAGTTGCTAGTGAAAACGATATTATCGAATGGAGCGGAACTTCTTGGAGTGTAATATGGGATGCCTCTGCAACTGTTAATAAAACTACAATAACATATACTACTAACTTGAACACAGGTGTGCAATACCGATGGAACGGTGAAGACTGGCTTCTAAGTGTCGAGGGACAGTATCCACAAGGTACTTGGAGAGTTGCACTAAACGGATAACTATTTTTATGAAAGAAATAGTCTGTAGCGGTGCATTATTCTATAGTTTAAAAACAAAAAGATTTCTCTTTTTGCATCGGTCTAATGGTAAGCATAATAATTTATGGGGATTAGTCGGCGGCACTAACGAGGGTGCTGAAACACCTTGGGAAGGCTTACAACGAGAAATCTCTGAAGAAATAGGTACGCTGCCACCTATTACTAAAACAATGCCTCTCGAAACATTTGTATCCACCGACAGTAAATTTTCCTTTCATACATATCTATGTGTAATTGAGGAGGAGTTTATACCTGATCTTAATACAGAACACGACGGCTATGCTTGGGTAAGTTTTAGTAAGTGGCCAAAACCATTGCACCACGGATTGCGCAACACCCTTCAAAGTAAAATTAGTTTAAACAAGCTAGAAACTGTATTTAAAGTTATTGATTTACTTGACAAATCTTAACTAATCAAGTATAATAACACTATGAAAGTATTAGTTCTCGGCGATGTAATAATCGACAAATATATTTACGGCACTTCAGAACGTTTAAGTCCTGAGGCTCCTGTTCCTGTGGTTAAATATCAACGCGAAGTTGAAACACTAGGTGGTGCCGGGCTTGTACATAAAAATTTGCTTAGTTTAGGGGTTGATTCTACACTATTTGAAACTGAACAACTTAGCAGTATTAAAACTAGAGTAATTTGTGACGGACATTACGTCACACGTATTGACGATGATAAACATGCAGACAGTACATCAGTATTAGAAACTATAGAATTACATGACTTTTCAGAATATGAGTATGTAATACTAAGTGATTATAATAAAGGTGTGTTAGACGAGTCACTTGAAATTATCGAACACATTAACAAATTTAATTGTAAAATAATTGTAGATCCTAAAGAACATGCAAATCAGTATAAAGACGCATGGTTAATAAAACCTAACAACAGCGAATTTACTAAGTTTGGATTTAATGATTGGCAAGGTAATATTATTACAACCAATGCAGGCGGCAATGTAACTGCTACAATAGATAATACAGAATACAATATTCCAGTTGAGGCTGTAGAAGTAAGTGATGTCACCGGTGCAGGAGATTGTTTCCTAGCCGCATTTGTGTATGGCCTAACAAAGCAATACACCTACAAGCATTGTTTAGAACTTGCTATCAAAGGATCTAGAGAAGCAGTTAAGCATGTAGGCACATACACACTTACAGTAACCGATATCGAAGATACTATTGTGTTTACTAATGGTGTATTTGATATATTACATATCGGACACTTAAAGCTTCTTAGCCATGCCAAAACACTAGGTAATCGCTTAGTAGTGGGCATTAATAGCGATTCCAGTGTTAAGCGATTAAAAGGTGATTTAAGACCCATTAACGGACAAGACACCCGCAAGGAAAGCCTGTTAATGCTTGGTTTTGTAGACGAGGTAATAGTGTTTGACGAAGACACTCCGTTAGAAACAATCACCAAATTAGAGCCATATATTATAGTTAAAGGCGGTGACTATATTCCGTCTACTGTTGTAGGAAACGAACTAGCCAAAGTGGTTATATTTCCTACAATCGAAGGTCACAGTACTACACAAATAATAGAAGCAAGTAAATGAAAATTATAGATAACGCATTAAACAAAGAACAATTTAACGAACTTACAAACGTCATGTTAGGTCCGCAATTTCCGTGGCATTATACTGATGCAGTTGTTGCTGAAAAAGCATTTGATACAGAAAAATATCAAATCCAATTTGTACATCAATTACACGAAAACATGGGGCCAACTACAGATATGGATACGTTTAATCTTATGTGGAGGTTCTTTGAACTACTCCAGCCTTTACAGTTAATTAGAATAAAAGCAAACTTGCTACCAGTTGCTGATAAGATAATAGAACACGGATATCACGTAGATACTATTGTGCCTGGTGCACTAACTGCTATATTTTATTTAAATAGTAATAACGGTGAAACTAGATTTGAAGGTCACCGTGACGTAGTAGAAAGTAAAGCAAACAGACTTGTAATCTTTCCCGCTACTTGGAAACATACTGGTACAACATGCACTGATTCGAAAACACGGTGTGTGATTAACTTTAACTATATTCCGTATCCAGGAAAAGACTTTAAGCTATTAGAATTAGAGGAGAAATTATGAGATTTATAGCGGCAATGGACCACAGTGGTGGATCAACAGGCGGCGTGTTAGAGCGTTACGAGCAAGCCTACACTGAAGAAAATAAAATGGATTTAGTTCATCAAATGCGATTGCGAATGATAAATTCTCCATTATTTAACGGTGATAATATTTGGGCGGCAATACTTTATACAGATTCAATTAACCGTGGAATTGTGGAAATACTTAGAGATAAAGGTATCGAAAGTTATGTTAAAATTGATAATGGATGTGAAGAAGATGGCACACTAAAACCATTTGGTGTAGAAGCTATGATCGAGTTTGCACACGAGAACGATTGCACCGGTACTAAGATGCGTAGTATTGTTACAAGTAGTGCGATGGTTAATCCTATATTAAAACAACAATTTGAAATGGCGCAAATGATTGCGCAAAATGGATTAACTCCTATTGTAGAGCCAGAGGTTCCGATAGATCATCCCGACAAGCGAGATATTGAAATATTACTACGTCATTCTATAGAACCTTACCTAGATGAGTTTACCGGACAAGTTATTTTAAAACTTACTATACCCGATGAACAAAATTTATACCAAGAATTGTCACAACACGCAAACGTAAAGAAAGTAGTTGGACTTAGTGGCGGATATACAACAACCCAAGCAGTAAGCAAACTTAGTCAACAATTAGACATGAGTGCAAGTTTTAGTCGTGCATTAAGTGAAGGCTTATATGCATCACAATCTGATTCAGAATTTAATAAACGTATTAGTACCAATATTAAACGAATCGAAGGCGCTAGTTCATGAAAATACTAATTACAGGAAGTGACGGGTTTATTGGGCAAAATCTTGTAACACATCTTATGAAGGAAGGTCACGGTGTTGCCAAATATGAGTATATTGAAAATGTAGTACCTGACTGTAGTCAATTTGATAAAGTTATACACATGGGTGCAATTAGTAGTACAACTGAAACTGATGTTGAAAAAGTAATGACACAGAATTTAGACTTTAGTACTAGGTTATTACAAGTATGTGACATGCAAGGTGTAGATTTAATTTACGCATCAAGTGCAAGTGTGTATGGGCCTACAGACCATTTTACCGAAGACGGAATACTATTACCACAAAGTCCATATGCTTGGAGCAAATACTTGTTTGACCGTGATGTACAAAAACTAGGATGGGGCGAGTATCAGTGTCGTGTTCAAGGATTACGATTCTTCAACGTGTATGGCGAACACGAAGATCATAAAGGCTTTCAAATGAGTGTGTTCCATAAGTTTAAAGAACAAGCTATTGCAAATGGAAAAATACATCCATTTGCAGGTAGTGATGAAATATGCAGAGACTTTGTATACGTAGGTGACATCTGTAAAATTATTTCTAAGATGTTAGATATTGACTCTAGTGGTATATGGAATGTAGGCACAGGAGAAGCAACTAGCTTCGGAAGTGTTGCTAAAAGTGTTGCTAAAAAGTACAATGCTACTATAGAAGAAATACCAATTCCTGATAGTGTTAAGAATCAGTATCAAAGTTTTACACAAAGTAATAATGATAAATTATTAAACACAATAGGTGAATTTAAATTCACTACACCCTTTGAATGGATTGAGGAGAAACTATAATGACAGAACACCCTACAAGGCTTGAGGGCAAAGTAGACAAAGGCTGGGGATACGAAATCATCTGGGCAACCAATGACAAGTATTGCGGTAAAATTATGGTCTTTGAAAAGAAAGGCAACAAATTTAGTATGCACTTCCACAAAGACAAAGACGAAACATGGTTTGTAAATACAGGAAGTTTTATTGTTAGGTGGTTAGACACTAAAACTGCTACATTGTTTACACATACATTGACTGAGGGAATGACTTGGCACAATCCGCCATTGCGTCCGCATCAGCTAGAGGCACTAGAAGACGACAGTAGTATAACTGAGGTTAGTACGCCCGACAGTGTTGAAGATAATTATAGAATTATTCCAGGCGACAGTCAAGCCGGTATGCATGAAGAAATAACAGGAAAGGTTATTACAGATGAGTAATCCGTCAATAGTTTGGAGCAATGATGTAGACATCGAAGCGTTAAAAGAATTTTACAAACCTGATTATATTGCACCAAAGTGCGTAATTGGACTAGACCGAGACGGCGTTATTAATGTAGACATTGGTGATTACGTTTATAAAGTTGAAGATTGGGAGTTTGAAGAAGGTAGCTTAGATGCTATTGTTAAGATTCGCAAACTCGGACATAAAATTGTTATTATTACAAATCAAGGCGGTATTGCAAAAGGTTTATATACTGAGCAAGACGTTGATAAAGTTCATGAACATATGTTTCAAAAACTCGGCGAAGCAGGTTGTCCTAGTATCGACGGATTATACTATAGTGCATGTAGTCATAAGTCAGATATGTATGCAAAGCCAAATGCAGGAATGTTTAAACGTGCTGAGAAAGAAATTCCGCATGTAAAATTTAAGCATGGGTATTATGCAGGCGACAGACTTAGAGATTTAAAAGCCGCTATGAAAGTAGGTGCAAGACCTGTGTTAATACGCACTGGTCATGGCATTGAAACTGAAGAATTAATCAACAGTCGTTTTTCATATAAAAAAATTGCAAAAGCAATGTTAGCATTTGATAATTTGGCAGCATTTGCTGATTATCTAGAAACTGCACACTAATGATTATAGTACGTGATGATCTAATCCCAGCTGAAATACAAGATTATCTACATATGCAAGTTTTTGGAAGTACAGATATTAATGCTATGCTTCCTTTAACTTGCAAAGTAGAACCTACGGCGTTTGATGGCGAAAATGAACTACCTGTTAGTTTCCAACATGTATTTAAAAGTAGTACTACTAACACTGACCATTTTGGTAATTTTAGTAAAGTTCCTCAAATTGTATTTGAAAAATTAGAAATGAATCTAATTGATATAATACAAGCACGACTGTTTATTACAGTGCCGCATAAGACTAAACTTCCTCACTACAAACCACATACAGATTTACCCTTACCTCATTTAGCACTAATATATTATGTAAATGACTCAGACGGAGATACTGTATTCTTTGAAGATAAGACAATAGAAAATAACTTTAAACTAGTAGAGAGACAACGGGTATCTCCTAAAAAAGGCCGAGTTGTATTGTTTGACGGGAGTCATTTACACGCTGGCGGATACCCAACTGATGTGCCTAGGTGTATTGTAAATTACAACATACACGCTTAGGCCTGCGCTTCGCCCCATCTAAGAATAATATTTCCAACTACATCACTACCTGTAGTTTTGTAAATATTAATAGCAAGTACGTCTGGTCCATTTGGGAATGTACCTCTGCCACCTAACGTAGTATTTGTAAGTTCTTTTAGACTTGTAAGATCTAATGAAGCTCTTTCATTAGGCGTTGAAATAAATGATAGTACAGTTTCGCCTGGTTGGGCAAACGGTGGTTGCACAAACTGTAATATAATAGTGCCAGAGGATGCAGGAAACGAGCCAATCATTGCATTGTTAAACGTTAATTCATAAAAGCTAGTTCCAGCAAAGTTTTGTATTGCAATGTTGTTAACCAATGTACCTGAGGGGAACTCTGGACTAGTTGTATTGCCAGATATAGCAGTACCGTTGGCGCCGCCTGATGCTTCCCAACTTGCTGCCGATACAAACACACTGTTAGTATTTGAAACTGTCCCGCCCTTTGTTAATGTCATGTGATTAGATGTGTTAGCACTTACAGAACCTGATAGCCTTCTACTTAATCTAAAGTATCCGTAATTACCAGTCTGGTTCATATATGCATCCGAAACTGTTGTGTTAGATCGAATGTTAGATCCAGTTATTGGCACACCAATAACTGATTCAGTTTCATATGTTCCAAATGTAGCTCTAAAGTCAACAGCACTTACATACAAGTATTGACTATTGTTACCTGAATTATACTGTCCACTATCTAATACTGCATTGATTGGATTAAGAGCAGTAATTGTAGTTTCTGTCGCAGCCGCACCAGTTGACCACGTAATACCAGCACCTGACGCAATCTGCGCAAAGCTAGGTTGTCCACCTTGCGCAAGTCCAGACAATCCTGTCCAGTTAACTAGTGACGGGTTAGTTGGATAGTTTTGTGGATTAAGCACCCCTTCAACAACAATACCTCCTGTGCTAGTTTCTGATGTAATTTCTAATCCTGTTAATAGCAACTGTGCTCTATTAAGTAATTCTCTATCACCTAAATCGCCTACAATAGCGTTACTAACACTAGGTGCAAGTCTAATCATAAATGCTGTTTGTTTTGTTGTACTAACTGTAATGCCTTGTTCAGCGTATGAGAAAATATAACCACGATCTTCATCAAAGCCGCCGTCTGTAATAAACGCACTACCCCAGTGACTAATCAAAGGAGTTGTTGTATTACTAACTAACACAACTCCAACTTTTGCATTATGCCCATCTGCAACACCGGCAGTATATGTTCTTGATGCACCAGCTTGAAAGTTTGTTAATGAAGCTCCTCTAGAACACCCAGTTAATGTATTAGCAGTTTCATCTCTGCCGGTATATGTTATAAGTTCATTGTCAATGTATAATGTACCCGCATCAGGAAAGAAGTCTACATCGTCAAGTGTTAATGTAGTATCACTTGATAATACTGCATTTTGCAAACGTCCCATTGCTCCTTCATTAGTAATTTCATAACGTACTGGCAAGTTACCTGAACGCATAAACGCTTCTGTATTGATGTTTGAGTTACGCATTCTGTGTGCATATACAAAGTTACCATCTGCGCCACGTACCATAAAGTCAATAAAACCAGCACCATACCAAGAATATTCAATTCCAATCATTTGCATTTTTGAAGTATCAATTTCATATCCACTTGGTCCAGTACCGTCCATTCTATCTAAGTTAAAGTCCGATTGTCTAACTTTCTTATCACTTACTAAACATACCTTTGCACCTTGTGCAGTATTAACTCCGCGGTAATCTGGTGTAACATTAACCTCTGTTTGGCTATTAACATGCGCAACAACGTGTGTCATTCCTCTAATAACAATTCTATCGCCTGTTTTTAATTGGTCTTGGAATCGTGTATTTGTTCCAGTTAATACGTTTGTATCTGGAGCAATCGTTGCAGTGCCTGCAACTTGTTTTGTTGATGTTCTCTGATTTACTAATAAATTTGTGCCGTCATATTCCCAATAAATTCCGTTTTGGTCGTCAAACACCCCTGATCGAACTGTTGCACCATGCCACGTATCTGTTGATACTTGGCAATTGAAACTTAATGATCCTGTAGTATTCCCTAATCTTAAATTAGCAGTTATTTCAAAAGTACGTTCGTCAATGATGTCATTTACAATGTATGTACTATTATAACCAGCAGTGTCAACACCGACAATTTTGATGCCTGCGCCAATCTGCAATCCGTGATCGTTATCGTCACATGTTACAGTAATAGTCGATCCTGTTTCTAATCCAGATGATGTTATGCTACGTAAATCGTAACTTGGGGCAAATAACGCACCAGTTGTATACATAATGCCCTTACCTGATTGGTAACGAATATACTTTTTACTTTGACGTATTGCCTGCGCCCCGTGTTGTGGACCACCTGTGCCTAATTGCACACCACCGTCATATGGTCTGTGTATAAAGAAGCTGTCTGGTCTAGGATACACAGTAGCGTTAACAATATTAGTAGCATCTGTAACAATTGCACCAACTGCACGAGCTGTGTAGTCTAGTGTTGTTTTAGTAGGTATTGCAACTGCTAAGAATGATCCAGCCGCTAAGTTGTGATTATTTGAGTTATCATCACTGGATACTGTTGTAATAAATGTATCGCCAGGTACTAATCCATGCGGACTACTAAATGTGATTCTCATAGTAGCTAGTGCTTCAAACGTAATATTTGCAAGTAAAGCTAATTCTGCGGTTACTGCCGCATCAATAGTAACGGTTGAATACAGTGCCAAATCGTCGCCGGCATATGCATCGCCAATGGCAGTATATGTTACAATTGCGCCAGCACTATCAATCGATGCAACTTGAATTTCGACATCGTGGGTACTAGGTGATCCTCCTAAACTGCCGCCACCTATAAGCAATCGGTTGCCTACAGCATAGCCAGATCCCGGGTTACTACCTGTTATTGTATATGTTCCTACACTACTGTCAGCAAGGGTTCCGTCTCTTAAAATATTAAATGTAGCACCATTACCTGCAAGCGAAGCATTTTGTATTACAATGTTTGTGAATGACGCTGTACCGGACGTACCAGTACCAGAAGCTGATACTGCTGTAATGGCACCAGTGCCGTCAACATTTGTAATAGCTATAGTAATGTCATTTGCAGGAGTTACACCTGATACATCAGTACCAAGTATCGTAAATGTTTGGTTTTGCACATAGTTTGAGCCTGCGCCGGCAATTGTTACAGTGTATGTTTCGCTTGCTAATGCAACGTTAAACGTAGCACCCGAGCCATTAAACACTTCGCTAGTAGTACCTGTCTGGGCGCCTGCATTGTTTGCTGAGCCCGAAACAGTGGCACTAGTAATTGATCCGGAACCGTCAACTCCCGTAATAGTTATAGTAGCATTGTTTGCAGGGGATGCACCACCTACTAGTGTTCCTGCAATTGTTAATGTTTCTGCATCTATATAACCTGTACCTACGTTGTTTAGTATAACAGAATATACTGCACCAGTACGTGTTACATCAAATGTTGCGTCGGTGCCAGTGCCGCCTGTAGTTGCTACGTCAGTATAACTAGCAGTTGCATCCGGTGCTGTACCTGTTATTGATGTGCCTGTTATAAATCCGCCAGTGCCAATTGCAGAAACTAATATAATCATATCATTGGTGCCATTACTACCGTTTGTAAACTGGCTACCTGGTACTTTTAATCTGTCATTTACAACGTATCCACTTGTCCCTCTAAGGGCTGTACCGACTGCACTAAAAGTTAACAGTGGGCCTGCAGTTAGTGTTGAGTCATTATCAACATCTGTAATAGTTAGTACTAAATCATTAGTTGGAGATGTTCCGCCTAATGTAGTACCCTGTATTGTTATTGTTTGGTTAGGAGCATAATCGTCGCCTGCGGCATCTAGTGTAACAGTATATGCGGCACCGTTAACAGCAATGTCAAATGTTGCGCCTGTGCCTACTAATGTTTGTGCAGTACCGATGTTATTATATGTTGCCGAGTTAACTGCTGTACCAGCAGTTGAAAGTGTAAGTATTTCGCCGCCAGTGTCAACAGTGTTGACAGTTATTGTTAGATCGTTAGCTGGAGATGTTCCGCCTAGTACTGCACCCGAAACTGTAATTGTCTCGTTTTCCGCATATCCCGAACCTATTTGACTTATTGTTGCACTGTATGTTGATCCGTTAATTTGTATGTTAAATGCCGCTCCGACACCAGAACTACCAGTTGTAAACGCTGGTTGGATTACGGTTGACGTTGAGTTCGCACCAGAACCAGTAACACTAAATCCTGTTGGAAATCCTACTGAACTAACAGTTGTAATTGTTATTTGTGCATCATTGGCAGGTGATGTACCGTTAAGACTAGTGCCAGGAATTTTTATTATATCGTAAGGAGCATATCCTGTTACACCTGATTCATTATCGTCGATAGCAACGCTATACGAATTGTTCAACATTGAAATATTCCAAAGTGCTCCAACGCCGGCGCCGCCGCTTGTAGTTCCGCTTTGGTCTAAATATTCAGGCTCTACTAATGTTGCACTATATGCATTGCCGGCATAAGTCACGTCCCAAATACCGCCTACACCGTTACCATGATTTAATGTAGCATTAGGCGCACTAAACGATCCAGTACCATTAAATGCGATACCCGAAGGAGTAATTGCTAATACTTCTCCACTTGTATCAATATTGTCAACAGTAAAGGATGCATCGTTTGTTGGACTTTGTCCACCTAATACATCGCCAGCTACAAATAATTGGTCGCCTACTGAATAATCGTTACCTGATAGAACAATATTGTCTACTGTATAAACGCCGCTTGCTCTACTAATATTTAATATTAATCCATTACCTAAAGACACAATATTAGTAACAGTAACATCTGTATAGTTTACTAAGTTACCTTTAATTTCTGCTGTGGTTTGATCGTTAAATGTAATAGTATTACCTAAAACACTATTAACAATCATTCCTTGGCCGTCACCTCTATCTGCGGCTTGTCCTGCAAGAACCCCAGTTGGTGATTGTACTACAATTTGAGTTGAACCAATTGTAGTATCAGCTGTCATTACCGGTGTTACTATAACACCACCGGCTCCAACTTTACCAGTTACCTGTGCGCCGGTTGTAATTCCTGTACCTGACATAGGAGAACCAATTTCTGGTGCCGCCCCTACAGTTACAATAAACGGAATTACATCTTCGCCTACTGGTACAGTAAGTGCTGGTTGAATAGTACCACTACTACCGTTACTTTGCACAACCACACTAGGTGATTCACCAATTGACGATCCTGTATAAAATCCTGCTTGTCTTAATTGTGTTGATTCGACTTGGATATCAATTGTTCCGCCATCGCCAACTTTTGCCTTAGCATAATATGTAAACGTAGTTTGTGAAGGAACTTCTGTAATAATAAATGCACCCTCAGCTCTTGCAACACCAACAATACCTTGATTCAATCCCTTAACAGTTACCGCATCACCGTCTACTAATCCGTGTGCACCAACTGTAGTAATAGTAATAAGTGAAGCACCAACTCCGCCAGTTCCTGCTGAACTATCTGTTCTTACTAAAGATACATCAGTTTCTGTTCCTGGAATTTCGTATACTGATGGATACCCGCGCATTGTAGCAATAGCACTCCATTTAGTAGGTTGTAATCCGTACTCAAAGTCAGCATCTAACATACTAACCGGAGGAGCAATACGCATACGTTCAATAGCGTCTGTGCCAAATTCATATGGCCTTACTATAAGTTCGTCTGTGTCAACAAATATTTGTAATTCATCTGTACTTAATGATGTTGCAGTAGTATAATTTAATTTAACTGTAGTAACTGCGTCAGTTACTTGTAGGTATTTTCTAAAGTCTTCGTCTGCATAAAACTGTTCGCCGGAAGTTCCTACATAACCTCTATCCTGTGTAGTAACACCGCCTTTAAGTACTTCATTGAATGTGTATATTACTTCATTGTCAGTTGTGTTAGTAATTAATAATATGTCTGCACTATCATAGTTTCCAATAAATTTAACATATCCTGCGCCAGTATCTTCAAACGTCGGTAATGCTGTTAATCCTGTTGTAATTACGTTAACAATAACAGAAACTAATGTGTCAATCCTAGCAGTCGCAGTTACACCTTCGTATACTATTGTAGTATCTGTAACTTGATCAACAAGTCCTAATTTAGGCCAAATAACTTCTGGCATAATATAATCAGTAATTAAATCACCGATGTGTGCATGTGTATCAATTTCTGGTACTCTGTTACCGTCTACTTGAGCAGTTTCTCCGTCCCAGTACTTTTTAGCATACTTACTAGTTACACTGTTTCCGCCATATCTTAAATCATTTAAATATCCAGTTAAGATATAACCTAAATCTCTTTCACATTTAGCTTGGTTGTATGTGTATGTTAATGGCCAACAAACATCAAGCACAATTTGAGCCTTTGCTGTATCAATTGCTGCCTTGGCAGTTTGTATTGATGTAGACGCCCACGTAAGTCCTGGCACTGTTCTAGTTAATGCATCTAACGAACTAGTTCCACTTTCTACAACATCTGCCACAATATCAATTAATTCGGAACATAAAATTCCTGTAGCACTGTCTGCATTTGTTCCTGATGTTACTTGAACTTCTGTATTTCCAGAACTTACAGTAACCGTTTCACCTTTAACTACTTTATCAATAACTGTTTGTAAATGTCTATATGCCGCAACAGTTTGTGCTTGATGTTCAGCTGTAATACCTGTGTTGCCACTTGCCGCATAATTATTAAAGAATTTAGCACTATCATAGCTTGCACTATTTCCGCCATATAAGATATCGTACGTTGCGGCATATAATGCATATTTTGTATCTCTAGTACACTTAGCAATATCATGATTGTGTGCTGGATAAGTTACGTCAACCCATGCATTAACTTCGGCTGCCATAAAGTCTAAGTTTGCAAGTATTTTACTTTTAGCGGCAATGACATCAGCAGTAGCATCTGACGGATTTGTGTAAGTTGGTGCATTAGCATTAGCTCTTCCATTTTGTGCAATGTCGTCAACCTCAACAAAGAATGCATTTGATCTTGAAACAGCATCAGCATCGGCTACTACTTGAGTAAGTGCGGCAACTGCTAATTTAGCTCTAGCAATTGTTCTGTACACAGTTGGAGATAAATCTAAACTGTTAACTTCTGCAAGTCCTAAAAAGTATGCGTTATACGTTGACTCTAGTCCGACATCCCAAGCAACTCCGTCAATCATATATCCTATATCACGGTGACATTTTGTTGCATCTATAACTTCTTTATTAATATAAGCAATACTTTCTGCAAGTAAAAAAGCTCTATTTGCTTTAAGTAATGAGTATGCATTAGGGAAAAGGTTTTCCGCATATCCCATTCCAGGTTTAAATTTGTAATTATTAATTCTCTTCTTTGCCACGTTCTAAATTCCTAATGCAATTGCAAGTGCCGTTGCTGTTGAGTCTACGTACTTCTTATTACTTATGTCAGTTGAAGCAGTAGCATCCTTAGTCACGGTAGCCGCAGTAAATGCCGCTGTTGAAGGAGATGTTGCTCCTATCGTAGTTTTGTTAATAGTAGTATCTGTTACCGGAACAGTAGATCCTAATGTTGTAATAATGCCACTTTGGCTTCCTCCTACAACAATTTCAATTTTATTTCCTGCGTCTAAAACAATGTTTGTTCCAGCAGTAAATGATGCTACGCCTAATCCGTTTGCATTAATGCCAGTTGCAGTTAGTGTACCGCCTACAAACATATCTTTAGTAACACTTGCGCCGCCTGCAACTGTTAGCGCACCTTCGCCTATTTTAGTTGAATTAGCAGTTGATGTTACTGCTAATGTTAATAAGCCTGATGCTCCAGTAACTACTAAGTCGCTAAAACTACCTGTGCCTGTTACTATTGGATCAACTACTGTAATAGTGCCCTTTGGTGTACCGTCTGCATCACCATAATATAATGTTGCAGGTGCATCGGCAGCAACTGAAATAACAACTTTACCTGAAGTTTTACCTTGGGCCGCAAATCCTTGTGATATTATATTGTCTGTTGCAGTATGTGCTATACCTGTGTTGTAAAGTGTCGAACCGTCTGTATTAATTAAATTAAATGTAATAGTTGATAGTGCAAGTGTAAAAGAGTATGATGTGCCTCTAGTAAATTCTATAGACGGATTATTAGATGCAGGAACAGTAAAATCGTCACTTGCTAATCTAAAATTAGAACTTACTTCTGTTACAGAGTAATCACCTGCACTGCTAGAAGTGCTTCCGCCAACATACTGTAACGAAGTAACAACGACATTACCTGTTTCATCGACAGTAAATCCCGGACTCTTAAATCCATGATCTGATTCAAATTGACGGTATTCTATAGCCACTCGACACACTCCAATATAATGTATTTATCCACTTTTGTATTACGTATGGCTACGGAAATATGTTGCAGAAAAATATGCCTTTGCTCCTTTATCTGCAGGAGTTTTAGGGTTAAGAATTAGTTCAACGTAAGAATTTGTTACAGAAGCAGTAATTGTAACTAAGTCACGTGTTGTGCTTGCCCTTCCGTATACTACCACCGACGCACTATTTGGCGATGCTGTTAGTAATACCTTAATTACTTCTTTAATATCTTTACCTAGTTCAACGTTAAGTGTATATTCGGCAGAAGAAAAATCGCCCATGTGCCAACGATCGATTGCTAGATCTTGTTGAACGTTTTGCCACAATCCTTCATAAGAGAAGTGCGTACTACCTTTTAACAAGATAGTATTTCGCAGGCCTTTTTTTAGAAACTTAGTTAAATCCATTATAGTATCCTAATGTCTATAATGTATTTATCGACATTAAGTATTGACAACCGTTACAAGTTTTCCAAATTCAGGCAAATATAAATATTCGATTTCGCTTTGCTGTAGTGTCCAAATAGCATCTTCAAGTGTTTCAACTAAAGGTTCACCGCCTAAGTTAAAGCTAGTATTAAAGATAATTGGACATCCTGTCTTTTCTTTGAATGCTTTAATTAATGCGTAGTACAAAGGATTTTGTTCTTCAGTAACGGTTTGAATACGGCAAGTTCCGTCTACGTGAATAATACTTGGAATCTTTTCTGCAATACCAGGCTGGCAATTTACAGCATACATCATATGTGGACTATTTTCCATGCCGCGTAAATCAAACCATTCATGTACGTCTTCTTCTAAGATACTACCAGCAAATGGACGAAAGTATTCACGATGCTTAACTTCGTTAACAAAGTCTTTTCCATCTTCAAATGTAGGATCAAATAGTACACTTCTGTTGCCTAACGCACGTGGTCCGTTTTCACTCTTGCCTTGGAACAAGGTAACAATCTTTTTCTGTGTTAGTAATTCTACTATATCAGAGTCAGATGCATCAGTAATAGTAACACCGCTAACATTTGTTTTAGTAACAATGTCGTCTAGTGTATAATTATTGTCAGGTCCTAAGTATAATGACTGTGTTTGCTTAACTTTAGAATCTTCTTCTAACCCGTACCAAAACATCATTGCCGCACCCATTGCTGTGCCGGCATCATTTGATACTGGTTCAACATATATCTCAATTCCGTCGTCTTTAAGGGCGTCTAAATAATGATAGTTAGCAACACAGTTTAATCCGTAGCCACCACTAATAACTACTTTTTTCTTACCAGTTTCGTTTACAGCATGTCTTATTAGTTGAACAACTTGGTCTTGTGTTTCGATTTGACATGCATATGCCATATCCCGTCTGCTTTCTAAATGTGTTAAGTCTTCATCTTGTTTTTCCATTTGATTAACTTCATTTAAAAATTGGTAAATTCCACTATTTACTATAGCACCATTAGGATAATTAGGGACAATAACATTTCTGTTTGACAACGGGTAAATTGATTCACTATCAAACAATTTAGGGATTGCATCATTTGGTTTACCATATGGAAATAATCCCATAGTCTTGCCTGCTTCAATGCCGCTCCATCCACAGTATTGTGTTACTGCTTCGTACACTTTAACAATACCTGCTCTATCACTTACGATAGCAGTATGCGTTTGGCCGTTTTCACCAAACATATCTGATGGCATTGTTGTGCCTCCGCCTGGGATTGGTTCTCTAGTACCGTATACTTTAAACTTGGTACTAAAATCTGCAGGATAATCACAGTCAATAATACTCTCAACTTCCCAACTCATTATTTGTTCGTTGTTTATAGCTAATGGTATGAACGTACCTGCGCCATCAACAATTACACTTACTGCGCTATCAAATCCGCTTCTATAAAATGCACATGCACTATGGAGTTTGTGATGCATAAATGCTAAGTCAACAACTTGTGGATGATCATAAGATGTTGTGTTTGCTTTTTGATCAATTAGGCCTAATTTACGTGCTAAGCCGGTATACATATCATCGCCACTGTAATCAATTTTGCCGGCAGTTTCTTTTAACGGTTGTGTATGTGCAATTACAAGATAGTCAATTTTATCAGTATAATCTAAAATCTTAACCATACTTGCAAATGGCCCGCCGTCGTACTTTTGCCTAGACAGTCTTTCTTCTTCTACTGAAAATACAACTTCTCCATCTTTAAGTAAACATACTCCGGAGTTATGTCCTCTTGCAATTGCCGCAATCCAAATTGGTTTAGTGCTCATTTAAAATCCTCTGTATTTGTTACCTTGCCATTCAGGCAAGTCTTTATAAATTGTTTCACAAAACAAATTAAAGTCTTTGTGCGTATCTTTGTACATTGTGTTAACTTTATCTATCCATTTTTTTGATATTTTACTTAAATCCTGGCTATTATTAATCTTAGGTTTTACTTGGGTTAGTAAATATTCTGCATGTTGATCAATACTAGGATGCCTGTCAGTAATAGTCTTAAATTTATTATTAACTCCAAGAAACTTATAATGGGGAATACTACTATTCCACGCAGTAGTGCCAACTGGTTTAATCCAGTTATTATTAGAAATTAATTCTTTGTAGATTGATAAATTGGGCATGTCACTCCATATATTATCAGTACTGCCTACTTCGCCGTGCAAACTGTCTGGATAATCTGAATTCATTTTTTCAATTTCTCCCATACTAGTCATATACCAATTGCAATCTATACTTTTTAAAAGTCCTTGTGCTAATACAATATTGTTTAACATGTGCATAGTATAACTAGTTTCGTCCCAAAATGTCTTAATCCAGTTATCGTCATAAAGTTCGGCATTAATATAATTAAAAATACTTCCGCAAGTTTTCCAGCCAACGTTAGAACTAACGCCTCTGCGACGATCATCAGTTGTATGATAATCATTTCTTAAATGACTAGTCCATTGAATAATTACCGTATCATTTTTTGTAATATGTTCTCTAGCATGGAGTTCAACTAAGCGTTCGCATATTGCACGATTACCTAATCCTGGATATCCCCAGTTTTCATATACTTCAAACTCTGTGCCTAACATATCAGCCCAGGTAGGCCAAGCATAATTTGTAAAACTACAACCTAATACAAAGAGTCTTGACATTTAAGTATCTTTAGACTCTGTTACAACAGTTTCTTGAATAGCAACTGGTTCGGCATCACTGCTAGTATGTATTAGTGTACCATTAACAACACCGACTACATAATTAACAATTTTGTCATCCATTGCCATTAAACTTTCGTTTGAACGATTTGTTGATTCTTCTTGGGTGATACGAATTGGATCGTAAATTCTAGTAGTTTCACCCAAGTCTAATACGGTAAAGTTGTCTGCGTACGGATAGGAAACATTTACTGGAAATGTCGATCCGTGTACCGCAGTAGTTGTAGTACCTACACAGTATGCTAAATGTTGTCCAACACTATCGCAACCTAAAAAGTGATCAGCATATTTAATCATTGATGCCCATTGTCTTATATTCAATCCTTCAGGCATAGCTATTTCGTTTTTTAAACCTTCGCCTTTAAGATCAATTTTAAGTTCGCTCATCATAACAATAGCGTAATCTTTTTCTAGATCCTTTAGCATTAACTTTACATCTTTAAATTCAAAACTTCTAGCAGTATGATCAACTGGAGTGTCGTCGATAATCTCAATGCCGCGACCAAATGGTTGAATTACTAATAATTTTTCTTTTTTAAGTTTCTCTTTAACTTCATTGATTAGCCTGCGACCTACAAGTAATTCTTCTTTGCTAAGTTTCATTGTAGGTTTAGGTAATTCTCGCACACCTTGGTTATTTAACTCAATATCAAATGCTTGTGCTAGACTGCACTTTTGATTATAATATTCCCAAACTCTGTATGGTTCTGGATATACTACATCTCTACTTTTTAATACATCTTTAAATAAATTTTTGTGCCACGGGTCGTAAGCCCTTGCATCTAATGTCGGGTGGCCTTTGAACATATCAGTTCCGCCTTCGCACACAATTACAAAGTCAGTATCACCCGAATCTTGTTCGTATAATTCTAGTGCTGGGATGGAACACAGCATTCTGCCTGCGCCCCCGTTTAAAAAAAATGCTTTTGATCTAGTTGTCATGTTACCTCGTTATACTCCATAAAAAAAGACTGGGTCCAATAATATATATCAAGTATACACCATGAACCCAGTCTTTACTGGATTGAGATAATAGTTAACTTAGCCGTTAGCTTCTGGCAACTCGTAGTGCGGTAATGGTGCTTCAGGAAATGGTATTTTCCAATGATTAATACCTGCGTATCTCACGTCTGCTGCCACTTCTTTTAACCAAACTGATCTGCTTTTTAAGAGTGCTATATCACTAGCAGATAATCCTGCTATACAAGTTTCATCTGCTACTGCCAAGTCAAGAACTCTTGCTTGTTCAGTACAGCTATCAAGTACACTCTGACGTGAGTTTACGTGCTCTCTAAGAACCGGTCCAGCCCATGTATTAGTTTGTGAGTTATATGTTAAACTTTCAGACCAATGTAAGTGCGCTAACATACCTGTTGTGCCTTCGTACTGATGAGTCCAAGTCCACGTAGTACCGTTAGCACATGTAATTTCTTCTTCGTAATCTTCAACATCTGGATGCGTATATTCATGCGTAATGTATGCACATCTCATTGCCATTTCGGCACTTTCATGTGAATCGATTAAAAGATAATCATATATGTCATGTTCATAATACTGTGGATCAATTGATCGATCATCTAAACTGTCTGATCTTCCGCCTTCTCGAACTTGATCATCATCAAGGTCAATTTGACATAATACATATCTAGGTCCTGTGTACACACACTCAAATGTATCATCTGAGTCTGCATTAGGACTATATGGTTGTTCTGGTAACGCTACTGTGAACGTTGTTTGTGTAAATGTTGCCATTGTTTTTCTCTCTCCAATTTTAATTTATGTTGCGACAAATCTAATTTTAATTATAGCATCGCCGCCTGCCCAACCGTTATCTCTAACGCCTGAACAAGGTGTAGCCGCTGGCCCGCCGGATCCGTGTGGTACGTACATTGTACAACCTTGTGTATCGTAGCACTGGCATATTCTTGCACCGTCCCAGCACTCAGTCCATGACGTACCTTGACTCGGCATACGACTCATTGCGTTTAGTGCTTGTATATATCCCTGGAACCCCATACCTGACCACTCAGAGTGGCCGTTGTCACTATCAAGACCATAAGAAACAACTCCGCCACATTCACTAAAGTATCCAGGAGCAATTGGAACATGGTGTATTGTACTACAGTTACAGTTTGGATAACAGTGCCAGTAAGTACTGCAACCAATGTTTCCCATTTTGTTTTGGCCACTGTCTCCACCGTATGCACATGCACACCAAGCACCTGGACAATGGTTACATACAAGTCCACAATATCCACTGTATGTTGTTCCGCAAAAGCCGTTCGCCATCATACAACATCTACGTGCTGTACCTGTAGTACAGAAACTAGTTCCTGATCTACCGCCTTCGGCACATATACAACCGTTTGTGCCGCCAGCTGTCCAACACGCCATTCCAGCTTCCGAACATCCTCTGTTACAAAGTCCATTACCTCTACAACTTTTGCCTGCTCGCATACAAATGTAACAGCCACTTGCCATTGCCAAATTGCTTCTTTTAACATAAGCTCCGCTGTTTCCAGGCAATGTTGCTGTACAACAGCACTGTCTCGAGCCCGATCCGCCTGCGCCGATTACTTCTAATTCTACTGTTCCTGCTGCCGGTGCAATCCAACAATGACAGCCACCGTATGTAGTATAATCAGTAACAGTAGAAAATGCAAACATTTTACCTGTTTCTAAATTATCTTCAGCCGCTGGAGGCGATCGTGTTGCTAATATTGATTGTAATGATGCCATCTAGCTACTCCTTAATTCTCTATAAACTTAATTCTAATTGCACCTTGGCCACCTCTGTGACCATGGTCTCTTACGCCAGGACAAGGAAATGCTCCGTGTCCGCCAACACCATAAGGAACAGTACTTTGACATCCGTTAGTGTTATAACACCCACAGCTCATGTCGCTTCTATAACATGCTTTCCATGGTATTCCACTTCCTGGTGATCTACCTGCACCTGCTAACATTGCAACAGTTTGTCCGTAACCCATACCTGACCAACGCGACGCTGAACTGTCATTTGAGTTAGCAAATCCAACAACTCCGCCGCACTCTGCAATCATTCCTGGAGGAAATGCAACATATGATCTAAAGAAACAAATGCATCCTGGGTAACAACCATGATAACCCATACAACTAATATTTCCGCATCTATTTACATCTCCGCCATATGCAATAGCGTCCCATTGTCCTGAACATTGGTTACAAATAGTACCGCATTGCGGTCCTACGTTAGTATTACAAAATCCGCCAGCGGTAAAGCAACAGTATAATGCTGTGTTAGTCGAACAATAGCTAACTCCGCCTTTGCCGCCTCTAGCACATAGACATCCGTTAGTAGATGTACTCGTCCAACAAACTGTTGACGGTTCTGAGCATCCTCTAAAACATAGTGCATCTGAGTTACCACAAGCAAACCCTGTACACCCGTATAGGAAATTGCCTGTGTTCATTGTAATTGTTTTCTTTGCATATGACCCTGAATTACCAGGAATGCCGCCACCGCAACAACACATCTTTGCACCACTGCCGCCCGCGCCCCAAACTTCAATTTGGGCTGAACCTGTAGATGTAGGACACCAACACCAGCATCTGCATGCCTTAGTATAGGTATTGCCTTCGGTGAAGCTATAAATCTTGCCAGTCTCTAAGTTATTCTCTCCGCTAGTTGGAAGCTTCGCCTTTAATAATGTTTCTAATGATGCCATACCTGTTTATCCTTTTTTGTACGATTACTTATACTGCGCCAATGATCCAACCGTATGTGCTACCACTATACGTTAGAGTAACAATTGCGCCGGATACGTCAATGGTTAAATCTTCAGTTGCTCCATTAATTTTAGCACTGTTACGCCCAATAGTAATATTGTTAGATTGTGCATTACCTGCAATGTCTAATATTTGTATTGTGTCGCCTACAAGCACCGACGAAACTGCCGGTAATGTAATAGTATATGCAGAACTAGCCATATTAGCTAATATCCTGTCATTTACTACAGCACTATAAGTAGTACTAATTTCTCTGTTTGTAACACCGGCTGTACCGATTGTTGTAATATATCTTCCCATGGTTGTTTTTCCTTTTAAGTATTAAGTAGCGGTTGAGGTTTCAATCCCCATTACTACAGCTGAAATATTTGCCGAACTGCAATATGCAACTATTTTTTGCGTGGCAGCTAGAACAATACCTGTTCTCTCTAGCACCCCTTTAGCAAGAATTTCTACATCATACTCGATGTATTCGCCGTTTGTCGGTGTATCTAAAGCCGCTACTGCAATACGCATTGTTACTGCTTGGTTGCCTCTATTAACAAGGTTTAACGAAGCAATTGTATATGTGTCTGCTGGACATGCATATACAGTTGTGTTTGTTGCTCCGGATAAATCCGCTTGTCCTAGTCTTCCTGTTGCCATTTTCTCTTCTCCATTTTAGTTCAGTAAGAACATCTGTAATGCTACTGGTGCACCAGTTATCCCACCTTTGAAGTTCACAACATTATTTATGTTAATTGGACCTCCACTAGTAGTAGATATTTGATTTTCAGTAATTTCAATTACACCTGCTGTTACACTGTTAACATTCAAAGTAGCAACACCGCCACCAATTTGTGATGTAATATAAGTTTTAATTGCTTTTTGTGTTGGTACAATACTGTCACTATCTGCACTGAATGTACCGTCTGTACTAAATTCACTAATAACTGCGCCTGCGCCGCCTAATGCAACACTACCTAGTTGTAGTTCATTTAGTCCACTAATATTAAACGCTTCAACGTTTAGTGTAGCAATACCCGTAGCCTGTTCAACGTTGAACAATCCGCCAACCCTAAAGTTACCATCTTGGTCAGTACTTGTGTAAAATACTCGTCCGCCGCCAAAGTTATTTGTTTCAACTAATGGATCAGGAGCTGATAATGGATCCTGTGGGTAATTAGTATTAGTAAAGTTACCAGTACCAATGTCTAAGAAATCGTGCCCTGTTAATCGTACTTGACTAAAACGTCTTCTTATTGTAATTGCATCTAAGTGCGGTGGACGTTCGTCTGCCTCTAATTTAGGACTAATTTGAAGCAATGCACTATACGGGCCGTTGCCTACTAAGTTAGTAATTGCTACTAGTTTATACCATGTATTTGACCTACTTGCAAATTCTACGTTCGAACCTTTTTGCGGAATTACTGATAAATTATCAACTCTTACTTTAGTACCAGTTTGATTAATATCAGCAAAACCGTCACCGTCTATAGTAGCCGTTGCTGTAATATATCCCGAGCCTCTATTAGAGAACGTAGGTTGTCTTAATACTCCGTTACCTACTCTAACAGTGTGTGCCATTTCAATAGTATTATTTGGATCTACTAGTGTCATTACCGGTGGACTAGATATACTATATCCTGTGCCCGGTTCAATGATTCTAATTTCAATAACTTTCTCATCTGATACTCTTGCTCTACCCCTAGCCCTAATTCCACTTGCTGGTGCTTCAAATATCACCCTCGGTGATATAATATATGCAGTTGTTGAATCTAGAGTTGATGCTATAGCTGAACCAATTGCATGATTCCAACCTGCTGTACCATCTGAGTCTTTAAATACTGTTGCTACTTTACTGCCGGAGTTAAATGTACCAATAACACCATATTGTCCAGCACCTAATCCACTAGTAATATAAATGCTCATTCCGTTGTATGCACCTGTTGCATTAACATCAGTTGCCGCTAAACTAATTTGTGTTGTGTTGCCTGCTTGTGCATTACTTGCAACTTCTTTATATCCGTCTCCGCCATAAGTAGTACTGTCTGAATCAATTTGTACTTCAAACACACCACCTGTTGCAATATTAGTAGCACTAACTGCCGCTCCAAATCCGTCTCCTCCAATAGAGTAACGAGTGGCAGCACCTATTGTTGCAACATCAAATGTACAGTTAGCCGCGCCACCACCACCAACTAAACTATCAACAACTGTAATAGTATCGTTTTCTGCGTGTCCCGTTCCGCCTTTAACAACTGATACTGCATAAGTGCCATTAGATTCGACTTGTAGTGAAAATTCTTGTCCTGTGCCTGATCCTGTACTCGTTCCAACAATGCCATGATATGTTCCTTGAACTCGAAGATTATCAAATCCACTAACTGTGTCAACAGTTAATATAGATGATGTTTGCTCAGTAGTATATCCTTGGCCTGCATTTAAATATTCAAACTGTAATACTTGTGCTGATCCATCAGTAAATACTGCCGCAACTTGCGCTTCAAGTTGTTGGTTATCAATTCTACCTGTTACAGGAGTTTCAGTTGCATCAATACCTTCAGCTACTGATCCAAAATCACCATAAGAGTTGTTACCGTTAGTAGCACGAACTTTACCACCTGATTCTGCAAGGTAGCCAATGTGGCAATAGTAAGTAAACACAGAAACAAGTTCTGCTCTGCCCAATTCGCTAACCCAAAAGCCAATGCCGTCACTTAAAATCTGTGTAAAGTCGTTTGCAACAATACTGTCATTGCCGCCGTTGTGTATTGAACCGTCTACTTTTAAACCAATACACGCTGTACCAAAGTTTGATACGTTTTGTACGTATGGGGACTTATTAATAATCCATCCGCGTGTATCGTCTGGACCCCAACCTGGATCTAAACTTACAAATGCGCCTGCGCTTGGACGCTTAGTACCAAACGAGTTTGCACTACTTAAAGTACCTTCTAATCCACTTAATGAACAGTTTCTTAAACCAGTGCCGTTGCGCATATAAAACATATCTTCTAGTTGATTGTTTGCAACTGAGTTAATATAAAAACGTCCTGCCATAAACACGTTATAGTTTGAATCGTATATTAAGTCTATTTTAACTGCATCAAGATATCGGTTGACATCACGTGTACAGGCTGCTATAGTATATGAGTAACTTCCGTACGTTGCCGCAATATAAGCATGAACCTCTGCAATCATATATGCTCTGTTTTGTTCGAGCACTTCTACAGCGTAAGTGTATCCAGTAGATGTTATAGGAGTATTAGATCCTCGATATAGCGGAACTGTACTATCTCCAGATGCTCCGTTAATACCGTAATCAATATAATCAGCTAATTCAGTAAATAAGTTTGATGCATATGCACCTGCTGCCGAACTACCTGCTGGACGAGTTACTACTTGTGTTGCCGAGTTTCCTGATGACTCTGTAACATTTGCGTTTGTTACAATGCTTGAAGCTATTGCCGCTAGTCTTGCAATTGCCGCTAAACTTTTTGGAACATCTTCAGATGAAGTAACAGTTCCTGCAGGGCTAATTTTAGTTGAGCGCAATTCATCGCCTACAACCGCTGTATCTTCAGGTACTCTAATTGGAAGTGTTTCAAAGAATTGTCCTGTTTTCACAAATACTGTTTTTTGCGCACGAGTCTCTTTTGGTATTCCAGTAATAACGCCTGCTGTAATTGCCGCTGTTGTAATACCAATTAAGTTATTTACAACAGTTTGTATACCAACAGTTTCTGTAAGTGTCGCTGGTTTAATTTGTGTAATCGGAGTAGCTACACTGTTTAGTGTTTGGTAGTTAGCTGCCGGGTCTACTTTACTTAATACTGCATCTGTTAATGTAGCAAGGTAATTAAGTGCCGCTACTGTTTCTGCTGTTTGGCCTGCTACATAACTTGCACCTTCTGGTGTAAAATAAGCAAGTGCAGATTGTCTGTTTTTAACATTTCCGCCGTGACTAATATCCCATACAAGTGCATCAATAAGTATACCTGCATCTCTACGACAAGTTTCTTTAGTATATGTAAAGCTACTCGTGAACGGTGATCTGTTATTAGCAATACCGTAGTCAATCCATTCAACCACTTCAGCTTGCATAAACGCTCTGTTTTGTGCTAATATTTCTCTATCTGCAACAGCAAATGCGCCCTTTTCAATTTGTTCACATGCAAACCGTATAGACTTAAATGGCCTATCTAATGTAATGCCGTAGTCAGGTGCATCGCCGTCGACTCCTTTAACAGAATCACAGAAGTAAACATGATTTACATATCCAAAGTATGTCCATTCAGGCGCTGTTGCCGCATCATTAACTTTTAATATTTGGCCTGGTTTTCCAACTGGTAAACGTGCTGGTCCTGATCCACCGTAATAAAGTATGTCGCCTGCTGTTGTTAGGTTACCGGATTCAGCACCACCTGATAAGAAATTCCAATATGTTCCTGCTGTGTCAGTTGTAGGATCATTAACTCCTGTGCTCGATGTGTGTGCTAAAATACAAATATATGCATTAACTCCTGACGAAACAACATCGCCTGCATCGTAAAATGTAGAGTTAGTATATGCCGATTTCCATGCCGCGCCTTCATTTAACTTTTCCCAATAGCTTGCGTTTGGAGGACGCTGTCCGTTTGAGTTTGCAGTAGCTAGATACGTGTAGCCACCTAGTCTTACAACGTCACCAGTTCTATAATCTTCATTAGCACTGTCATCTCCATAATCACCACGTAAGTTAAATCCAGTTACAAATACTTGCCAGTCGCTTGGTTGTTCTGCTGGTTTTTTCTCTACGTTATTTGTTCTAGCAATATATGTATATCCGCCGTAAGTTACAATGTCGCCTGGTTGATATTCTGAGTATGCTCCCCAAGTATCTTCAAATTCTAATCCTGCAACAAACACCGACCAGTTAGATTGATCTAATCTTAAATTTTCATGTGTTGCATTTGATGTATGATGTCCTGTACAAATCCAAGTTCCGCCTGAATCTTTTACTACATCATTAATTTTATAACGATATGCATTTGCCCATTCGCCTAAGTATTCAATGCCCTTGTGGAAGTAATCCCACTTTGACTGATCTGCTTCTAGACCACTTGCTGCCGTAGCTGCCGAAGTATGTCCTACGTTGGCTCTATAAACTTGTCCGCCATATCTAGCTAAGTCGCCTACCCGATAACGTGTGCTAATTTGCCATACGTCTTTCCAGTCTTGACCATCGCTCATCATGTCCCATTTAACTTGATCTGCTTCTAGTCCAGTAGTAGTAGTAGACGAACTTACGTGATATACTGTACAAATATAAATTCTAGATCCATACTTTACAATATCATTTACTTTATAACGAGTATTTATTGCCCAATTAGCTTTGTAATCAAATCCTTCTGAAAACAGATCCCAATATGCCGCAGTACTGTCATCGCCTAAATTACTTTCAAGCCCACCAATGATATCATCATCGGAAATGTGTCCTGTATTTGCAATATACAGTAACCCACCGTATTTCACAACATCATTAATTTTATAAACTGTTTGTGCAGTCCAATCGCCCTTCCAAGTTTGGCCGTCGGAAAATTGTTGCCATTTGGGTGTTGCATTATTCAAGTCTAACATAAAGTCAGTTTGTGCAATGTGCCCAACAACACATATAAACGTTTTACCGCCATATCTTACTACATCATCTTTGTAGTAAGTGGTAGAGGAAGACCATTCGTCTTTCCAAATAAACCTAATTCTACCTAACTTAAACTCTGCCATCAGTGACTCCAATATTATTAATAGTATTTATCAAAACCCTATGCTCCTCAATCTTTATTATAATCATGCTCCGTTACCGCCTGCAAAGAATGCATTTGTTAACATATCACCTTGTACTCCGTGAGCAACTCCTGGTTCGGTCGGATCACCTTGTATGTTCACTGGAACAAGAAAGTTAATTGCTCCGTTTAACGGTGTAAATATTTTATTACCTGATATACTGATGTTACCTGCATTTAATCTATTAACAGCTACATCAGAACCACCACTTGAAATACGTGACTTAACATATATTCCAATTGCTTTTTGTGTAGGCACAATGTTATTGGAGTTTGCTGTAAATGTACCATCTGTACTAAACTCTCTAATAACAGCACCTGTACCACCAAGTACAACACCGCCTAGGCTCAACTCGTCTAATCCATTTAGATCAAAGAAACTTGCATTAATCGAAATAGTACCTGTCGACTGCTCAACTTCAAATAACTCACCAACTCTAAAGTTACCATCCTGATCAGTACTTGTATAGAAAACACGACCACCATTAAATTGTAGCACTTCGTAATATTGTTGTGGTTCGTTTACTGCATTAAATCCAAACAAATATAAACTTGGATACGCTGTATCGCCAAAGTTACCTGATCCAATATCTAAAAAGTCGTGTCCAGTAAGTCTAATTTGGCTATATTTTTCTCGCAACGTAAGTATTGTTCCATGTTCTGGCGATTCTTGTCTACCAATACCTGGGCTAATTTGAAACTTAGCTTCAATATTAGGAGCAGTGCCCGAGGAAGATAATAATTTAACAATATAGTAAGTAACTCCGTCGATGCCAGCAATAGCAATATTATCTCCAGGTCCGGGCATTTTAGTTAAACTGCTCATAATCAAAGTATCTGTTATTTGTAATTGTTCTGCAAATCCGTCTCCAAGTATAGTAGCAGTTGCACTAAAATATCCTGTGCCTCTGCTAGTATAAGTTGGCCATCCAAGTACTCCATTATTAACTGATGCCCTTGTAGTTACATCTAATGTAGATTTGGGGTCAAATACTGTTATTGCTGGGAGAAACGCACTATCATAATAACTACCTGGGTTGCTTATAACAAATGATTGAATTCTATTACTTGCAACAATTGCTATTGCTTCTGCCTTTGCACCTGTTGCAATTCTAAGGAACTCATTTGAATCCTCAGCTACGCCTACCCATACACCATTATTTGCGGCAATACCTGTCCAGTCTTTAGCATCTGGTGATACTTTAGAAGTCCAACTATAACCATCTCTACTGTATGCAACAATGTCCGATAACGGATGTAGTGCTACAAACAATCCTTGATTATACGCAAGATCTCTCCATTTGCCTGTTTCCATAGATCCTGCAAACCAAGTAATGCCATCATAGCTAACGGCTGTTGGGCATCTTGAACTATCGTCTTTTTCGCATACAGCAACAAATCTATCATTTCCGTATACTACTCTGTTCCATTCTTGACTTGACGGAAGTGCAGTTTCAGTCCACGTAGACCCACTGTTTGTACTATACATAGCTTTATTTCCGCCACCTTGTATCATAACAAATGTTCCGCCACCGTATGCAACACTAGCCCAGTCAGCCGTAACACTTACTGTTATAGTATTCCAAGAACTTCCGCTACTAGTTGATCGTGCAATTGAAGCTGTACCTGTGCTATCGCCTGTTCTGCCTACAGCAATCCAATTTGCTCCAGTCTCGTCGCCTTCTACATCGCTCCAGTCTAACGTAGCAGGTAATGTAGATGATGCCCAGGTTGTCCCATCTTGTGAATATAACGCTTTATTTCCATCTTCAGCTACGACAACATATTTGCCCCCAGCTGACCCAATAGCTTCCCACTGTCCTGATGTTGGGAATGTAAGCGGGCTCCAAGCCATTCCGTCTGTACTAATGGCCCCAGTTGCTGTATTTTTTGCTACTGTTACAAATCCTCCAGATGATCCGTATGCTACTGCACTCCACGGTTGCTCTGATGGAGCAGTTTGATTGGCAGCGGCAAATCCAGGCTCAGGAATAATTACCCTTGGTTCAATTACATAATACGAACTATCGTCTAGAGCTGTCACAATTGGCATACCTGTAACATGTTCCCATCCTGGTTCACCATTTGTTTCGTTTTCGCAAAGTACTTGTTTAATATCTTCTCTAAAGTTTTGGATCTTTGCATATTGTCCTGCACCAGTTCCGGAAGATATACGTATACGCATCCCTTCATATAATGCAGAGGTTCCAGTATCAGCACCGGATAATATAATTTTAACTGCATCTCCCGATTGTGCTTTGTTCAACAAGTATTGATAATTTGCGCCACCAATAAAGTTTGAATCTTCTTCTGATGCAAATATTTCACTAATGCCACCTTGTCTAAATTCAGTGTATGTTGGGTCTGCATTAATGCCTACACTTGTTAGTGTAACTGTAGCATTAGTATAATCCTGACCACAATGTGTGTACCCAAAGCCGTGTACTTCGTTTTGATCTGAATACACATTGTTAATAATAGCTTGGCTTGATCTGTTGTTTACCGAAGCAGTTGCCGGAACTTCTTCAACATTAAATCCTTCAGCAACTGAGCCGTACAATCCGTACGAGTTGTTTCCGTTTAATGCACGTATTTTTCCGCCTGCAGTACACAAGTAACCAATATGACAATAATAAGTAAACACTGACACAAGCTCTGAAAGACCGTCGGCGTTAACCCAGTATCCAATCCCATCACTTAAAATTTGTGTAAAGTCGTTTGCAACCATTGACTTATTGCCGCCGTTGTGCAATGCTCCGTCAATTTTCATTCCAATACAACCTGTGCCAAATGTAGTTACGTTTTGTACGTATGGTGATTTACTAGTAATCCATGCATACTCGGCATCAGGGCCTGTAGCAGGATCTAATGAAACATATGCGCCTGCTGACGGGCGGCTGGTTAAATTATCATTAGGAGTACCTAGTGTACCAGATAATCCTTGCAATGTCATATTGCGTAATCCAGACCCGTTGTGCATTAAAAACATGTTTGATGATTCATATCCCGTAGCCGGAAATATTGTAGTACTTCTTAATTCGTCGCCTACTATAGCTGTATCTGCCGGAACAATAATCGGTAATACTTCGTTATAAGTGCCAGTTGCTATAAATATTGTTGCAGGAGCTCGGGCCGCGACATCACCTCTAATATATTGACATGCATAGTTAACTGAAGCATATGGAGTTGCCGCTGTCGAACCAAAGCCAACAGCATCAGTGCCGTCAGTTGACACATAATAAACTTTTACAACTTCGTTTAACGATTCCCATTTAAGTGTAGATTCGTTATTTACTTTTATTACATGTCCTGCGTTACCTATACTAAGATTAACCGGACCTATTGTGCTACCATCTTCATTAGTATTAAAAGTACGAACATCACCTCTATATCTTAATGCGTTAGTTGCTGCCGGGGTTGAAGAGCCAAAGTATATTTTCCAGTAATCAAATGCGCCTGTTTCTGCATCGGTATCAAATTTGGGTCTTGCTTCGAATATATTACTATAATGTTGTGTTTTACAAATATATGTATTACTTTGATCCATAACAACATCACCTGGATAGTATTGTAAATATGTACTATCAGACGCATCATCGACTGTTTGCCAACCGCCGTATTCTCTCCATTCACCTTTCCATTGTATACCTGTTTGAAGTAGCAACCATTTTGTTAATCCAAATGTTTGACTGTTTTCGTCATCATTAATTGGATCTGAAATTAAGTCACCGGGTTCTACTAAATCACTTGAGATAATAACTTCTCTAGCTTCATAAAGATATGCACCTTTCCTTACAACGCTACCAACAGGATACGTTTGCGTTATATCCCAGTCGCCTTTCATTTTATAGCCTCTGGTTAATAATTCCCAGTCTGCATCTTCTACGTCTTGTAATACGCCGTTTTCATAAGGAAATACTCCGATATTAATTGTTAAAGAAGTATACGAATAGCCACCATATGTTGCAATATCGCCAGGTTGATAAACTACACCGGCATCCCATTCTGTTTCGTAGCCAAGTCCTGGTATCCATAAATCCCAATCATCAACTGGATTAAAAGTACCAGAGCCACTCATGCCTCGTCTTGCTTTGTATAAACTAGAACCGTATTTTACAATATCATTAGTTTTATGATACGATCCGGTCCACTCGCCTTTGTATTCAATGCCTTCGTGAACTAATTCCCATTTTGCTACTGAAGAATCTAAACCTAGCTCTGTGCCAATGCCTTCTGCAACTTGATCATTACTAGTGTGACCTATTGTACATCTATAAACATTACCGCCATATCTTACTATATCATCTTTGATATACCTAGATCCAACTGTCCAGTTATTTTTCCAAAAGTCACTACGTTGCATTATTGTCCACTTAGACTGATCAGCTTCTAATCCTGCAATAGTAGATGCTGATTGATGATCTATTAAACATATATAAACAATTCCGTTATATCGAATTGTATCATTTTTCTTGTATTCAGTAAATGCCGACCATAAATTTAACCAATTGTAACCTTTAGCAAAAGGTGTCCATTTATTTTGATCAGCTTCTAATCCCAATGCTACACTTGCTGAACTAGAATGACTGTCAATACAACTATATAAAATTCCTCTATATTTTATTAAGTCATTTACTTTATAAAATGTAGATGGTAACCAATTACCTTTCCAGTCTTTGCCGTCAGCTACTTGTTCCCATTTAGGAGTCGATTCGCCTGCAACAAGAAAGTCTAAATCGTTATTAAAGTCTGCAGATGCTGTGTGACTAATCAAAGAAACAAACGTTTTACCACCATATGAAACTATGTCATCTTTAATATACGCTGTACTTGCAACCCATGGGCCTTTCCAATTATACCGTATTCTATCAATTCTAAATTCTGCCATTTTTCTTCCTAATCTTTAAGTAAGTGTATTTATTTGGCCGCCCATGCCACTATGATTTACACAATAATAATAAAGTGTTGGTGCGTTTACTGGAATTTGTATCTTAACATATGCGCCTTCAACTCCTGCTACGCCTAATATAGTAACTCCTGTAGTATATTCTACGCCGCCTGCGTGTATTCCGTTTGGCGTTGTTGAAAATCTAATTGGGTGTGTATTATTAGATGCATTTGCTTGACCAAATGTATATGTCTGTCCTTCAAATAAGTTAAGTGTAGGACTAACAATATCATTAAGATATAACTTGTTCCCTGTGCCGTATTCGTTAGTACCACTAGCAACTGTCACTTTAAAGTGTGTGGGATTGTAGTCTGTAAGTCCATCTGTACTTACACCAGTAGGGTATGTATAAGGTCTATTAAATCTAACAACTAGTTCACCCTCGTCATTAATATAATAATATAAATGTCTGTCGTCCCATCTTAATTGCTCATATTTTAAATTTTCATAAACATAATCGTGGTTTTGATCACGTCCTTCAAAAAAGTCAACGCCTTGCTCAAAATCATTATAGTTTTTTTCTGGGTCACCTGGAGTATTAATTTGAATAGTTACATCTGGATCCATTTGGTCTTCTTTTGTGAAAAATAATTCACCATCGTCTGTTCTGCGCAATCCGTAAAAGAATCTACCGTCTAATCCATTTAGTACATTATCTGCACCGTTACCAAAATATGCTGAGTTTGACATCTGCTACCCCTTATACTATATCTACGTAACTTATAATAGCATCACAACTATCATTTAAATTACTTTGTATTAGCAATGAATTGTTTGCAGGGATAATTAATTTTTCTCCCCCAAGCATTGCTTTAAAACTACTGTTCGGTGCTACCATTACGTCTTTCATAAAGTAGCCTTCTACACTTGTATCGTCTTTAACATAGATATTTACATTTACTGCAAAGTCTGTTATGTTTGCAACGTTAATGCCTAGCACAGTTGCATTAGTTGATCCGTCACTTGCAAACACTTCGATCTTCTGTGTTCCAATACTCTTAATAATTTTATTTCTAAAAAATGTTGCCATATCTTTATCCTAATGCTAAAACGTATTCTAATGCTAATGCTTCAGCATCACTAAAACTAATGCCGCCGCTGGAACCTGCAACTGATACCCAGTTAGTTCCGTCAAATATTTCTACTCGAGCCGCTGTTGTATTATATCGTGTCATCCCAACTTCTGAATCTGCAAGAAGTGGTCTTGCTCCATCAGCGCCGCTCGGAATAACAATTCCTTTTGTACCTGCAAACTTAAAATAACCATTACCTGTTGTTTCAAAAATAGTTCTAGAATTCGAAACAGTATTTGTAATAGTATTATCTTTAATACTAAAGTTATCTATTACAACACTACCAGTGCCGTTAGCAAGTAAGTTTAAGTCTGTATTAGTACTTAGCGTTGTAATAGTACTGCCGCTAATTTCTATATCATCTACTTCTAATTTGTTTGTGTAAAACTTGGTTGCATCTAAACTAGCAGTGAGCGAGCCGCTATTATAAAATCTAATAATATTATCATTTGCACCTGGTGTATTTTCTGTTGTAATATACGTATCATTATCACTATCTTTTAAAGATGTGCTTAACTCAACCCAGCTACCGTTGTACCCTTCAAACTTGTTAGTCGTTGTATTATAACGTGTCATACCAGTTACTGGGCTTGTATTTCTCTGTGCAGTAGTGCCTTTTGGTAGTATCATAGCATCAGTACTAGTAACTTGCATTATACCCGATGCCGGAGTTAATATCATGTCGCCGTCTGTACTTAAAACATTTGTATTAAAACTAAAGTTTCCTGTAGTAACACTCCCTGTGCCATTTGCTCGTAATTCTAAATCACTGTTACTATCAGTTGTAGTAATAAAGTTGTCGTCTATTAATATATCACCAGTAGTAAAACTACTTGCTGTAATTCTTCCTGTGCTATCTAATTCGTTAAGGGTTACTGTCCCAATAATTGTAAGATCATTTGAAATAACAACATTATTATTTGGAATACTAATATTACCAGTGCCGTTAGCACGTAGCTCTAAATTACTATTACTAGCAGTAGTAGTAATGAAGTTATCGTCTATTCTAATATCTTCAAAGTTTGCAATACCAGTTACAGTTAATGTGCCGGTAATTAACGCATCGCCTGTATTAAATTGCCCACTAGTTTGTACATTTGAAAAGTTTGTAGTACCATTAACAGTTAGGTTATTTGTAACAACAACATCGTTGTTTGGTATAAGAACATCTCCAGTACCGTTTGCTCGTAATTCTAAATTACTATTAGATTGCGTTGTTGTAATAATGTTATCATTAATTTCAATGTCTTCAAAGTCAACTTGACCTAATATAGTCATGGTATCGTTAACTACAATATTTTTTACCGTGACATCACCAGCAGTTACAGAATCTAGTAATGTATTTCCACTTACTGTTAGATTATTGTCAATTACTACGTTACTTGATGAAACTCTAACAACACCTGCACCAACTGCTTCTAGTTCTAAATCACTATTAGTATCAGTTGTTCTTAATAAGTTTCCAGTAATTTGTATGTTTTCAAAAAACGCTTGCCCCAATATAGAAGTAGTACCAGTTACATTTAAGTTTCCACTTATTGTTGCTGTGTCACTAACGTTTAAGTTTTGTGGAGTAAACGCACCTAATACGTTTAAGTTCTGTTCAATAACTAAGTTATTACCCGGTAATCTAATAACACCTGTGCCATTGGCACGTAATTCTAAATCACTATTAGTATCAGTTGTACTAATAATGTTGTCGTCGATTTGTATGTTTTCAAATTGAAATGCACCAGCAACACTTAATGTATTAACAGATAAGCTGTTGGCTGTAATATTTCCACTTGCTGTAAGATTAGAAAGTGTTGTTGTTCCGGCAACACTTATATTACCAGTAACTTCTAAATCACTACTAGGTATAATAACATCACCTGTACCAGCAGTTCCTATTTCTAAATCGCTGTTTGTATCTGTTGTACTAATTGTATTATTTTGAATATTAATATTTTCAAAACTTGCTTGCCCGGCAATAGTTACGCCGCCGGATACATTTAAATCTCCTGCTACAGTAGTTGATCCTACAGTTTGAGTTATGTTACCGGTCACTTGTAAATCGTCTTGTGCAACTACGTTTCCGGCAAAGGTTGCAGTTGAATCAAACTGTGTTGTTCCGCTAACTGTAAAGTTATTATTTGGAATTGACACTGTTCCCGAGCCATTTGCACTAAGTTCCAAATCGCTGTTAGATTCTGTTGTGCGTATTTTATTTCCGGTTATTAAGATACCGTCAATATCTAATACGTTTGCATAGACATTATTCCACCGCTTAGTAATTGAACCTAAGTTATATACTGCATCTAAGTTTGGAATTAAGTTACTGTCGATGTCTCCAGTAAATTGTATACCATCAGTATCTGCATCACCGATAGTGATGTCTCCGCCAATTGTAACATTTCCTGTTACATCTAAGTTTCCTGTTATGCTAGTATTGTCAGCAAGCACTATACTTCCTGACACACTTGCTATTGTCATATCAGTAGTAAGTGTCTTTATTGTACTACCTTGGATTCTAAAGTCGCCAGTTTCAATCTTAGTACCATCAATAAAGGTTGTGTCCGAGCCTGTTTGGAACGTTAAACCGTTAGTAGTAATAACTTCTAAGTTTGCTGTATTAAATTGAACTTGGCCTGTTTCTTGATCAACAAAAAATGCATCACCAACTCTAAAGTCACCCCTATGGTCAACACTAGTAAAGTTAACCTTAGCTGAGTTAGCTTCGACTACTTCATTAGCTTGTACAACTGTTGACTTATCATTATCAATAGCTTTGCCGTTGCCAATATATGCAAAGTTTTGTCCAACCAAATACATAATAACACCAGGGCCGTCGCCGTATGCTCCGTATGTACCATACACGTTTGCACTGCCAATTGATCTAAGTTCTCCGCCAAAGTCTGTAACATCAAATAAGTCAATATAGTTTGCAGTTGCTCCGCCACTAAATTCAATTTTTTGGGCAATCTTAACATCTTCAACAAAGATTGTTGTTGCATTGTCTCCGTTAAAGTGTGCTAAAAATACAGTGTCTGCATCGCCAACTAGTGCCGCTGTTGCAACTGTAAATCCACTATCTGAACTATATCTAGAACTTGAACTAATTCTTACATCGTCAATATATCCGTCAACGCCTTGCTCGCCTGCAAATGTTGCGCCAAGTCTTACTGGCTTACTTGTTCCATAATTGTTATTATCAAGTATTGCAGTGCCTATCATAGCACCGTCTAAATATAATTTAGTAGTATTAAAGAATCTACTTACAGCAATATGATGCCATGTATTTGCTGATAATGTTCCGCCTGTTATACGAGTTACATCTGCTACGTTAAATTCAAGTGCAGTACCATTAACTAATAATGTTGGAGTAATATCTGTTGCCAATCCTGCACGTAAATCAAATACTGTTTTTATACCAGTAACATTATCTAGTCTAATAAAACATTCTAAAGTAAAGTCGTCTGTGCCAAATCCAAAGTCATCATTTGCACTCATACTTACGTAATCGCCATCACCGTCTAATAACAAACTAGCGTTGCCAAATTTCTCTTGTGCTTGGCTAAGTTGGGCATTGCCTACTGCACTTTGATTCTTTGAGGAGCGTTGTGTAACTTCTGCAACACCAGTAACCTTTCCGTTTATATAGAATTTTCCATCTGCATCCTTACTAGCAATAGTGCCGGTTCCTAACACAGTACTGCCGTCAACACTTTTTAAATTAAATGTTTCTGCGGCAGCAAATGATCCAGTTAATCCACTTACTCGTATAGCAGTTTGTCCTGCCCCTTTTAATCCAGTTGATCCATCAACTGCATATAATCCTTTTGATGCAAAATATGTAAAGCTATTAAGCCATTCAATTCGACTACCGTTTGTAATTGTGAGACTATCTACGCCAGGAGTAATAAATGTTACTGCATGGAATAAACACCCTGCTTCTTTACTAGTTGCATGAGCTAATGCTCCATCTAAGTATGCACCTTTGCCAGCATCTCCTTGATCAAACCCTCTTGGATCTCCTGCACTAGTTACACTACCTGCTGTTATTACACTTACATTTCTAATATACGGGCTTCTAGAAGTTACAATAATATTGGTTGCAAATTTAAATGCATAACCTTCGTTTGTACCGCTGTTAAAGAAAAAGTCTTTAACAGTTAACTCTTCAATAGTAACTTCGCCGTTAAGTAAAAATGCATCATTATTATTGGTGCCAGCTGTTGGTGTAATATTAACACTACGCATACTATGCCCTTGTACAGTTATTCCTGCAGGCACAGTTAATGGAAATATTTCTTCGTAGCTTCCTGGAAATATATGTATAGTATCACCAGCCGAAGCCAGTGTTAATGCTTTTGTTATTGTTAATACTGAATTGTTTTGGTGTGCACCGGCATTAGAGTCATTACCGTTTTTAGAAACATAAAATATATTGCCATGTATTGATGCTAAGTTAACTCCGCCTACATTTAATGAAGTACTATTGATATTAGTAGCATTAACTGTAGTTGCCCAAGTATTATCCCACCGCTTTCCTGTACTACCTAAGTTGTATGTACTGTTTGCATCAGGAATAATATCACTAGCTAGTTCTGCATTAATAACAATGTTATCAGTGTCTGCATCACCTAATGTAATATTACCGTTTGCTGTAATATTACCTGTAGCATGCAAGTTACCAGTAACATTAGTGTTTGTTAATAACTCAATGGTACCAGTACCATTGGCGTCTATTTCTAAATTGGCATTAGATTCGTTTGTAGAAATAGTATTCCCTACAAGTTCTAAACTGTCAACTACTAATCTATTTTGATAAAAAACTTCATCAGCTGTACCTAATTGTACGTGGCCGTTTGGATTAGAAATGCCATTACCACTAAGTTGAATGTTTCCAACTGTTAGCGATCCAGTTGCTCGTAAATTAGTAGCGTTAAGTGTTCCTGCTATATCTAAGTCGTACTGCGGTGATGTTGTATTAACACCGATGCGACTGTTGTTCACATCTAGATATAATAGATCCGTCTCAAATGCTAAGTCTACCCCGTTTCGAACGAGATTTGACTTTAAGAGCGGACCGGATATGCGACCTACAGCCATCTTTACTCCTCAGTACGGGGATCCTGTCCCTCTAGCCACCTTACGTTGCGGGCTAACCACAGTCTGATAACAAAGATACATTTTAGGTCATATCTTTGTTATATAATGTATTTATGTGATTATGATAAATGTGGCTACTAGCCAAAGATTATGGTGTAAGTGTTCAACAAATCTTCCATATCTGATTGTGATGCCGCGCCACCACTTCCAACGGCTGTAGCCCAAGTACTACCGGTAAACACTTCTAGATATGAAAGTTCAGTGTTATATCTAGTGTGCCCTGTTTCGGGAGATGCCTCTCTGCTAGCAGAGTTACCCGAAGGTATTACTATTGCTTTATCGTCTACAAATCTTGTAAATCCTGTACCACTATTTGCAAATGATACAACACTTCCATCTGCTATAATTAAATTATCTTCAAATTGTGCGTCACTGAATGTAACTCTAGCATGTCTTGCATCTAATGTAAGATCTGTATTTGCATTAGTAACTGTAATGTTATTACTATCTAATGTAATACCACTAAGTTCAACTTTTTCAAATTCAGTTTTATTATTACTAGTAAATTTAGCAATAATATTGTTGTTTATTTTAAAATTAATATCGTTACTAATTCCAATATTTGATAATTCAATACCTGTACGATAATCGTCTGATAGTAATGCGCTACTTAATACATTATTTGTTGCAGGGCCGTATCCAACAAATTGGTTAATAGATGTATTATATCTAACAGTTCCTGTTGTCGGTGATGAACTTCTTTGTGCAGTTGTACCTTTTGGCATTATCATAGAACCAGTAGTATTAATTGTTAATACATCAGTTGGATTTAATTGTAAATTGCCGCTATTATTTGTAAGAATATTTGTACTAACCAATAATCCATTATAATTAACTATTCCACTTCCATTTGCTCTAAGTTCTAAGTTGCTATTAGATATTGTTGTTTCTATAAAGTTATCATCTATCTGTATATTACCTAATACTTCTAACGCTCCTAAATCTACATCATTTTGTATATTAATATTATTTGCGTAAAGTTTTCCGCCAACGGTAATATCGTTAGTTATTACAACATCTTCGTTCATAGAAATAGTACCTGTTCCGCTAGCACGTAATTCTAAATCTGTATCAGTAACAATAGTATTAAATGTATTACCACTTATTCTTACTTTATCAAAGTTTGCTTTAAGTGTCGGAGTACCTGTTGTATTTAAATTATCAGTTGTAAGATTAACTCCTTCATAATTGTCTTGGACAGTAATACTACCAATTGTAATTGTTCCAGCAACTGTAATACCGTTTTCAATAATAACATCTTCACCAAGTGTAACATTGCCTGTTCCATTGGCACGTAATTCTAAATTGGCATTTGAATCTTTGGCACTAATTACATTTCCACTTAATGAAATTCCTTCAAATATACTACTACCTACTCCTGTAATACCAGTTGCAGTTATATTATTAGCAGTAAAGGTATTTGTTACTGTTGTACTTTGTAATGACGTTGCTTGTAAGGTTGTCAAATTATTACTTACAACAAAGTTTTCTTTAATTTTTACATTGCCAGTACCAGTAGCACTAAATGTTAAATCACTGTTACTGTTAGTTGTAGAAACTTTATTGCCGCTAAACATAATATCTTCAAATATAATTTGTTTATTAACTGAATTTAGTGTCTGTACTATTAAGTTTTTAGCGCCTAAATTATTTGTTGATGTTGTTGCTACACTACTAGTTGTTGGAGTTATTACATCAGCCGCTAATTCAACATTAGACTTAAATCTAATAATTCCAGTCCCAGCGGCTCTAAGTACTAAGTCACTATTACTACTTCTAGTTGATATTATATTATCAGCTATAGCAACATCTTCTATTACTGCATCGCCCGTTAGCGCAACCGCACCTATATATTCTTCTGCAATTAATCGATCTAATCCCAACACATTTGCTAAACTAAAACTAGCAACGGGTGCTATTAAATCTCGACCAAGTACTAAGTCTGATAATATTTTAACATTGCCAGTGCCTGCCGGAATAAATTGTAAATCATTATTTCCAGAAGTGCCTTGTATAGTATCTCCAATAAATGTTATGTTATCAAACACAACAGCACCTTGTGCGGTTAATGTAGATGCCGATGTAGTAAGCAAAGTTGCATTATTACTTGTAATATCATTAGCTACAGATAAATTTCCAGTTATTCCAATTGCACCAGCTATTGTATTTGTTGATCCTGTAGTTTGTGTAAATGTATTATAAAATCTAATAGGACTAGTTACAGATACATTTCCGTTGCCTGAAGATTCTAATTCTAATACGGAATTAGAATCACTTGTTGATATTGCATTACCTAGTATATTGACATTATCAAGATATGCATTGTTTACTTTTAATTCATTCCAACGCTTTGCACTATTACCAAAATTAAATGTATTAAGGTTAGGTATTAAATTCCCGTCAATGTCGGCATTAAAGTCTATTGTGTCGGTATCTGCATTTCCTAATCTTACTAACGTACCGCCTAGTGTGACGTTACCAGTAACATCTAAATTTCCTTGTATTTCGGTATTGCTCGTGAGTGCAATGTCTCCTGCGTTAGCATCTATAGTTAATGTACCTACAATTGATTCCATTGTAGATCCAGAAAATCTAATAAAGTCTGTTTCAACTTTTTCGCCTTTAAGCTGTACAGTTTGTCCGCCTGTTGTTACTGATAACTTTTCAACTCCACTAAAGTCAAAGTTAGTTGAGTCAATAACGGTTCTGCCAGTCTGTTGATTTACTGACAATGCTGAGCCTACACGATAAGTTCCTGATTGGTCTAAAGAAGTATATACTATTGTGCTATCGTTTAATTCTATTGTTTCGTTTGTTTGTATGTGTAATGTTTTATCATTACTTGTGTTACTACCTGCACCAATGTATCCAAAATTATGATTTATTAAATAGATAATGCTGGCAGCGCCATCAGCTACAATGCCTTTGGTGCCGTATACATTTGCACTACCAATACATCGTATTTCTGCTCCAAACTTTGCACCCTGTCCTGCTTGGCCTGTAGATCCTTGCTCAGTTTTAATACCTATTGATGCAAAGTAAGCAAAAGAATTTAACCATTCAATTCTTACACCGTTTTTAGCTGTTAAGCTCTGTTGACCTGGAGTAATAAATGTTGCCGCATGAAATAACATGCTTGCTTCTTTAGATACTGTTGTAACACTGGCGCCGTCAACAAGTGCTCCTCGTCCTGCATCGCCCTGATTAAAACCCCTTGGGTCGCTTGAATTAGTTATACTGCCTTTTGTAATAACTGTACAATTTCTAATATAAGGACTTCTAGAAGTTACAACACTATTTGCAGAATATCTAAATCCGTATCCAGTATCACTGCCACTGTTGTAATAAAAATCCTTAATAGTTAAGTTTTCAATAGTTACTTCGCCATTAACTAAAAATGCGTCATTTGAATCAGTTGCACCTGATGGAGTAATAATAACGTTACGCATATCTTGTCCAGTTATTGTTACGTTTACTGGTACAGTTAAAGGAAACGTTTCTACATAAGTTCCTGGTGATATATGTATTGTATCACCACTAGATGCTAATGTAATTGCATGTGCTAAAGTTAGTACCGGATCAAGTTGATGTACACCGTCATTGCTATCACTTCCGTTTTTTGCAACATATACAATATTGCCCTGTGTTGTTGTAATATTAACACTATTAACAATTGCTGCCGATGCTGTAATATCAGTTGCAGTTACACCATCACTCCAAAGATTTTGCCAACGCTTTGTAGTACTACCTAAGTTATATGTTGCAGTGTCGTCGGGTTCTATATCTGATGTTAATTCACCTGCTAATGTTAAACTGTCAGTATCGTCATTACCTATAACAATATTTCCGTTAGCTGTAATATTGCCTGTTGCATGTAAATTGCCAGTTACATTAGTGTCAGTAAGTAACTCAATAGTTCCTGTCCCGTTTGGCTGTATTTCAACATCAGCATTACTTAGGTAACTATATATTCTATTAGTTTGTAGTATTAACTGATCAGTTCCTATACCAGTAGCAACTACTCCGGCAGTACCAGTAAATGTAATTGGGCCGCTTAATGAAGATATACCTAAAGGTGTAACTTGTAAGTTACCTACTTGAACTAAATTAGTTGATCTTAGATTTGTTGCGCGGGCAGTGCCATTTACTGACACTGCTTGAGAAGGTGAAAGAGTATTAACGCCAAGTTTACTATTAACTACGTCAAGTTTAAGTACAGGTGTACTAGCATTTTCATTTCTAAAATCTAGGTTTACATTTTGTCTTAGAAGATTTTCTTCTAAAAGCGGACCACTTATTCTACCTAATTGCGCCATACGAATTCCTTAACTGTTACAGTATTTATCGGAATTTATGTTGTTTAGCTTTCGATGTATTTCATCCGTACTGCTCCGCTACCGCCGCGCCAGCCGTGATCTCTAACACCTGGGCATGGATTTGAAGCAGGGCCGCCTGAACCATAAGGTACGTGTTGCTGACAACCCAACATTTCATAACACTGACACGCTCTGTTACCCATCCAACACGAGCCGTGAAACACGCCTGTGGCTGGATTTCTACTTGCCGCGTTAAGTGCATTTACATATTGATGCATTCCTTGGCCCGACCAACGTGAGTAAGGATTATCGTCTTCAGTAGCGTAAGTTACTGTTGTACCTTTTGTACTTATTACGTTTGCCGGCAATGCAACATGGAAGTAGAACATACAAGTACAAGCAGGATAGCATCCAAGGAAACTTGCACAACTATAAGGACCACAGCAATTAACATCACCGCCGTATGAACATGGAGTAAATCCTCCACTACACATATTACATACTATTCCACAGTTCGGACCTCTGTTTGTTGTGCAAAATCCTGCCGCTCTAAAGCAACAGTACATACTAGGTGTTGTTGAGCAAATACTATTTCCGCCTTTGCCACCTTGTACACACATACAACCGTTTGTACTTGAACTAAACCAACATACTGCTGAATTTGATCCACATCCTCTGTCACAAAGCGATGAGGCATTTCCGCAAGATTTGCCCATACATCCACAAGCTCTATTGCCCGATGTTACGTTATATGATTTTTTACCATACGCTGCCGCATTACCAGGAATGCCGTGACCACAGCAACACATTCTAGAACCCGAGCCGCCTGCGCCCCACATTTCTAAGTCTACTGTTCCGGTTCCCGGTGCAATCCAACAAAAGCCGTGACACATACATCCGTACATTGATCCGTTGTCATATGCCCAAATTTTACCTTGTTCGAGGTTACCTTCCGCTTGGGTAAAGTTTTTGCTACCTAGTAACGATTTTAGTGATGCCATTTGTACGTATCTCCTGTTATTTTATTTATCAAAGTTATGAAGCACTGTAACTGGCTTACCGATCGGAGGTGCTGACGTAAATCTAATATACCAGCCTGCACCTTTACCTGCTGGATTTTGTATTAAGTCATAGTTTGTAATTGCAATTTGAAATACAGTTTCTACTAGCACTAATATGTTTTGTGCGGCTAAAGGAACTGGACTATCATTATCTCCATTGTTTAACGGACCAAAATCAACTTCGCTTGCATCACCTACACCTAAATTTTGCTGTACAATATTTACAGGCTCTTGTCTTTTTAATTTAGCCCATGTACCGTTTGCATAAGATTCATGCGCCGAAGTTTCTGTATTATATCTAATCATTCCGTTAGCTGGAAACACTGGACGACTTGCAGTATTACCCATAGGAACTACTACTGCTTGTTCGCCACCTAACTGAACAATTTGATTAATGTCATATTTAACACCAACTGCTTTAATGTTTCTTACGCTTGTACTTTGTGCTTTGATTAATCTCATTTGTTATACTTCCAAGAAGCTTACTGTTGCGCTCAAGTTAGTAGGAGATTGTGATATCATTACAATTTTGTCACCTGCGTCTAGTACAACCTTTTCACTGTCAAATGTAAACGTTTCGCCGGCAGGTAATGAAAGATCATTAATTACCATGTTGGCATTACCTTTAGCACTTCCGCTTGCTATAAAGTGCATGTCAAACATTGTTTCGCCATGTTCTAAGTGCAGTGGGTTAGTTGCTTCGGTATTACATACCATAATTGTTAGTACTGCATACGTTTTACCTGCGGGTACAAGTAATACATTAGTATCAGTACTTCCTATTGCTGTGCTTGTTATCGCCATTTCGTTTCCTTTTTAAAACAACATACTCAATAAAAGAGCATTCTGTCTACTTATTATTTCACCTTCTTTAGAAGCACTGTGTTTGAAAAACAATCCAGTACCACCTGATGCAGGTGCTTTTACGTATACTTTAAGACCATCTGTCGGGATTGCTGGATCAGAGCTTTGTAACGTTAATGTGAAGTTATCTTTAACTACAACTCCGCCAGTGCCTTGTGATTCTAAAATTAAATCAGTGTCAGATGCAGTAGTTGATATAATATTATCTTGGAATCTAAAGTCTTCAAACTCAACTCTATTTCCAAAAATTTGACCTTTAGGAATATTATCAATTTGGAAAGTAACTACACTAGGTGCACCACTTACTTCTGTATCTCTAACTTCTACATATGATTTACTAGCAGAACCTTCTTCTATTCTTCTTTGAAAGGTACTAGTAAGTTGTGTTACAATTGTATCATCAACATATTTTTTGTTAGGAATATCATCATCATCTGTAATTTGTGTTTCATAGTTATTTGTACCAGTAACACTTATTACGCCTGTCCCAGAGTTGATTAAATATAAATTACCGCCGCCAGTTGATACACTATTAATACGCAGTCCTTGCAAAGTACCTGAAGCATTTACAAAAGTAAATCCTCCAGTTATAGTAGTTTCACTAATTGGATCTACCCATGTAACAGTTTCGTCAAATACAAGTTTTGCATCAGGCAAACTGCCTCTGTCTAATTGTATTCCTGATTGAGTAAGTGTAATGCCTGTACCTTGTTCACCTTCATTAAGTGTAATAATATTATCTTTTAAATTTAAATTTGATGAACTAACTTGCGTTGTGTTACCATTAACTACTAAGTCTCCTGTAATCGTAACAGTGCCTAGTGCAAGTCCGGTATCTAATGTAATATTACCAGAGGATTGAACTTTAATTTTATAATCACTATTTGGCAAGGCTAAAATTTTAGTAGACATTTATAATTCCTATTGTATTTGGAGTGGGGAATTTCTCCCCCACTCTATAAGTCTTCTTAAGATGCTTATGCGTCTTCAGTGAAGTCGTCGTCATCAGTTCCGATTAATGTATTTTGGTCGCCAGCTTCTTCAACCTGCGCCGCACCATCGGTAGTACTAGTTGCAAAGTTCCAAGGAACACTCTTGCCATCATAAGCATTACTACCTGTAGCACTTGGTGCTGACAAAGTAGCTTTGCGTCCAGAAATTTTACTTACTGTGTATGTTTCTGCATCGTCCATTTTGAATGAAATAGCCATCTCACCTGCCGCTAATGCCGCTGGTAATTTACCAGTTGTTAGCGTACAAGTAAATTCGCCTGCTGTTTCAATTTCTTCGCATACAAATTTCTTTGATGCTTTTTGCTTTACAATATAACCTTCTTTAACTGCTGTTCCGTTATGAAAGTTTACTTTGATTTCGTTGCCGCCAGATGTAGGACCTACGCCTGCAACTCCAAACAATCTCTTATTTAATGGTCTACCCATTTGTTTCTCCTAAGTTACGTTCTATGTAATACGCAGTGGGTCAATTCTGCATAAGTCCGTATTATACGGCACGATTTACGACATAAGTATTTATCAGAAAAGAGAAAAGGTCCACGCTAGGTGAACCTTTTTTTATATGGAGCGGGTACGGAGAATCGAACTCCGGTCTAAAGGTTGGAAACCTTCAGCTCTACCATTAAGCTATACCCGCATAGTTATGTATATAATAGCACTAATAAAAATGTTTGTCAACCAGTTAACAAAAAAAAGTCATAAAAAAACAGGACCCGTAGGCCCTGTTTTTAATTTTAAAGCAAAGTTTAGCTAAAGCTAACGTTTGCAGATGTAATAGCAACATTTGCTAAGTAATCAGCGGCATTACCCAAAGATGATGCTGTGTTTGACAACTCAACATAACCATAACGAGTCATAAAGCTAACTACTGGTTCAAATGTGGACGGATCCATTACTACACCACTTGACATCAACGGGATGTATGGGCAATAAAATGCTGGAGCATCTGATTCACTTTGACCTTTATAACCAACAAGCGCCATAGCGTTATCGGCTGCATATGTATCTACATATACACGCATTGCGTTATTCAAAGTACCTACAAACTTAGTGTTTGTTGGAGCTTCAAAAGTTCCTTCAGTTGTACGTGCAAAAGCACTTGTTGTAGCAGACTGTAGGATTGTTAACGCAAATGGGCTAACAACACAATAGTTACCAGCGCCTCTACGTGTACGCTGAGCGATCAAGTTAGCCGCTCTGTTGATTTGAACTGCCAATGCGGCATGCTCGTCACCAACAAATGTTGCTGTACCTGATACAGCGGCTTGGTTGTATGTTTGTACAGCCGTGCCACTTAGCGAACGTAAAGAAGCAATAACTTCTTGGTCAATCTCAGCAGTAATCTCTTGTGCAAGAGCTGCCATGATTTCAGCTTCGACATCAATGCCGTGCTGTGCTTGTGCGTCCTGAGCTGATTCAAATGTCCAACGAGCGCTCAACTTACGAGTTTTCGCTTCAACAGTCTGTTTCAAGATCTGGATGCTTAGTTTGTTACCAGCAGTACCTTCAGACAAGCTAGTTCCTTGTGCTTTACCAGCATCTGAACCGGCTGCATCACCAGAATAACCAACAGCAATTTTGAATGGGCTTAATGCTTCTTCGCCTGCTGTTGCATCATCTGCTGTGTCCGAATAACGTACACGTAACGTGTGGATCTGACCCACAGGTCCAGTCATTGGCTGTACGCCAACAAGTTCGTTTGCAATGACCGTAGGCATTACACGACGAATAACTGGTAGGATTACTCTGTTAAGAGTTGCGACATTACCGGCAGTAGTCGAACCAGCGGCTGATGTTTCAGACAAATACTTGCGTGTATTTTCTAAAGTTGCTGACATTACAGATTTCTTAGTTCCTGTAAGGCCTTCCATCAATGCTGTTTTCGTCTCTTGCCAGCGACTTTCTAATAGTTCCGACATAATTATCTCCTTAATTTAATCCAGCTAAACGACGGATGTCAACGACATTTTCGTTTTGCTTTTGTCTACTAACGTTAGTTTCTTCTTTGTTGCCTGTGATTGCTTTGCCTTCTGTAAGCTGTGCCTTCTTCTTTGCTGGACTATTACCTTCAATAACTGTTGGTAGATACTTGCTAAACGCCGACTTTAGTTTCGGAGTTTGAACAGATTCCAGTAAGTCTGTCATTATTTCACGTTGTGCTTTGCCTAATGGCGCAATCAAATCGTGCATAATTTCTTTACGTTGAACTGACTCGTTAATCTGCTTAATTTCAGCTGTCTTAGCTTCTGAAAGCGTTGTAGTCTTTTCAACAATTGTTTTAGCTTCTGATAGTTGACGATTTTTAGTATCGATAACTTTCATTAACTTAGCTGTTTCACTTTTTTCGTTTAAGTAGCTATTAGCATACTCAGACGCAAACGATTCAAACAACTTACGACCGAAGTCATTCTGTCTTGCAACTTCAATATCTTCCTTCAGTGTAGCAATCTCTTTATTCAAGTTCTTGCTTACTGTTTCAGATACTAACTTTGCACTCTTTTCAATAAAGTTAGTTTTAACCTTATTAAAGTGTGTCTTAGCTTCACGTACTAAACGTACTTTCGTTTCAGCTAGGTCTTTCTTATCTTCAGAAAACTCGTTTATTTCTTTAGCCAGAGCTTCTACTACAAATTCTTCAAGTTGTCCAAACTTAGTTGACATAACTTTCTGATCTTCGTGTAGTTCAGTTACTTCTTTTCCTAGCTGTTGCATAACAAAACCTTTCATTAGGTCTGCGTTTTCACGCATCGCTACTGCATATTTTGCTTTTGCTTCTGCTAGTTGTTTGCGGTCTTCTGCAAACTCAGAAATCTCTGCATTAAGACGCTCGGAAAGCATAGAATCAATGGATTCAACCATTTGACCCTTGTCATGCTCATACTTTTTAGCAAACTCTTCACGAAGTTCCGCAGTTACCTGCATCTTATTCGATTTAATTTTGCTATCCCAAGCTTCTTCTATTTGCGCTCTGATATCTTCAGAAACAACATCGTTTTCAAAGAGTGTTTTCAGTGCATCTATCATACTATTTTCTCCTAGTTCACTGGAGTTTGCTAATAATATTTATTAGCGATTCCTTAAGATACTTTTGTGCCTTTACATCGTGCTTTGTTGCCTGTGCTAATTCATATGCCTTCATTCCCCCACGTGCATTCATTAAATGTTCATAAATTGCTGTAGGATACGCACCAGGGGCACTAGGCTGAGCCACAATGTCCACAGTGATTATTTCGAAATCGGTTACATCACCGCTTCCGTTAACTTCACCAGAGCCCCTACTGGAAACGCCAAGTTTAACGCCGTTTTCCAACATTGTTTTAACTAGCAATCCCATAGGAGTTGGTAATATCTTCATTTTACCATAACCATTTGCATCTTCCATCCACATTTCTGTAATCATGTGAGATACACGGTCAAGGTTAATATTAAGGCCTTCCGGATGATCTACTTCCCCAAGAACACTATATCCTCCAGTAACTTGATCGTTAAGAGTTTTGACAGCCCTACCAATTTCATTAACGGGATACACACGCTGGTTAGCATTGCGCACACCGCCTTGAATGCAAATACCTTTCATATATAGGTCTTTGCCTTCATTAGCAGATTCTACGACGATTTTCGCCTGGTCGAATGTCAAATGTTCTTGAATTAAGTTCATCTAGCTTTCCTTACTTGCCAATGATCGATTTTTTATCACTAGCTGTTTCGCCTGCGCCTTTTTTCTCAGCGCCGTGGCCTTTTGACATAGCTTTCATTGCTTTCCCTGCTTTTCCGCCTGGAACGTTTATGTTGCCCATGTTATCTTCTTTAGCACTTGGGTCAGCTAAGCCGCCTTTTGTACCTTCTGAATTGCTTTCGCCGCCAGCTACTATATTTGCTGATGTGCCATCGCCCATTTTGTTTGCACTTGCTGTTGGGGATTTAGTGTTTGCACCGTTGTCGCCCATTGTAGCATTTACTTTTTCAACATATTCACGCATTGTTTCAGTTTCTGATTTGTCAGCTTCTTCGACTTCTTCATCAGTTGCTTCTTCTACGTCAAGATCAAAACTCTCTTCTTCAGGAGCTTCTTCTTCGTCACTGTCGGCTTCGCCTTCAGCATCGTCTGTATCGCCTTTTTCGTCATCATCGGAAGCCATATCGGTTCCCATTTCTGCATCAAAAGCCGCTTTTAACTTTTCAATTTCGTCTTGCAAGTCTGCAATGTCGTCTGCTACGTCACCTTCTGGTGCGTCATCAGCATCATCATCCATGTCCATTGGAGCATCATCGCCTGCTGGCATTTCAAGATCGCCCATCATGTCGTCTACTGGATCTGCTTCAACTTCAAACTCGTCTAGGTCAAACCCTTCTTCAAGCTCTTCATCAGACTCATCAACTTCTTCATCTTCGTCTAAATCTTCGTCAGTTGCTTCGTCAACTTCTTCATCTGTAGTTTCATCAACTTCTTCATCAGTTGCTTCGTCAACTTCTAGATCATCTTCTAAAAGATTCTCATAAATATCTCTGGATTTTTCTACTACTATTTCGTGAAATAGTGCTTCCGCTCCAGCGCGGTCTTCGTTAACTAATTTTTCGAGCATTTCCTCGAATTTATTACGGTCTGTCATTTTTTCTTCTCCTAAAATGAAATATATTTACCTACGGGTAGGCTGTCAATTGTATTTACTCATAGTATGAAATATAGGTGTATAATAGGCTCAAAATGAGTCATTTTATAATATAGTTTCCTACATTAAATGAGTTAGTAAATTCTTTTACTGTTATATGGGTTAAATTTGCAAAATTGCCAAACGGTTCAGGTATAAATGAGTCCTTATCTTCTATTACTCTTATATATCTCTTTTCGGGAGATTTCTGCATTACACTACATGTTTGACGTAACCAGTTGCCGAAATACGTTGCAGTATCTTCACTTCTTTTGTAATTTGCAGTACTCGAGTATATGTTATTGACCCTCTTGCCTTCAGGTCCGATGCCTTTATAGTCAAACCCTAAAATATAAATTGTATCGTGTGCATGCGAAGCCGCAAGATGTAATGCAGTTGGTCCGCTACTCCAACCTAACCCTGGATTAAAATAGTTAAACCCTCTATAAGATTCAAATGATTTATTAAAGTTCGTCCATACCTGGCCTTCATGTTGATAACGATTTTGATTAATTTCATTAATCATTTTAATATCAACAGCTATAAGATAGTCCGGTTTGAATTCCCTGTATACTGCATTACAAGCATACATTGTTCCGTATTTTTTTAAGGGTTCTAAAGGTATAGAGGATCGGCTAGTGCCGTTGCCCAATACAAACGCTACGCTCAATTATTATACTCCGCCGGCCTCTGCGTTAGCCGATAGTCCATACATTTGTCTAACAAATAACAATTCTTTCTCTTGTTCTTCAGTATGTAGTTCTGCGGCTTTCCTTACGCGATTAATCTGACGTAGTGTAAGTCTAGTTTTGCGTGTATCATCAAGATCTACGGGAGAGTCGTCAAGGTCAGCTTCGTAACGCTTGTCGTCGACTGGATCAACAGTTTCTTTGTCAAAGTAAAATAGTTCACGTAGTATCATATAGTTATTTATACAGTTGCGCCAGTATCTGCGCCTGCATCTCCTGTTGCTGTGTCTGCTGTGTCAATGTCCAGGCCGCCGTCTACTGGCGCTTCATCTGCTGGTGCTTCATCTTCCATACTGCCCATGTCGCCGGCTATTCCAGCACCACTAATACCAGCAGTTCTCATTTCGCCTTCTGCGTCAGCAGGTAATGTTTGTAAGTTTTCGTCATTTTCTTCTTTCCACAAACGTTCATTCTCAGCTACTTCTTCAGCACTTAATCCTAAGAAACGTTGTAATGCAAAACGATTAGAAATATAAGGTATAGCACTCATCTGTGTATATGTAGGTACACGAGCATTATCAATTTCACTTTGTCTATAGCTTGCAAAGTTTTGTGGTGGTTGAAAACGTAAATCAAACATTGCAGTATCAACATTAATACCTTTTTCAAGTATATAACGTTTAAACTCTTGATTTAATTGCTCAACAACTAAGTTTTGTAGTCGTTCGCAATATGTGTTAAAGCGAAGTTCTTGAATATATGCTGTACCTACTCTGCCGTCATTGTATTGTGCCGCGCTGTCATCAGCCCCTGTAGGTAGATAGCTGGAAGGAATTCGTAAGCCGCGTACGAGCTTATTAGTAAAATATCTAAGGTCATCAATTTCTCCAAGGTTAGTACCGCCTGGCAATGTTTCAACTTTTGATCCACGTCCTTCAGCAGTTTGCGGGAAGAAGTAATCTTCGTTCATTGATAAAGGATTATAACTACTGTCTATAACATTAGTTCCTCCGCCTGTAGCACTTGGGATTCTGCGTTGGTGAATCTCAGTTTTTACACGCTCGACAAACTGCATCGCTAAGTGCGATGGCATGTTGCCAACATCAACATAGAACACCCTGCGTTCTGGAGCACGTTGTACTCTGTAGATGATAATAGCATCCTCTAGTAATTCTTTTTGCTTGTATACTTTAAACACAGTTTCTAATAAGCTGTTACCAAATGGGTAGTTATTGTCTAATCCTTCTGATAAACTTAAATGTATAACATTATCTGAGTCTACTGATAGTTCGCCGTCTTCAGTGCTGAATCTTGATCCAGATGCAGTAGGTGTATTACCTGCCATCCCTCTAACGCTTCCAGTACTGCCTACAGCACCGCCGCCGCCATTAATTGTTCCGCTTGTTACATGCGGAGTAGTTGCAACCATATCTTTAAAGTTTAGATTAAAGTTTTTAATAACGTATTGTTCAGGAGTTTTACCGCTACTTTCGTTTACAATAATTCTACTAACGTTTGCACTATCTACATGAAACAATTTTTTAGTTTCTGGATCTCTTACAAAAAATTGATCACCGTACTTAAACACGTTGCGTAATATTCTAAACATACGTGTTTCAAATTTGTTTAATTTGCACCATTGCTGTAAGTATTGTTGAATAATAGTTGTTTCTGAATTTGTAGATTTCTTTTTGAAGTCAATAGTAAATGGCGTTCTATTTTGTGTGTTTTGCTGTGAGCAAAACTCTGCTAATATGTCAAGGGCCGCATTAACTTCTGAATCCATATCCATAGTATTATACTGTCCGTAACGTTCAACTCTATTAGGACTGCCTACATATACATCTGGCAAGTAGGAACTATACTTCGTTGTGGCAGGTCCGGGAGTAGAACCGTTGCGGCCTCCACCCAACGGCGAATAACTTCCGCCCATGTTGTCGCCTGTTTGTACAGGAGTAAAGTATTTTTTCCAACTCATCGTGTTATTTTCCTTATTTAGAAGCTACCTGAAGCTTCTCTAAAGCCTGTTCTATTGATAGTATTAGTTAATCTTGTAACTTCTATTAGTGTATCTAGCTTAGTATTTAGTAGGGTTAGCTGATCTGAGCTACCTGTTCCGGCAGTGCCAGCAGTGCCGCTAGGCATTGTTGTATTACCTGCGTTATTGCCATTAGTGAACGGTAACCAACTGTTATCCTTAGTTAGCTCGTCGTTTATTTTTTCAAAAGAGTTACCAAGGCGTTCCATTTGATCGGCATATAATCTTAAACTACTAACGTCTAAATCGTCACCAAATTTTGACAACGCTTCTAATGCAGTTCCGCTTAATTTTACATTCTCAATAGCTGTTGCATCAATGTTTTTAAACTTATTAAGTCCTTCGACAATTTTATCAAAAGGTGAGTCAGCGCCAAAGAAACTAGTAATACTTTCTAGTACTCCGCCAGCAGTTAGTGATATTAGTGCAGGTCCTAGTAATCCTAATGATGTAGCAATTTCTGCAAAGTTTGTGGCTCCCTTCATGTTAGCCATTTTTTCAACACCTGCGGCAATCTTTTCAACGCCGTCTCCGGCTAAGTTAATGCCGTTTCCTGCAAGTGTTATTGCGGCGCCAGTACCAATAAGCATAGCTGTAAATACTGCGGCACCAATTGCTACTGGTCCGTTTGCAAACATTCTAAACACTGAAGTAAGTGCTCTAAATCCTAGCGTAATAAGCCCACCGGCTGCAAGCAATCCGCCCAATGATGTTAATCCAGCTAAAAGAGCTGGGCCTGCAAGCATGCCTAAGAATTCACTTAACGCACCGCCTTCACGTTCGCCTGTTGCTTGTTGATCATGATCCGGTCCTTCCATTGCTCTTTTACCAAATATAACATCTTTAGCTAAGTTCATCAGTCCTGACATAGCTGTTGATATATGTGGAGATATTAGCTCACCAAGTTTACTTAATCCTGTTGATAGGTAGCCTCCTATAGTTTCCATTAAGTTACCTTCTTTAAAAGATTTAAGTAAATCACTCATCACAGTTGATATTCCTTCAACTACTGCATTTAGTCCGCCAGGACCATCATCAGTAACAACACCATTAAATGCTGTTGTTAACGAACTCATCGCTGCCTGTACTGTATCAAAGACACCTGATGTAATTAATGCATCAGTAATACTATTTCTTAACTTAGTTACAGTGTTACTAAACAATAATGACTGTCTTGACCTTTCAGCTTCTTTATCAGCTTCTAGTGCTTTTGCCGCAATTTCTGCTTCTGTTAGTGCTACAACTGTGTTGCCTAACCCTAATAGTCTTGATTGTGTTTGGGCAAATACATCGCCATCAGCGGCCATTGCCGCAAGTACTAACTTTTCCGCATCAGTCTTGTTAATCATTACCTGCCTAGCTTTTTCCATTTCTATCGCCATTTGTTCCGCGGCTCCAGGAACTCCATCATGCAGGGCTTTGGCTGCGGCTGCGATACCTGGGTTTAGATTTAGTAGGGCATTACCTGCTTCAGTATAAGGTATACCACCAGTAGCAATCATTTCTGTAACTGCTTCGCCAAGTTCCGCATCTCTTGATGTTAACATTGCTACTGTACTTTTAATTGCTAGTTGGGCTTGGGAACTCATTGTAGACATCACTAAAGCAAGCCTATCATCTCGAGCGGCGGCGTCCATCTGATCTTGTACTTCTTGTCTTGACTTGCCTGTAATTTTTGCAAGTTTGTCAATTTCTTTAATGTACGCCTGGGCAGATGCCGCGCCTGCCGCAGATGTTAGCCCTTGAGTTCGTCCTAATCGTTGCTGTTGCCTCATGTAGCCAGCTGTAAATTCACCAACTTCTTCCATTTGCATACCCATAAGCAAAAATTGATTAGCACTTTGAGATACTTGACTTTGCAATGCTACAAACATTTTAGCACCGTTACCAGCAGTGCCTCCTAGTTTTGCAAGGCCTTCACTATTGTTAGATAAGACAGTTTGGAAAGATTCAAAACTCATTCCGGTTTTTGTGGCTTGAAGTTTTGCTTCAAACAGAGAACCACCTAGGTCGATACCTACATTAGATAACTCTCTAAACGCATCAATTTGATTATCTAATACACTTACTAATAATTGGCCTACTCCGCCTATTACACCGCCAAATATAGGAATTGCACTTAGTGCGCCTGTTATATGTTGTGTAAAGTCACTAAGTTTATCACCACCAAGCAATGCTTCACTTGCTAGGCCTTTTACCGCACCTGTAATCTGTGAAAAGCCTCTAGATAGTGCATTGCCAGAACTATTTGCCGCTTCTTCTAATTCTTCTAATTCTTTAGTAGTTTTACCTGACTGTTTGGCTAATTCGTGTAAGTTGCCCGCGGCTTTGTTATTGCCGCCTGAGGCACCTTTCCCTTCCATTACTTTTAATAATCGAACTAGTGTTGCTTCGGAGGCAGCGTTATTTAATTCTACTTCTTCTTGCCCAATCGTACCTGTTACTTTTTCAGCCATATATTTCGGTTTCCTATTAAGTACGCATATAAATATAAGAGATACATACTTGTATAATGTATTTATACGGAGAATGAAATGACAGAATTTAACGATTCGGGTATGACCCAAATGACAGCGCCGGGTGCTAACCCTTTAAAGAAATATTTTAGACAACCAAAGTTATATATTACGTTGCCTAGCAAAGGAAAATGGTATCCTAGCGGTACAATAGAAATGTTAGAAAATGGTGACTTAGCGGTCTTTGCTATGACCGCTAAAGACGAACTAACTTTAAAAACTCCTGATGCATTACTTAACGGCCAAGCAACTGTTGAGATAATACAAAGTTGTGTGCCCGGTATTAAAAATGCTTGGGCTGTTCCAAGCATTGACATTGATGCTTTGCTAATCGCTATACGTATTGCTACATATGGCGAAAATATGGATATCACAGTAACTCCGCCAGGATCTGAAGAAGAGAAATCATTTGCACTGAATCTCAGAGAACTATTAGACACTATGGGACAATTTGATTTTGAGGAAGACGTTCCGTCGTTAGGAGAATTCCAAGTTAAGATTAGACCAGTAACTTATAAAGAGTTTACATCGGCATCATTAACTACATTTGAAGAAGAAAGAATGTTTAGAATTGTTAATGATGGTGAGATGGAGCAAGAAGAAAAGCTATCTCAATTCGGAAAAACGTTTAATAAAATTAGAGATCTAACTGTTGGTATGATTACAGATAGCATTGTATCAATTGCAGTTGACGATATGATTGTAACTGATAGGATGCATATTACTGATTTCATTAGTAATGCAGACAAAGCGGTGTTTGATACCATTACTACACACATCGATAATGAAAAAAAGAAACATGCTATTAAGCCATTAAAAGTACAGTCAGAGCCTGAGGACATTGCAAATGGTGCTCCAGAAACTTACACAGTTCCAATTGCATTTGATCAATCAAATTTTTTCGCCTAAGGATCGTCGACTGGCCAGTTGATCGAATCCTAGAAGAAATTAGAGATTTAGAAGGCCAAGCAAAAGAGTTTCGTCATACAATATTAAAGATAATGTGGTATATGCGAGGTAGTATTTCAATGGACGAAGCGTTTATGCTTTCAACTGAAGATCGAGAAATTATTAACGACATAATTAAATCTAATTATGAAGATACTAAGAAGTCTGGAATGCCTCTAATTTAACTAGTTGCTGGTCCAACTGTTGGTGCTTTAGTACCCGATAACTGTGCTTTAATCTGATCTGCAATGCCAGATTTTTTAATTTCATCTGCAATGCCGCCTATCATCTTAGTAGTTAGTGCGGCGCCAACAGCCCTAGGTGCCATTTTAGCAGTAGAATTATTTACCCATTGAGCACCTGCCCAAACATAAGTTTCACCGTCGTCGCCAGTTTCTAATTGCCCAGCACCTTTAGCTACTTTAATTTTTGGATTGGGCTTAGTGTTATTTTGTGTTTGGCCGTATTTACTAAGTTTTTCATCTTTGTTTAGGTCTTTAAAGTTTTCACTACCTTCTGCACGTTTGATAAGTTTTTCAAGTTGTTGCACCATTACTGGATCGGACATTATAGCTTCTAATCCCTTTGCAAAGGGTGCAATTTGTTTTGCTAAGTTAGCAGGTAATGCTTCGCCTTTAGAAACTTTATCCATTGCCTTACTCATTGTGCCTCCAGACCCTTTACCGCCTAACTTTTGTGCCATGCGTTTAGCACCTTGTGCAACTTTTTTTAGTTTGTCGTTAGGTGCTTCATTAAGAGTTTGTAATTCTAAATTAGTAATATCATTGACGTTCATTATAACATCCCCGCTAGTGCTTTTTTATGCGCAACAGATAAGTTATTAATTTTATTTTGAAGCTCTGCAGGAATTTTGGCAGGCTTTCCTGTTGCATTTGCTTTTGTTCCCGGACCGTTATTAGTAGTTCCGGGCTTTGTGCCTTTACCAACAGTCGACTTCATTCCTGTTTTAGCTTGCGCTTTGTTTAGTATTCCTGCTTTAGGATCTGCTTGAGTAGGTGCCGCTGCCGCATTGCCGCCAGTAAGTTTATTACGTGCCGCTTGCTTTAATACGTCCATTACAGTTTTCTTATCTATAATTCCTTTAGGTAGCTGAACTCCGCCAGCAGATAAATTATTTTGTTTCATAAACGCGGCAAAATCAGTATCGGACATATTTTTATCATTCTTGCCATTAATACCTTGCCATGTTTTTAATGTCTTGTATAATGCGTTTGCTTCTTTACCCATTTGGGCACTTCCTGCCATACGTTCAGCACCAGGCAATTTACCAACAGCGCCTTTAACTGCATTACCAATGCCACTAGTAGGAGCTTCGCTAATTTTTTTATCTTCATTTAAAATATCATAAACGTTCATGAGTAGTCCTTAATAATATACTATAAGTGTATTTAGTAGTTAGTGTATTAACTTCGTTAATACAAGTTATCGCTAACGCTCAAACTACTTACACTTCGTTTTGATTAAATAATTTATAAATGAATTATAATTGCATTATTACGAATGTAATAATGTTTAAGTTTCATGTAGATTGTTTTAGTCAGACGGAACCTGTTTAAGGGTTCCATCTAATCTTGAGCTTCATGTGAGTCCGTCACAGCCGAGACATTGGAAGTAGGTAATTGTTTATACACAAAGTACAATGGGCTCTGACCTTTCCCAACCTACGTCGACATTATGTTGCTTATAATATACAATGTACATTATATGTAACAATATTCCCTCGCTTCGTTCCTATTGCTAAAGAGTTTTTATGTACTGTGTTTGTGTTTTTCGACTGCCAACAATGCAATCTATATCAACCAGTGAGCCCAATTTGTTTGGTGGCTTCCTCCCTCTGGGGAGTCGATCAATATGTACGTGTGCTTCTATACGAGAGCTTTTTCCACAGCGGTATTTCTAATCTGGCCCGCTAACCTTATGTGTTGGAATGTTTTGCCTGTAAATGTTCTTTAAGAATTTTTGATCCGCCAACTCTAACATTTATGATACCGTTGTAGTATTCATCTGTTTCAAGTACTCTGCGTTCAAACTGCTCTCGTGCCTCTAAGTAACTTGCTATGCCTCTGCTAGGACAAATATGAATAATTTCTCTTATGAAATGTTCTTCGCCTAACTCTAAAACGTCTGCATTAAGTCTATCACTGGAACCGTAATAAGTTTGCCAGTCACTTTCTTTAGTACTACGTCTTTTGTTTTTCTTGCCTTTGAGTGGTTTCTTTGTTACTTTGAATTTTGCTAGTTTTTTGCCTACGTATTTCATGCCATTGACTTTGTTTGTTATCAAGTAAACAAATGCTTCACAACCTTCTGGTAGTTCGTCTATTGTTTCGCCTTGATAAGTCCATTGCATACAGATACTTACCGCTATTTGCCTTTTTCTGCCGCCTTTTTGGCTTTATACTTATCGTTGATCTCATCGCCTCTTATTTTAGCATGTTTTCTTATTTCTCTCAACCACTTTCTGCTTTCAGCATGTGTTCTATGAGACTCACGAGCTTCAAACTTTTCGTTCGCAGTAAAATAAGATAGATATGCCTTTACAAGCATGTCATGTGCATCATCTTCGATCATTCTATAATCTCAATATCATTTTCATATGATGTAAATCCGTTTTCCTTAACAACTTTCATTACGTTATTAACTCTTCCAATAAGCTCATCCTTGTGAGAGATAAGAAATACATTCTTTTCGCCTTCTCTAGCCATCTTCTTAAGGACACCTAACGAATTTTCAACACCAGCAGTGTCCATACCACTATCAATAAGTTCATCAATAAATAATAAGTTAATCTTTTGATATAAACTTTCCCAAACGTCACGGAATGCAAAACTCATACCTAAGATAAGTCTGTTACGTTCTCCGCGTGACAAGTTATCAAAGTCTAAGTCTTGACCTAACTGAGTAATTTCAACATTTAAGTCATTTAAGAATACTACTTGATGTGGTAAGCCGAGTTTGTCAAGATACATTGAAAGTCTATTGTTAAGATACATCAAGTTCTGATCAATAATCTTTTTACGGATAAAACTATCTTTATTAGTAAGAAGTTTTAATAAGAAGTCTTGGTGTTCTTTAAAACTAGTAAGCTCGTTTACTATATTCCAGTTAATCTCTTGCATTGCACTATTGTTTAATTCATCAATTTGTGCTTGATAAGGGTCTAATTCTTGTTCTTTACTATTTAATGCTTGCTTTAAGCTATCTACGTTAGTCCTATGGTCGTATGCTTCTTTAGCAGTATCATAAAATGTAGTAGGCTTACCGTTAATATCACCGATATCACCGAGCCCTTTTGTAACATCGTTTACTTTAATAGTAATCTCAGACTGATACGCAATAGCATCAACAAGTTCTTTAGATTTACGTTCTGCAATCTCTGCCTTTTTGTCTGCATGTAGCTCTTGACCACATGTATAACATGTTGCATCGTCTAGTTCTGCAATGTCTTTATTTGCCTTTTCAACAGTCTTGTCGGCACGTACTAATGCTGGTTCTAATGTACTTAATTCTTTTTTAAGAGCCAAAATAGCATTGTTATGCTGTGTCCAATTAGACAACTTTTCATGCGACTCTAGTTCAGTGTTAATATCTAAGTGTTCTAGTTGATCGATGCCTAATTGTAGTTTTTTTACGTCTTGTTCATTTTTAGAAAGCCATGCACGTTGTGTACTTTGTAAACTCTCAATAGTTCCGCCGATCTTTTCATTAGCACTTTGGATAGCATTAATTTTTAATGTTTCTTCTTGGATAGCATCTTTAGTTTTCTTAGTTTGTTCTTTAAGTGTATCGGCTTTTTCACTAAGGATGGTAATACCAAGTAGTTGTTCAATAATTGCACGTTGGTCGTTCTGCCGCATACTTAAAAATGGTTCAGTATAGGTGTTTAGTGCAAGTATATGCTTAAACATATCGTGACTCATGTCAAGCAAGTCGTTAATAAACTCCTGAGTCTTGCGACTGTCACCTTGTGACTCGTCTGTCATCTCTTGTTCGTGCTCATCAACATAAAACTTTAGTACATTAGGTGAACGTCCGCGCTCGATACGATAGTCAACATTGTTTTTTTCAAAATGCAGTGTAACAAGCATGCCTTTTGAGTTTGTTTTGTTGATTAAGTTGTTTTTCTTAATGTTAGTAAGTGCAGTACCGTACAATGCATAAGACAATGCATTAATGATAGTAGTTTTACCAGTACCGTTACGTGATCCACTATCGTCGCCTCCTTGATCTAAGTTTTCGCCTAGAACTAGTGTTAGGTTGTCTTTGTCAAAGTCTACGGCTTGGGTCTGATTGCCTACACTCATAAAGTTACGTACTGTAAGGTCTTTAATTTTTATCATAGTTCGTTATAAATATCCATTAGCATCTTCTTATCGAAGTTGTCTGAGTCAATTGCATTAATTTCTCCTGCAACAATTTGATCTACGCTTTCGAATTGTGCAATGTCTAGTTCTGTATTAATGTCTTCTAACTGTTTTTGTGGAATTAAACTAATTTCACGACAGTTGTAAGTATTAATAAACGTTTCTTTAATAAAACTTGCCTCTTCAAAGCTAATAGGCAAGTCTAAGTTAACACGTAGATACATATTAGGTTTAATAATTGTATCTGCTTCGTCGATTAATTGACTTAGTTTAATAGTACGGTACTTGGGACAGTCAGGCCAGTTAAGGTATACTGGCTCAGCATCGTTTTCTCTATCGAGTATCATCATACCACGGTCATCATCCCATGCATCTGCATAGTTGTGCGGAAACGCATTACCTAAGTAATGTACCACGCCTTGTTGCTGACGTTTATGGAAGTGTCCACTAAAAACATAAGACTGATTAGCAAAGTCTTCTGCTCTAAGCTCTCCGTGGTCGGGCATCTGTACCATAGCGTTCATATAGAAGCTAGGTAGCTCAAAATGCCCAAATATATATTTGCTTTTTAGCTTTTTAAGTTTCTTCCATTCGTCGCCTACTAACCAAGGCACAATAGTAACATCCTCGATTGTTGTAAGTTCGTCGATAAATGTAATACCTGGAATATGTTTTGCAAATGCAGTACTATTAACGTCACGCTTGTCTTTATAATACAAGTCGTGGTTACCATCAAAGAAGAAGAACTGCTCAAAGGCAGCTCCTAGCTTCTCCATACAACGGATAGTAGCATCCATAGTTGTAAGATTTAAACTGTTTCTATTATGGTGCCAATCACCACAAAAAATACCAGTCTCACAACCGTTGGTTTTTGCTTGTTCAATATACCAATCAACAAAGTCTTCACAATCTTGATTGTGCATCTTGCTATTACCTTTTAATCCCAAGTGGATGTCGGTAAAGACTGCGGCTTTTTTAAACAAATTTACGTCCTCTATGATTCAACTAACATTATACAACAAAATCTCAATAAGATCAATGACTTATTTGGAAGATTTCATTTTATCGGTTTCTCGTTTCTGCTCTGCTTCCCATTGTCCTTGATTTTGTCTAGTAAAGCTAGGATTCATATTGTTCATTTCTAGAATGTCATCACGGATGTTCTGCGCACGTTTTTCAATATTAATAACACGTACAAAACTATTAGTAACTGCGGCAGTGTAATATGCAAACGGATTATCCGACTTAGATTCATCAAACTGTAAACCAATTTGTGCTAATTGTAGAATAGCTTGTCCGCGCATTTCGTCGTTGTATGTGTAACCACGTACATTGCCTCGAGTAGCATAACGATCACAAAGTTTCATCCACATCATAGCAAGTTTATTAGTTGCCTTTCCGTGTGTTTTGTCAAAATGTCCATTTTCCATGCCACCTGCCCAATGACTCTTTCCTACTAATATTAAATCACCGTCATCATTGTACTTGTAATGATGAAAAGGTGGAAAATTAAGTTTTGTTTTAGTATCGGCAATAGTTTTTGGGTTCTTTTTACGTCCGGGCTCTTCTGGAATATGATCAAACGTCATTACACGGAAGATCAATTCTTCCTTAGTAATTGTTTTATAATCTACTTCGCATTCTGCTTGTTTAACTTTATGTCCCAAGCCTTTTCTCCGCTCAAATTCAGCAGTCGACATTTTCTTTGCTTTAGCACGTTTAGCTTCAGCAACTGTTAGTCTATTAATTTTTCCAATATCAAGTACAATAAGATCAAACATAGCATGTGATTCTTCTGTAAAACTACAGAATGTACTTTTTGATTTATGTATTTCTTTTAATATATCTTTGTTATTTAGGTAATTTACACGTCTAGCCATTACTTCTCCAAGTTATAAGATGTTACATACATTATAATATACATACATTAAAAAGTCAACTAAATAACACTATAAGAAGGAGATATTATGCCAGGTCGAAATCCATTTACAAGTTTACAAGAAACTTTTGGTAGTGCTATTAATGTTGTAAGTACATTAAAAAGAACAGTAGACACTGTATCTGCGTTTGCCGACAACCCTTTAGGATTTATGAAAAACATTCGTAGTGCAAACCTCCAACCAGATGCAATGCCAACGTTTAAATCAAATACTAGTGCTATAGTTAAAAGTCCTAGAGGCGAAAACGACTGGCGTGTAAGTTTAAGCGTTCCGCCTATAATGAAAGGAATGCCCAAAACATTATTACAGCCTTTAGTTAACACAAATAATAGAATGGTATTTCCTTTTACGCCGTCTATTATATTTTCTCATTCTGCAAGCTACAATGCATTGCAACCTACACATACTAATTATCCATTTTTTAACTATCAAAGTTCAGCTGTGGACGCTATAACTATTGCAGGCGACTTTTTTGTTGAAAATGCAGAAGATGCAGAGTATTGGGTTGCGGCAGTTACTTATTTGCGTACTGTAACTAAAATGTTTTATGGCACCGGCGCGAATTTAGGTAATCCTCCGCCAATTATTAAACTAAATGGGTACGGAGAGTTTGTTTTTAACAATGTGCCGTGTGTAGTAACTGCATTTAATATTGATTTACCGCAAGACGTGGATTATATTAAAACTACAATGGGAGGATCAACAACACCTGGCAATCATCATGCTGATCCTGTAACTACTGAAGGTGCCGATACATGGGTTCCAGCACAAAGTTTAATATCAGTAACAGTACAACCAATATACAGTAGAGCTAGACAAGCTGAATTTAATTTAAACGATTTTGTTAGTGGTAAACTAATAACAGGTAAAGGAATGATTTAATGGCAAGTTATAATAATTCTAGTCCGTGGGCAAATACAAAGGTTGTAGATCAAAGATATTTAGGATTGTTTCAAATCCGTCCTGTTCCTAAAGAAAGTGACGATGTATTATATGAAATTGAATCTCAATATACTCATAGGCCAGATTTATTAGCTTACGATCTATACGGAAGTACAAAATTGTGGTGGGTATTTGCGCAAAGGAATATGGACACAATTAAAGACCCAATTTATGATATCGAAGCAGGCGTAGAAATTTATCTACCAAAAGGACCTTCATTAAAACGCTTGTTAGGAATTTAAAAGATGCCACCTAATTTTAACGGACTGCGTAACAACATTGCTAGAAAAGTAAATTCAATTAAAGAATTGGTACCGGATATTTCATCAACGTTAGAAGGTGAAGTTTCTAAATTCACAAATGAACTAGCTTCTTTTGATTTTACTAAATCTGCAATAAACGTATTAGGCATAAATGACGGTACTGCGGTTTCAAGTCTACTTAGTAAACTTAATGGACCGGGAGCAACAGCAGACTCTTTTAATTTTAAAAGCAATTTAAGTGCAAAACCTGGTCCAATTGGCACTACAAATAAGCCTGGAGAATTAGTTCCAGGTCAGAGTCCCGGTCCGTGGGCAAATGAACTTGAAGGCTTTGCTAGTATGAATTGTTTAATGACACTTTCGGCATTAACTAAAGACGAAGTAAATGACCCTGATGGTACATATAGAAAATCCGGTGTTGCTGAAAATAGAATAATTTGTAGGAGCGGCGGCTCCGGTACTAAGAAAGTTAAAACTGCATACGAAAAGGTACTAGGAAAGACCCTAGAATTTTTCCTAGATGATTTAGAATTTAAATCAATAATGGTGGCAGACAACGATGCTAGAAATTCTAATGTAACAACCCTAGCGTTTGAAGTTACTGAACCTTATAGTATGGGATTATTTTTAAATACTCTTAAGGCTGCGGCAACTTTAGGCGGCTATGCAAACTATATCGAAGCTACATACATGCTAACACTAGAATTTGTCGGTACGGACGAAGAGGGCAACATGGGAGTTGCTCCTTATTCTAGGAGATTTCTTCCAATTAAACTTAAGACTGTTAGGCTTAAAGTATCCGGCTCCGGCTCTGTCTACGCATGTACAGCATACTTGTCAAATGAACAAGCAATGCAAGATGCAGTACAGCAAGTAAAAACGGATATTGCAGTAACAGGAGCTACAGTTAGAGAACTATTGCAGTCAGGCGGCCAAAGTCTAACTACTATACTAAACACTAGATTGCTTGACATGCAAGATAAGGGACAAGTAAACGTTGCAGACCAATATGTTATTGTGTTTCCAGAAGACCGCACAAGTGCGACTGGAAGGCCTTCGGCTGCATCTAGCAATAGCTCTTCTGGAGCAACTATAAATCCATATGGATCTATGGCAGATGGTGAATTTGGCGGAATGGCTAGCTCTTCAAATCAATTAACACGAGCAGAATTAACAGAACAGTATAGATCTATTACAGGTGATAACGAAGGAGAAGTGCCACTAAATTACGACCAATATATTAATAGTATTTCTGGCATTGTTAGATCGTCCACTGAATTTGGTTCTGCATTTAAAGATTATGCTAATAGTGATTTTGCAACAAATATAATTGGCCAAGCTGCCATTATTAATAATCCAGTTGAAGCAGGTCAGTCTCCGATGGGATCAATGCAGTATTCTCAAGAAAATATTGACAGGTACCCTATTTTCTCAAGAGGCTCAGCAGAATTACAAACTAGTGGCACTAATAGAATGTTTAAGTTTAGAGCAGGTGCACGAATACAAGATATAATCGAAGAAGTACTGTTAGTTAGTTCATATGGACAAGCACTTGCTGGACAACTTTCAGACATTACAAACCCTACAGGAATGGTTCAGTGGTACAGGATTGAAGCAGATACTTACACTGTTCCAGAAAACACAGAAGTGCTTAGAACCGGCACAAGTCCTAACATTTATGTGTATAGAGTTGTGCCTTATATGGTGCATTCTAGCGTGTTTAGTAACCCAGCAACTCCGGCAGTTGGTATAGGAGCGTTAAAAGCTGAAGCGGCAAAAGAATATGAATATATTTACACTGGCAGAAATAAAGATATTTTAGATTTTGAGATTGATTATAGGTTTGCCTTCCAAGCAGGCGCTTTAGCAGATTCTGCGTCAAGTTCAGCTCAACAGCGACAAGGCAGTGCTGTGCAATCAACACCTAACCCACATTCTTCATCTTATACAGCTGGTGGTGAATCAGCCGCTGAGTTTGTACCTGTGGAAGGTATGGTCTCACAAGTCGAAGTTATCAATGCAGGAGCAATAGCAGGCGGCGGCTCTGAAATAAGCAATGCAGAAATAAGCATCGCACGAAATTTTAATGACAGATTAGTTAACAGTAAAAATGATTTGCTAATGGCCGAACTAACAATTATTGGTGATCCCTTTTATCTTAGTGATAACGGCGCAGGAAATTATCATGCCGGCGACACTTCGTATACTAATATGACCGAAGACGGCACGGCAAACTATTCCAACGGCCAGGTACACATTAATATATTATTTAGAACTCCGGTTGATATTGATGAAGATGTAGGAAATTATACATTTCCTGAAGACTTGCTATTAGTTGAATCATTTAGCGGATTGTATATGGTTAAAACAGTTATGTCAACTATTAGTAAAAACCAATTTACTCAAACCCTATCACTGAATCGAGTTTTAAATCAGCAAGAGTCATCTACTACTGCAAATACTGGTATAATGGTTAGTACTACTGACGCAAGAGAATCATTAAATGAACGAGCACTTGACGTACAACGTATTGCAAGTGCGGCAATAAGTGAATTGAATTTTCCATCTAATATAATTGCATATCAAGACGAGTTAGCACAATTACTACCAAAAGTGCAGGAACTCGGAACTATAGCAGAACAAGCCAAAGCCGCGTTAAATACTGATGAACTAGCACTATTTGGCAAAGTAGGTGAATTGGCAGAATCGCTAGAAGCTAGTATGGGCAACTTTGATATTGGCCAAGTCGGCCTTGACTTTGAAAATATTGAGCAAACATTAGGTCAATTTACAGGAATTAATTTGGATACTATTAAAACAAGTACATTACCTTCGTTAGGTACTATTGGCGCAAGTGTGTTACCATCCATACCGTTGCCAGGTGTAGGGTCATTAAATGCGGCAGCAAGTTTTGCACAGTCAAGAGGCGCAAGTGAATTAAATGCCTTAAATAGCAATCTAAGAGATAACATAGGCGGAGCAACAAGTGCTTTAACTGGACCACTTAGAACGATAGAGTTACCGGCCGTTAATTTGCCTAATGTAGATTTAGGCGGCCAGCGGGTATTTAACACGCTAACTAATAGATGGGAAAGCTTCTAATGCCACCAAACAATAACCAAAACAATTTAAGATCTAAACAACATATTGATCCTAGTTCACCGGGACCGTTTGAAGCTATTGTAGTTAATCATTTAGATCCTCACTATATGGGAACACTTCAAGTTGAACTATTAAAACAGACAGGAGCAGGTAATCAACCTGAGCGATCAGGACAAATGATCGAAGCTAGATATTTAAGTCCGTTTTACGGCGTTACACCAACTGGAGCAACATCTGGAAATGAAGGATATAAAAATTCTCAAAAATCATATGGCTTTTGGGGAGTGCCGCCTGATATTGGAACTACAGTTTTAGTAATTCTTGTAGAACAAAGTTTGTCTAAAGCATTTTGGATAGGGTGTGTACAAGAAGAAAATATGAACTTTATGGTGCCAGGGTATGCTGGTACAGATAATTTATCTGATTACGGTAACCGAGCACCGTCAGCAGAATATAACAAACAGTTACAATCTGTAAAACTTAAAGATGCTACCAAATATAAAAAACCAGTACATGTTGATCTTGCAAGGTCATTAATCCGGCAAGGATTAATATCTGACGATGTTAGAGGAATAACTACTTCAAGTGCTAGACGAGAAGTTCCTAGTGCTGTTTTTGGAATAAGCACTGGCGGCCCAGTAGACAAACGCACAGGTGCACCAAAAAGTGAAGTAGGACCAGTTGGTCAAAAAACTAATATACATACACATAGACTAGGTGGTTCGTCGTTTGTAATGGATGACGGTGACGACAAGTTTATAAGAAAAGGTAAAGCAGAAGATACTCCAATGGAGTATGTAAGTTTAGAGGCAGGCGAAGTTGGCGGTGATCCCACATTACCTGCTAATGAACTGTTGCGATTAAAAACTCGTACAGGCCATCAAATACTTTTGCACAATACTGAAGATTTAATTTACATTGGAAATGCAAAAGGTACAGCCTGGATTGAACTTACATCAAATGGTAAAATAGATATCTTTGCCGCAGATAGTATAAGTGTGCATACACAAGTTGATATGAATTTTACAGCAGATCGAGATATAAATTTTGTTGCAGGACAAAACTTAAATATGGTAGTTGGACAAGACATCAAAGCTACTACAGGTTCTAATATGAATTTTGTTGTAGGTAAAAATGCTATGTGGAATGTAGGTGATAGTTACGATGTTGCCTCAGGCGGAAGTATATCGCAATATGCAGAAGGAAATTCTACATATACGTCAACTGGAAATGCCAACTTTTTATCAGGAGCAGAAGTATTTATTGGTTCATCTGGCGGCAACGTCAACTTAGATGCTTGCAATAGTTTGAAGATAAATGCAGACCAAGAAGGTCATATACATATTGGAACTGATTTACATATTACATCTAAAGGTGAAACAGACATCAAATCTACAGGCGAAATGGCTGTACAAAGTACTGCGGCTATGCGAATACACAGCGAAGCAACATTAGATATACTTGGTGCTACTACAACTAAAGTTTCATCAACTGGTACATTAGATATTAATGGCGGTACTGCAATTAAGATGACAGGATCATCAATTGACTTAAATGGACCATCTCCGGCGTCATTGGCAACGGCAGCCGGTGCAGAAACTGCGTTAGTTCCGGCAGCACCAACACCGCTTGCACCCGAACCAGCATCAGTAGCAGAACAAGCATCAAGAATACCACAGCACGAACCGTGGTATGAACACGAAAACTTAAATCCAACATTATATACTCCGGATAAAACTAGAGCAAACACTGAACAACTTCCAACATTTGTGCCTCGTACTCCTGATACATTTGCTAAGTCAATTGGTACACCTATATTTGGCGCACCCCCAGTTGTGTCTAATAGAAGAAATTCTACGGGCGAGGTAGGTGTAACAACCCCTACTTCATATTACGGAGCATCTAGCACACCAGCGTATGACTCGCAGGAGTCATTAGGAATATCTCCTGCACCCGGTGCACCAGCATCTAGTGACATACGAGAACGAGCTAGAGTATTAGCATCAGCTATGCGAGCTGTAGGATTTACTGACGACGAAACGTTATTATCAATAATTGCAGTTTGTCATACTGAAAGTAGATTGCTACCTGCAGAAGAACTAAGTTATGGTAATAATACTAATAGCTATATTAGAAGTATATTTAAAACAGCAACTAGGGGAGTTAGTGAAGCCGAACTTACTGCGGCCAAGTCTACAAAAACTTCTTTCTTTGAATTAGTATACGGTAACAATAATGCAAAAGGACGTGAACTAGGAAATCAATTTGATGGTGACGGTGGTGCATTTATTGGAAGAGGAATTATACAATTAACTGGCCGAGCAAATTATGAAAGATACGGCAAAGCCGCAGGGCTTATTGACGAAGCATTAGTTGATGGACCCGACGGTACAAACAAAAACCCGAACGGCGTTACTGTAATTGCTAATCCTAGTTTATTGGCTACTGATTTTGTAACAAGTTGTAACGTAGCCGCACAATATCTTAAAGATAGATACCGTCCTAATAGAGGCAGGGGAATATTAGGTGATCTAAGACTATGTATTAATGCAGGCGGATATGATCATGCATATCCTAAAGACTTGCAATTTTTAAACGCAATTGATGCAACTTGGATACAAGAACCTCTACCTGAATCAGTACAAGGCATTGACGATAATGTTACTAACGCAGGCGGAACGCAAGAAAGAAGAAAAGGACCATTTTAAATGTGTAATGTTTTTATACCAGAAGGTAAAGTTGTACGCCCAGGTACAATACAAGATTTAACTTCAGAAAGTGCATCGTTAGATTCGCAAGCATTTAATTATACAGGCGAAGCATCAAATCTTGAAGGCGATTATCCAGGATCAATTGGCGGCCTAAATTCAAATTCTGGATCACCTATTGCATATGCTAATCCGGGCCCTGTTCCTAGCGGCCCTGGATACTTAAAAATGAAAGCGTTACTTGATAATGTAATTTCAGCAGATTGGAAAGAAAAAGGCCGCCCGGGAAATCCTAATATCTTAGCCTGTTATGATGCTTGCGGACTATCTTATGATCGAGATACTGGATCAAGTGCTTATTATTGGTGTGCGGCATTTGTAAGTTATATACTAAAAACAGCAGGTATCCAAAGTCTAAGCTCAATGAGTAGTCAAGCATATCGAAATTATGGATCTGAAGTAGACTGGAGAACATTAGATAAAATTCGATATTTAGATATAGTAGTTTTTAAGTCTAAAACAAGAACCGGAGGACATATTGGATTTATTGTTGGTGCAGATGCAACGACTAATAAACTTAAAGTGTTAGGCGGAAACCAAGGAGACGATGCAAAAGTAACAACTTACAGTGTTGAAACCTCTAAACAGTATGTTATTAACATAAAGCGTAACTGGAACGTTCCTGCAGAATATGACAAGCCATTATTTGGCGAAAATAAATTAGATATAGACGCTGTTTCAACAGGCACAAACAGCACTACAGTATAAGGCTAAATATAGTATGAGCACATTAGAAAAGGATATGTACGAAAGAATTAAGGTGACTGGAGCAAAGAAAGCTCCATCACAGCCTAATTCTGCACGAGCATATAGAGGGTTAAGTACAACAAACCCAAATAACGCTTCGTCTACATTGTACGATCTTGCATTAATTAAGCAAGACTTAATAAATCACTTTCATATAAGACAAGGTGAAAAATTAGAAAACCCTGAGTTTGGTACAATTATATGGGAAGTGTTATTTGAACCAATGACAGATGATTTAAAAGGCGCTATTGCAAAAAATGTCACTGATATTGTAAATTACGATCCGAGAGTTCAGGTAGATCTAGTAACTGTTGATGCATTTGAAACAGGTATTCAAATTGAATTAGACTTAACATATCTTCCTTACAACATATCTGAATCTATGCGCTTAACATTTGATGAAAGCAATGGATTAATATCGTAAATTATATACGCACTTATCCTAAACTAATAAATACTGTGAGTGAAGGAAACCATAAACTATGTCAACTACAGATAGACAAAACAGGTTATTAGTAGCCGAAAATTGGAAGCGTATATACCAAAGTTTTCGCAATGCTGATTTTCAAAGCTACGACTTTGATAACCTAAGAAGAACAATGATAGCATACCTTAGGACTAATTATCCTGAGGATTTTAACGATTATATCGAGTCTAGCGAATATCTTGCGCTGATAGATTTAATTGCATTTTTAGGCCAAAATATTTCCTTCCGTATTGACCTAAATGCAAGAGAAAACTTTTTAGAATTAGCAGAGCGTAGAGAATCAGTTCTCCGTTTAGCACGGTTACTTTCTTACAACCCAAAACGTAACCAAGCGGCCCAGGGACTTTTAAAAGTAACAAGTGTTTCAACAACTGAAGAGGTTGTAGACAGTAATAACTTTAATTTAGCAAATCAACAAATACAATGGAACGACCCAACTAACACAGATTGGTATGAGCAATTTATTAAAGTAATGAATTCTGCACTACCTGCTAATGGAACTTTTGGACGCCCACTTAAAAAAGAAATTGTCGACGGTGTTCCAAATGAACAGTACAGATTTAATGCTGTTAATACTGACATTCCGACATACGGATTTACTAAAACAGTACAAGGAAAATCACTACAATTTGAGGTAGTGTCTACAGATTTAAATACTGATACAAAAAACGCTGAAGAAGAAATTCCGTTGACTGCAAATAGTTTTGCGTATCTTTATAAAGACGATAGTCGCGGACCTGCAAGTAGTAATACTGGATTCTTTTGTACTTTCAAACAAGGCTCATTAGATAGCGGACAATTTGTAGTTAATACTCCGACAACTAATCAAGTAATTGATATCGATGCGGCAAACATTAATAACGATGATGTTTGGCTTTACAAGTTAGATGCATCTGGACAAGAGTCAGAATATTGGACAAAGGTTGATGCTGTTGAAGGCAACAATATTATCTATAATAGTGTTAGTAAAAAAATTAGATCAGTTTACAGTGTACTTACTCGAGTAAGTGATAGAATTAGTTTAGTGTTTTCAGACGGTACATTTGGAGAACTACCACAAGGCGTATTTAAAGTATTTTACCGTACTAGTAATAATCAAAGTTATGTAATTAAACCAACCGACATGACAGGAATTCAAATTAAAGTCCCTTATTTAAGTAGAAGTAATACTGTTGAAACAATTACGCTTAATTTAGAATTAAAATATACTGTTGCTAATAGTTCTACAAGCGAAACTAACGAAAGCATTAAGCAAAATGCACCTTCGACTTATTATACCCAAAATAGAATGGTAACAGCAGAAGACTACAACGTTGCTCCGTTAGGCATAAGTCAAGACATTATTAAAGTAAAATCAGTTAATAGATTTGCAAGTGGAATTAGTAGATATTATGATTTGTTAGATGCAACTGGAAAATATAGTAGTACAAATTTGTATGCAAATGACGGCATTATATATAAAGAAAATTTAGTTAATAAAGATAGCTTTACCTATATAACACAAACAGACATTGAAAGTGCTATTACAAATAAAATAGAACCTATTTTAAAAGATCGAAGAGTTTTAAATTATTACCTAACAAACTTTACAAAAGTTATTACATCTGATTTAAAAGCAGAGTGGGTACAAACTACTAGCGACACTAATAGAGGGACAGGACACTTAATAGACGAAAGTGATGTAAAGTACAAAGTTGGTACTTTTACAGCAAACAACCTGCGCTTACTAGAAGCAGGGTCGCTTCTTAAGTTTGAAGCCCCAACAGGTTACCACTTCTTAGTAGGTGATAAGACAACATTAATTGCAGGAGCAGTCGGCGCACCTAATACACTAATGTATAAGTGGGTAAAAGTAATTAGTGTAAATGGCGACGGTACTACAAACACTACATCGGGCCTAGGACCTATTGTGCTTAACGATAGTATTCCGACACAGGCGCTATTAACAGAAATTAGACCTAAACTAACTACAAGTATTAATGATTCAGTTAAAGTACAAATTATTGACCAAGCATTTGCAAATAATACATTTGGACTGCGCTATGATGTTGGTACTAGACAGTGGAGACTTATTACTGAAGTAAACTTAGATACAATTAGTGATTTTAGTACAGGAAAAACCGGCGATGTTAGCAGTCAAAACTTAGATGCAAGTTGGTTATTATGGTTTAAAACTGACGGCGAAAAATACAATATTACATATCGGGCAATGCGTTATGTATATGAAAGTGATAACGAAATTAAATTCTATTACGATAGCAGTGATAAAATTTATGATAATAAAACTGGTAAAATTATTAAAGATAAAATTCAAGTATTAAGTATTAATACACAGCCTATGTTAACTTTACCGTTTACATCTGACTACAATTTTGAAATTACAAAAGAATATAGAGATGCCGACGGCTATGTAGATTCAAAGAAAGTAGAAATATCATTCTTTGATGCTGATGATGACGGCGTAGTTGATAATCCAGGATCGTTTGTTGACATTGTTAATGAAACTGTTTCCCCTACTACAAAGTATATATTTCAAAAGAAATACACTACAACCGACGGTGTTGAAGATTATCAATATGTAACACAAACGTCACAAAACATATTAGTGCTTACATCTGAATCGGCTATAGGAGCATATAGTTCTTATGATGCATTAACTATCTTTTTCGCAATTGACACAGGGTTATTCAAACAGTTATCGTCAGATAAACTTTTACTAACGCAAATATCAAATTTTAAAGCATTTATTGGTAGAGCAGATTTAAAATTTAGATATGTACATGCCGCAGATAATAACAAGCGGATTGATCCTAGTAGTACCAACTTAATAGACACGTACTTGTTAACAAGATTGTATGACACCAGTTACAGAAAATGGCTAAATGGTGATCTTACAACAAAGCCATTACCGCCTAGCAGTGATCAACTGTATAGAAGTTACGGCGCTGAGTTAGATAAGATTAAAAGTATTAGTGACGAAGTAATATACCATCCAGTAAAGTACAAAATACTTTTTGGATCAGCCGCGGAGAATAGTTTGCAAGCAACGTTTAAAATTGTTAAAAATACAGAAACTGTATCCAACGATAATGAAGTAAAGTCAAATGTAATTAATGCAATGAATGAATATTTTAGTTTGGAAAACTGGGAGTTTGGTGAATCATTTTACTTCTCAGAACTCTCAACTTACATAATGAATCAACTTGCACCTTCAATTAGTTCTATAGTAATTGTTCCAAGCGACGACTTACTATCATTTGGATCGTTGTATGAAATAAACTCAGAATCTGATGAAATTTTCATAAGTGGTGCAACTGTAGAAAATGTAGAAATAATAGATACTATTACTGCAACTAAACTAAAATCCTCAGGCACTGTTATTACAGCAAGCACTGAAGTTTCAAATACTGGAATACAAAGTTCGAGTACTGCATATACGTCCACTATCAACACCGGAGGCTCGAGCTACTAATGGCTTATAATGATGACCAAAACGAATATCCACTTCCAGTTAATGGCAAATCTAATAGAAAGTCTGCGGAGTTACTTCCGAGATACTTCCGTACTGAGACAAATACTAAGTTTTTAAACGCAACATTAGATCAGGTTACTACGCCTGGCACTGCAAAAAAACTTAATGGGTATTATGGCAGAAAAACTGCAAATGCATATTCTCCTAAAGATATCTATTTAGGAGATGTTACAGCTCAACGAGAAACTTATCAGTTAGAACCGTCGTTAATATCTAAAGACTTACTCGGCAATGTATTATTTTATAAAGATTATAATGATTTTAGAAATCAACTTAGTGTATTAGGCGGTAGTGTATCAAATGAAAGTTTATTAAACAGCCAAGAGTACTATGCATGGAACCCTAATTTAGATTGGGATAAACTTGCTAACTTTAGAGAATATTACTGGTTACCAAATGGTCCTGCAAACGTAACAGTCTTTGGCCAAAATGATGATGTAACTAGTACGTACACAGTTTCAAGTGTAGATAATTTAGGCAATAGAGGATACACATTTAACGGTAATTTAACACAAAATCCAACATTAGAATTATATAGAGGTCAAACTTACATATTTGATATAGATGCCGCTGGGTTGCCACTTACTTTCAGAACATCGAGAGCTATCGAAAGCGATAACGAGTATGCAATCGGCATAACTAATTCAGGAACTGATACTGGATCGATTACGTTTACTGTGCCACTTGAAGCACCAGACAGATTATACTATGTTGCCCAAACAGATATTAATACTGGTGGAACAATTAGAATTGCAGATATAGAATCAAACACTTCTATAGATGTTGCAACTGATATTTTAAATAAAAAAACATACACTACTGCAAATGGATTTGCATTAATGAATGGTATGAAAATTAAGTTTGAAGGAACTGTTACTCCTGAAATATATGCAACCAATACCTGGTATGTTGAAGGTGTCGGTGACAAGATTAAATTAATTAAAGATACTGATCTTACTATTCCGCAAGCATATTCCGCAGACATCAATGTATTGTTTGATGCTAATCCTTTTGATAATTTACCTTATAGTAGAGCAAACTCTTATAGTGCAACAAAAGATTATATTGTTATTAATCGTAGTTCACCTGATAAAAGTGCTTGGGCAAGAAACAACAGATGGTTCCACAAATCAGTGCTTGAAAAAACAGCTGAACTAAATGGTGAAGTATTTAACATTGATCAAAGTGCAAGAGCAAAGCGTCCTATTATTGAATTCAATGCAGGACTAAAATTATTTGAATTTGGTACAGAAGCCAAAACAGAAAATGTAGATTTAATTGATACTTTTACTACTGATGTATTTTCTACAATCAACGGCAAAGAAGGTTATAGCATTGACGGCGTTGATATTACTGACGGTATGCGCATATTGTTTACAGCGGATACCGACCTGCTTGTAAAAGATAAGATATACAAAGTTAAATTTATTAAACATAATTCAACAGTAGCGCAAATAGCGTTAATAGAAGAATCGGATACTCTTCCTATTGCTAATCAAGTTGCACTAATAATTGCTGGTACTAATGCCGGTAAACAATATTATTATAACGGCTATGCTTGGAAATTAGCACAATATAAGTCTACTGCAAATCAACCCCCGTTATTTGAGATATTTGATGATTTAGGATATAGTTATACTGATTCATCAACGTATCCAGTAAGTGATTTTATAGGTAATAAACTGTTTAGTTATAAAGTAGGAACTGGAAAGGCTGATATCGAATTAGGTTTTCCTATTACATATAAGTCACTTGAAAATGTAGGCGATATAACGTTTGATTTTAATTTAGTAACAGATTCATTTAATTATCAAATTAATAATACTCCGTTATCTAAAAACACAGACGTTGGATTCTGTAAAGTATATACTGACATTACTAGTTTTGAATATTGCAATGGATGGGCAACGACAAAAACTAACACAGTTCAAAAAGTTATTAGGCAATATGATGTTGCTACTGCACAGGCAGATTTTGCAATCGATGTTTATGACAAAAGCGGTACACTAACTGACTTAACAGTTGCCGTACAAGTAAACAGTGCTTGGAGATTTGACTATACGCTTGTAACTGTAGACAATGTAAAAACTGTTAGATTTGCAATAGCAATACCTGCAAACAGTAGTGTTGTAATTAAAACTAATAGCAACACTATTAAAAATGCTAACGGCTATTATGAATTTCCGCATGCAATGGAAAAGAATCCACAGAATGAAAATCTTAGTTCCTTTACACTCGGCGAAGTAAACGATCATGTATTTTCAATGCTTGAAGACTTGCCGGGATTTGCAGGAACATTTCCTGGACCGAGCAACCTTGGCAATTTAGGAAACATAAATCCGTATGGTAAAAAGTTTCTACAGTATGCCGGATCTGCCAACATATCTGCTTATCACATTACAGACAAAGATGCAAACATAATCAAAGCAATTGATCATGCAAGGCGCGAATATAGAAAGTTTAAAAGATCATTTATGCAAGTAGCAGAAACTCTTGGATATGATGGCCCGACTAAACAACACGTTGATTTAGTATTAAAAGAAGTTAATAAAGATAAAACAAAAACAGACTCGTATCACTTTAGTGACATGGTACCATATGAAGGTGCAAAGCGTTTAGAATTCACAGTTTATGATACAGAAAATACTTTCTTTTCACTAAGTGAAAAATTTAGTTTAGATACGTTATCATCTAAAGCATTATTGGTATATCAAAATGGTACACAGTTAATTCATAATAAAGATTACACATTCAATTTAGATGGATTTGTTGTAATTACTGCAACTAAAGCAAAAGACGATTTAATAGAAATATATGAATTTGGCAACACAGACGGCTGCTACGTACCTTCGACTCCTAGTAAGTTGGGATTATTTCCAACGTTTTATCCTACATTAATTTCTGATAGTACGTATCAAACAGCTACTAATATAATACAAGGGCATGACGGTAGTAAAACTGTTGCATACAACGATTACAGAGACGATTTGTTATTGGACCTTGAAAAGAGAATATTTAACAATATTAAAGCAAAGTATGATACTACTAGATTAGATATTAACGACTTTGTACCAGGAAACGATAGAAATACTAAATTTACTAGTGTACAAGTTAATAATGGAATGATGTTTGACTTTGTGCAATGGACTGAAAGTTTAGGTAATATTGATTATTCTAGTAGTAGTGATTTTTACAGTAGAGATAATAGCTTTACTTGGAACTATTCTCAAATGGCATCTTGGGACGGCACGTCTCTAAGAGGATTTTGGAGAGCAGTTTATAAAAGTGCTTATGACACAGATCGTCCTCATACACACCCTTGGGAAATGCTAGGATTTAGTATTATGCCCACATGGTGGGAAGCACAATATGGACCAGCACCGTATACAAGTGATAACTTAGTATTATGGGAAGATTTACAAGAAGGTAGAGTAAATGTTCCAGGTGCATCTATAAAAATTATTAACAAATATAAAAGAAGTAACTTATTAAAGCATATTCCTGTTAACAACAGTGGTCAACTGTTAAGTCCACAAGACTCGGGATACACATCAGGAGTTGTATCAAACATAGATGCATCGTTTACATTTGGTGACGAAGCACCGGCTGAAACTGCTTGGAGACGTAGTGGCGAATATCCGTTTAGTTTAATTAAGTCTTGGGTGTTAAATCAACCTAATAAAGTAATTGGTTTAGGGTTTGATACGTCAAGAATGAAAAAATCTATTGCAGGACAATGGATATACACAAACTCGGGTAAAGCTATATCTCCAAAAGATATATTATATCCTAATACAATAACAGACTCTAACGAAGTACTTACAAGTGGATTAGTTAACTATGTTATTGATTATTTAACTTCGGAAGCAACATCTGACGTTGCAACATATAAGTCAAAATTTAGTTTAATTAAAAATCAATTAGGTATTAAACTAGGGTCGTTTACTGACAATGAAAAACTAAGATTTATATTAGATAGCAGAACTCCGTTTAACAAAGGTAATGTATTTCTTCCTAAAGAAAATTATAATATTTTCCTTAATAAAAGCTCACCGCTAACTGTTGCATCTTATAGTGGCGTAATGGTCGAAAAAGCACCTAAAGGATTTATTGTCCGTGGGTATGATAGTACTAACCCTATATTTAAATACACTATACCAAAAACGTCTGCTACTGATCCGACAATTACTGTTGGTGGTATATCAGAAGCATTTCTTGATTGGGATGCAGGAAAGAGATACTTAACAGGTTCCAATATAAAGCACAATAATGTATTTTATAGAGTAATAGATACTCATACTAGTGGCAACACATTTGACACTGAATACTTTCAAAAAATAGCACAACTTCCATTGACAGGCGGAGTAACAGCGTTATATAGGCGCACATTTGAAAATACTGATACAACAGTACCATACGGCACAATACTAGATACTGTACAAGATGTAGTTGACTTTTTACTTGGATACGAAAATTATTTAACATCACAAGGTTTTGCGTTTGATTATTATAATACAGAGCAACAGGTTGTAGAAGATTGGAAATTAAGTACAAAAGAATTTATGTATTTTACAACACAGAATTGGTCAGCTGGCACTGTAATATCTCTAAGTCCGGCAGCAACACGATTGCGCTTTAAATCAAATTATGCAGTTGTAGACGACTTATACGATAGCTTCTATAACTATAGCATATTAAATGCAAATGGTCAAAAGGTACCTGAAACTGTTACTAGATTAAACAGAGAAGATGGTGTATTCCAGATGCAGTTAAGAGATTCTGTAGACGGAATATACCATGCTGTACTACCGCAAGTGCAATTTGAACACGTTGCTGTCTTAGATAACGTATCAGATTTTAAAGACGTAATTTATAGTCCTGCTACGGGATATCGACAAGAGCGTATTAAGGTATTAGGATATGTTGCTTCGGGTTGGAACGGAAGTTTAAACATTCCAGGCTTTGTATTTGATAACGCAGAAGTTACTGAATGGGAATCATGGACTGATTATGCAATAAGCAGTGTTGTAAAATATAAAGAATTTTATTATAGTGCAAGAGTTGATATTACTGGCAATGAAGCATTTGATTCTGCAGTTTGGGTTCGTTTAGATAAACGCCCAGAATCAAAATTAATGCCAAACTTTGATTATAAAATTAATCAATTTGCAGACTTTTATGATCTTGATTCAGACAATTTTGATTCCGAACAGCAGAAAATGGCACAGCATCTAATAGGTTATCAAAAGCGTCAGTATTTAGAAAATATTATTAACGATGACGTTAGTCAGTATAAATTCTATCAAGGAATGATTGCTGACAAGGGCACACGTAATAGTATTGATAAATTATTTGATAGTTTAGCAAGTGCTGACAAAGACAGTGTTGACTTTTATGAAGAATGGGCAATTAAGTCAGCACAGTACGGAGCAAGTACAGGGTTTGAAGAAATTGAATATCAGTTAGATGAATCTAAGTTTAAATTAGAACCACAACCTATTGAGTTGGTTGATGTAGTACCAACAGCAACAACTGATTTGACTTATAGAATACCACATCATGACGTGTTCTTAAAACCAACAAATTACGAAACAACTAGACTACCGACAAAATTTTTAGATACTGAATATGTAAAAACAGTTGGATACGTTACCGGAGATGATGTTAATAGAGCAGTAAATAGCCCTGCAGGCATATTAGCTTTCAACCCAGCAGAACTTGATAAAGGCGCATATGTTTGGGTATCGAGTAATAGCCAGTCTTGGGACGTACTAAAACATGTAAACAGTGACATTATAATTAATACTGTTTCAGTAGACGGTCCGACAGTATCACTATCATGTGATAAGACAGTGGCTCTTGAAGTTGGTGATATTATTGGCCTTTACAATGTTGATCAAATTGTCGGAACTGATTCAGCACCAACAGTTACTGAAGCGTTTTACACTGTTTCAGATGTTTACAATAATACAATTGAAATTACTTCAGATAATGCTGATTGGCAAAAAGTTGAAACACTAACTAACATCAACGGAATAATTACAAAATTTATATCTCAGCGTGTTGCTACATTAGCAACAGCAAATGATTTAAGTACTACTAATTTAAAGTCTTTAGAGGTTATATGGGTAGACGATGACGATACTGGCAAGTGGAGAGTAATTAAAAATTCTCCAGTATATTCACAAGCACAGACACTTAAAAGTTCTTTGTCATTAGACAGTACTCAGCATAACTTTGGACATAGTATTGCTGTAAACAAATCTAATACGTTGTTAGCAGTTGGTATTCCTGATAAAGGCAATGGCGAAGTACATGTGTTTAAGCGCAGTAGTGATGCAAACAATTTAGTATTTGATCAAACTATTACAGCACCAACGTCATACGTTGATACATATGACGGTAGTACTGAAGTTACATCTCAGAAGTTCGGCGAGAGTGTTTCATTTAGTCCAGATGGCAAATATTTAATTATTGGTTCTCCGCATGCAAGTAACGTAAAAACTGCATACAAAGGCGACTACGTTCCCGGAAGTGACTATAACAAAAATGAAATTATTAAGTTTGGACCCAACTTGTTTAAAGCAGTTGCGGTAATTGACGGAGCAGTTGATTCTATTCCATATACAACATTTGATTCGTATCCGAATTTAGTGTCAGAGACTGATAGTACTACACTTAACTTATTACAAACAGGCAACTATAAACTTAATAGCAAGCCTAATACTACACATATACTAGTTAGAGCACCTAAGGAAGCATACGAAGGTTCAAAAACTGGCGACAATATTGTATTAAAGTGGAACAACTACAGTAACATAAACACACAAGGATGCAATGTATCAGTTGAGCCGTTTGATGGACAGTTCCCTGAAATTACAGGCGCATTATTGTCTGACATTCATCCTATTGTAGCAAAAGTAGAAAACGTATTATATATTGCAAACTTTCAAAACTTACCAGGCATAGGACAAACAGTAAACAGTGCAGTTGCAAGTGGGACAGTTTCTTATGTAGGTGACAGTGACGGCGCTGCCGTTGTATATGTTTCTGACGTTAATGGTACATTTGCAGAAACAGGACAAATAGCAATTGGTAATATTGCAATTGGAGATTATACAGAAGATTATCAAAATCCGACAGCAGAAGTTGGCGGATATTGGATGATAACTACCCCTGCATACGAAACAGCGGCAGATAGTTCAAATGTATTTACTGATCCAGGACACGGATTAATATATCAAGACATTATTAAGCAAGACTCTGCTAGAACACCTAACTATTATTACAATATACAAGACACTATTCAAGCTATTGGGGCAAAGGTATCTGCAAATGATCAGGCTTCGTTTATTGAAAGCTTCACATATGAAGGTGACCCAAATGAAGTATTTGCTGTACAGGAATCTAACAAATGGGCAATACGTGTTCCTAAAGCATTTTCAGATACTAAAACAGCCGGCGATCAATTTTATCTTTTCTTAGATGATCAGAGTGGAATAGTTGATTTAGCAGGTACTGCATTTACTTTTGATATTACAAACAAGCAACATACTATTAATGAAGTGCTTGACGGCTACATTGATTTTGTGTTTGACAACTTTAGTACAGTAACACAGTTACCGTTTGAACCTGCAATAGGCGACATAGTACGTGATGCATCCAGCGGTGCAACGGCTGAAGTAGCATTTTACAAAAGACAATTTAATGACATACGAATTTATGTTAAAAATGTTACAGGTGCCTGGAGCTTAGGCGACACTTACGGACAAACAGCAGACATTATTAGAAATGGCACGCCAAACAGAACAATGGGCGAAATCAAAGCAGTATCACTTGGCTCTTCAGAAGTTGGCAAGATTTTTGTTATTGAAGAAACTAGTAATTTTGCAAGTGTTGCAACTACACAACTACTTGATAAAGAATACTGGATTTACGATGAAATTATATTACAGGGTATTGCAAGAAGTGCAAACGTACCGTCAAGTAATAACAATGATTGGAAACAAGTTAACAACATTCTTGCAAGTAATTCATCAAATGCATCTGCAAGCGGACTACTACAAGAAGGTATGATATCTGTTTATACATTAAATGAAATAGCACAATTTGATTATGATAGTTCGTATGTAATACCAGAAAGACAAAATTATAAAAGATTTGGCGACGAAATACAAATAACACAAACTGGTACTGGAGTAAAGGCATTATACAGAGTTGCAGTAGCTTCCGGCGGAAACGCTACAGAATCTAACCCGGGTAGCATACATTTTATTAAACACGGATCGTCTAATACTGTAGGAAATACATACGAAACATACCAATGGCAGTTAGACATTAATCCTTTGTTTAAAGGACAATTTACTTCAACAGTGTTTTACAAAGTAAATGAAATTGTTAATTATAACGGCATTTTATATAGTGCAAAAATTAACATTGCAAGCGGATCGGCATTTGTGCCAAGTAGTTGGACAGAACTATCTAACACAACTACGCATGTTGGATATATTCCTAGTACTCCGGAACAGCTATTGATAGGCGAAGACATTTACTCACCAGAGGGCGGAATTAGAGACTTTGCTCAAAAGTTTGATCAAGACGACGCAGGCGAAGTATTAATTACAAGTACTAAAATACAAGGTAATGATAGTACAGGCGAAAGAGCAGTTAATGTATATAGACAAGTTAATGGACAATTTACTATATCACAAACAATTACATCACCGTATATTGACGTAAGTACAGATACTCTTACAGGATATGCTGATGCAATAGCAATTAGTGCAGATGGTACTATGATTGCAATAGGCGAACCGTATAACAATTCAATTGAAATTCAGCAAGGTAAAGTGTATCTTTATAAATTAACTAACGGTACATTTACATTATCACAGACATTGTTCAGTCACAATAATGAAGTAGCAGAACAATTTGGCAGTGCTGTTGGATTTGATGGCAATCAGTTAGCAGTAACATCGTTACAAGGCGACATTGAGATAGCTACAACATACGATGCCGATACAACATACTTTGATAATAAGTTTACTAACTTTAAGAAAGTAAACATGGATAGCGGAGTTATTTACATATATGAAAGAATTAACAATACTCTAGTATATGCAGAACAATTTATATTTGATGATTATGATTCAATGTTGTTTGGTAAAAATTTATTAGTAAGTAATAACCATGTGTATGCAAGTATGCCTAGAATGACAGACTATACTACATATCAAGGTATGGTTGTTGATTATAGAAAAGTATTGGGTAAAACAGCATGGGTTACACACAGAAGCCCATTAGATCAAGTTGACTTAACTAATATAAAAAGTGCATTCCTGTATAACACTAAAACTAATACATTAATTTCAGATATTGATATTATTGATCCAGTACAAGGAAAAATTCCAGGCACAGCAGAACAAGAATTAAGCTTCAAAACATATTACGATCCGGCATCTTACAATGTAGGAGATGCTAGTGTTGTAGTAGATAAATTAGCAAGTTGGACCAACAATACAGTAGGCAAATTATGGTGGGATTTAAGTGCAGTTAAGTACTACAACTACTACCAAAATGATATTACATACCAGACTAACTTTTGGGCAGAAGTATTTCCAGGCACATCTATTGATGTGTATGAGTGGGTAGAATCAAATATTATTCCAAGTGAATGGGATTCGATAGCAGATACAGAACAAGGCATTGCATCTGGTATAAGTGGATTAAGCAAGTACGGCGATACGATATACAGTCAAGCACTAGTATGGGACAACATTGCCGCAACGTCAACAGTAAAATACTTCTTCTGGGTGCTAAACAAGCGTACAATTCCAAATGTAGATTTTAGATTATTATCAGCACAACAAGTACAGACGCTTATTAAAGACCCTGCAGGTTCGGGATATAAATTTGCCGCACTTATGTCTAAAGATAGATTTGCGTTGTTTAACGTATCTAATTTAATTAATAATAAAGATGTTGCACTTAATATACGTTATTGGACTACAGAAAATAAAAATCAAAACGTACATAATGAATATCAATTAATATCACAGGGTGTTGCAAATAGCAAACCTAATAAAGATATTGAACGCAAATGGTTTGATAGTTTAATTGGGTATGATATTAAAGATAGACTAGTTCCAGATCCTTCTTTAAGTGTTAAAACAAAATATGGAATTCAAGACAGGCCAAGACAGGGTATATTTGTAAACCGTGAAGAAGCCCTAAAGCAAGTGGTTGAAAGAGTTAACGATACTTTGAAAAAACATATTATTGTTGATGAATTTGATATTAGTAATTTAGTTAAGAGTGATCCAGCACCTGCCAATAGTACATTATTGTTTGATGCAGTAATTGAAACATTTGAAGATTTACAGTTCTTGGGAATAGCAAACAAAACAATACCGACATTAACACCTACTATTACTGATGGAGAAGTTGTACAAGTATTAATTACTGCAACTGGTAGAGGATACATTGATCCTTCATATGTTAGCGGGACTAGAAAAGGTCCAAAAATTACTGTTAACGGTATTGGCACAGGAGCAGAAGTTGAATGTACATTAAATGAACTAGGACAGATTGCTACTGTTAATATTATTAACGCAGGTGAAGGGTACGATGAAAATACAACACTAACTGTAAGAAATTTTGCCGCTTTAGTTACAACAGATTCAAATGTTTCAAATAAGTGGAGCATATACGATTTAGTTGATAATAAGTGGGTAAGACGTGTAAGTCAGCGTTATGATACAAACTTATACTGGAAATATGCAGACTGGTATGCACCAGGGTATAATAACTTTACGGCAGTGGTTGATTTAATCTCAGCAAGTTATTTGTTAGATAGTTTAGTTGATAACGACATTGGTGACACAGTAAAAATTGAGAACGTCGGATCCGGCGGTTGGCTATTACTTGAAAAAATTGATAACCAGATTAATGTTGATTACACTGTGAACTATAAGACAGTTGGCAAACAAAATGCAACTATACAATTTATTGATACGTTATATAATGTTAGTAAAAGTAAAATAGGATTTGATAGTAATAACTATGATACTGTGTTCTTTGATGCACAGCCTGTTACTGAAACTAGAATAATACTTGAAACAATTAGAGATAATTTGTTTGTTGATAATTTAGAAGCAGAGTATAATACATTATTCTTGGCTAGTGTCAGATATGCATTCAGTGAACAACCAAATATTGACTGGGCGTTTAAAACTAGCTTTGTAAAAGCACAACATAACTTAGGTGATCTTGCACAAAAAGTTACATTTAAAAATGATAACTTAGAAAGCTATCAAACTTATATAAACGAAGTCAAGCCATATAAAACTAAGGTTAGAGAATACGTAAGTTCGTTTACTAATACAGACCTTACTAGTACTACAACTGCTGACTTTGATTTATCACCCAAGTATGATGTTGCAGAAGGCAAGATAACAGCGTCTAATGCAAAAGTATCAAGCACTAATGTTTATGGTGAAAGAGATGTATCTTCATATCCAGACAAACATTGGTTTGATAATGTTGGTTACAAAATTACAAGTGTTGATATTGGTAATAAAGGAACTGCATATACATTGCCCCCAGTAGTTAAGTTTGAAGGCGGCGGCGGCACAGGTGCTACTGCAAAGGCGTTCTTAAATAATGGTAAGTTAAGTGAAATAAAAATATTAACACAAGGTAGTGGATATATTAGCGCACCAACAGTAGTACTTGACGGTGGCCTGAGTGATACAGGAACAATTGGCAGGGCAACTGCAATACTAGGCAATGGCGTAGTTAGAGGTACTAAAGTTTCGTTTAAATTTGATAGAGTAAGCGGAGTACCTTATATTACTACACTAGCTACAACAGAAACTTTTAATGGAACTGGTAGTAAATTTAACTTTGATCTTAAATGGCCAATGGATAGAAAAATAACAAACACAATCGTTGTTGTTTCTAATATTGAACTATTGAGAAGTGAATACACATTTACTAATATTAAAGATACTACTAAGGGGTATGATAGAAATATAGGAAGAATATCATTTACTACTCCTCCTAAATTAGGAACAGCAATATCTATTACCTATACTAAAGACACGAATTTACTAGATGCACAGGATAGGATATCTTTATTATACAATCCGACTACTGGTATGGTAGGACAAGACATTTCACAATTAATGGACGGGATTGATTATGGCGGTGTTGAGATCAAGAGCTTTGGTTTTGAAGGCAGTGCAGGCTTTGATACTGATCCGTTCTTTACACAAACCTTTGATACTTATGATAATACGTATGAGGATTTAGTCTTTCAACTAGATGGTTCAACTGCTACACTAATATGGACAACTCCATTAGAAGACGGAGTAATATATAACGTTTATAAAAACAATGTGCGCATTGATGATCAGTATTATAACGATTCAAGCGAAGCAACTAATCCAAATGCTAAAATGCTTAGTATTGTCGGTGACGGCACTCAAGTAGAATTAAATATACAAGATGCAGGAATAACTGGTGTAGACACTGACACGTTTATTATTAGAAAAACTACTAGTGACGGTAGCTTTAAACCTGACACAACTTCTTATGATACACTACTCGATGGCGGCACTACATTATACGATACTGCTAGGGGCATTGACGCCGCAGAAATAGTAGTTGATGGTGACGGATTTGTTACACAAACAACTAATAAAGGTCCTGAAGAATTAGTACCTGGACAAGTATTAGATACATTAGATCTAAAAGTTGTACATAGGCCAGTTGAAGGCGGCAGTACAATTTATAGTGATGTATATTGGACAGACGGCACTACTGCTACATTTAACTTAGGCGGCCATCCAAATTCAGCAGATGCTGTTTTTGTAAGAATTGACAATGTTAAAGTTGCATCAACACAATACACAGTAGATTATGTAACTAATACAATTACATTTACAACACCTCCAGCTACAAGAAAATTGTTAAACACCATTGTATTAGGGTCTGCAGGCCAAAAGATATTAGATATTAATACATTTACTGGAGACGGAAGTACAATAGAGTTTATTACTAATGTAGAATGGCAAACAGGAATGACAAACTTTGTTAATATTAACGGAGTATCGCAAGAAGTTACTGTTTTCTCAGCAGAAAGTAGTTATGGTGTTGACGAAGGTTACGCAGGACTAAGATTTACAACTGCACCTGCACTTGATGCAGTAATTGATTATGGATTGTTTTACGCAACAGGTACTAACTTTAGTCAAGTTGCAAGTCAGACATTTGTAGCAGACGGTAGCACATTGACATATGCTCTTGTAAATCCACCAATAGGTAATAATCCAGTTGCTAATCAAACAATTGTTAAAGTTAACGGAACAATATTAGATGCAGGATATAGTGATAGACATGTTATTAGCGCCAACGTACTACAATATCAATTACAGAATTGGCAGCTAGGATTAAACACGATTAGAGGCCAAGACATTGAAATTTACTTAGACGGCATTAAGTTAGTTAGGAATATCCAATACAAATGGGATTCTGCTAGTAATATAGTTAATATGACAGCTAACGTAGCAACTGCTGGACAAATACTTGATGTGTTCTTAATAGCTGATGGTGCATATGCATTTGGATATGTAGGAATTGAAGCCGGAGTAGATAGTTCAACTAAGTTTATTTCAACTCCTGGTACCATATACTTTGACACTGCTCCTGGAATAGATGCTGTTGTTGAAATAACTACATTTAGTAATCACGACATTCAAGATATTGAAAGAATTAAGTATAATGTAATTAGTAGAACTTCAGTATCAGAGGGTACTGTAGACTTCCAAGAATATACATTATTAACAAACGGATTTGTAAAATTACGCAAGCCTGTTAACGATTCGAGATATGTTTGGGTAATATTAAATGGAATACAACTAACCCCGGCAACTGATTATTATGTAACTGAAGATCAAATGCATATTAAAATTGTTAAAGCCATTAGTGCAAATGACATTGTTGAATTAATTCACTTTACTGCTACTCCGACTAGCCAAAAGTTTGGATTTAGACAATTTAAGGATGTGCTCAATCGTGTTCACTACAAGCGGATGGATGAAACGAATAAGTATATGTTAAGCCAACCACTTAATTGGTATGACTTAAAAATTGAACTTTTAGATGCAACCGGGTTGCCGACCCCTAACAAGACATCGAAAATACCAGGAGTGGTGTTTATTGATGGTGAGAGAATTGAGTACTTTGTGAAACAAAATAATACTTTAAGACAAATACGTAGAGGAACGCTTGGAACTGGTGTAAGTACACTATACCCTGCAGGAACTTCTGCAACGGAACAAAGTATTGGCCAAACAATTCCTTATACAGACGAAACACTTACACAAGTACTTACAGCAGACGGTACGTCTACTGCGTATGTATTAGATTTTATACCTAATAATGTAAATGAATTTGAAGTATTTGTTGCAGGCAAGCGTCTAAGAAAGAACGCAATATCAATCTTTAACCCAATTCTTGACTTAGATAGTCCCGAGGGCGACGAAACGGCAAACGCTGAGTTTAGCGTAGACGGTAATACTAGTACGTTAACACTTAGTGTTGCGCCATTAGAGAATCAAAAAATTATTATTATAAGAAAACTAGGCAAACTTTGGACAGACGCCGGAACTAGCCTAACTAGACAAGAAAATGACATTGCGAGGTTCCTTCGAGCGAAAGTTACGGAGCTAGTCAAATAAATACATATAGCAGTGAGAGACAAAATGACAGATAAATTAAATGATACATCAGGAATAGCAGTCCAAGGACACATTAAAATAAGTGATCCTAAAACTGGCGAAGTATATGTTGACAAGCGCAATGCAATTCATTATGAAAATATGAGTCTTGCACTTGCTGAAAGTTTAGCTAATGCAGGTAAAGGACCCATTTACGAAATGAGTTTTGGTAATGGCGGCACTAGTGTCGACCCAACTGGCATTATTACATATTTAACGCCTAATAGTACAGGAACAAATGCTAGTTTATACAATCAAACATTTACTAAAGTAGTAGATGATTTAAGTACAAACAACACAGATCCTGTAAGAAACAAATTAGAAACTAGGCACGTAAGTGGTACTAATTATACAGATATAATTGTAACGTGTTTGCTTGATTACGGCGAGCCGTCGGGCCAAGATGCATTTGATACTGCAACAGATGCTTCGAGTACATATGTGTTCGACGAATTAGGATTAAAAAGCTATGATCCGGCGGGCGCAGGCAAATTAATTACACATGTAATTTTCCATCCTGTACAAAAATCATTAAATAGACTTATACAAATTGATTATACTGTACGAGTCCAAAGTTTGTCAGGAGCATAATTAAATGGCATATACTATTAACTTTACAGATTTTACAAATAAAGGTAGCATTACAGTTGAAGACAATACCTTAAATGTACAAACTAGTTTAAGTTTTCCTGGAAGACAGACTACTGCTTACGGTACTGCACTTAACGAAAACTTTTTACATATATTAGAAAATTTTGCAAACGTAACTGCACCAAGTAACCCTGTTGAAGGACAAATTTGGTACGATAATACTCCAGGTAGTGAACAGTTAAAAGTATACGACTCAACTCAATGGGTTGCATCCGGTGGCTTAAAGAAAGCACTAACATCGCCAGAGGCAGCAAACAGCGTAGTTGGTGATTTATGGGTAGACACTGATAACCAACAGTTATATTTGTTCACTGGCTCTGGATGGGTATTAGTTGGTCCAGACTTTAGCGGAGGCCTTACTACAGGAGCACAATCAGTTGAAATAGTAGGACAAGATAACATTGTGTACAATGCAGTACAAGTTGAAGTTGCGGCTAAACCAGTAGCAATAATTTCAACAGATAGTTTTACTCCTAAGGCAGTAATTAGTGGGTTTTCACAAATACAGCCGGGGATTAACTTATCTAACACAAATATTTCAGGTGACGGTATACCAAAGTTTGTAGGGCCTGCAGACCAAGCAGAAAACTTATTAGTTGGTACTACTAAAGTACCGGCAGCAAACTTTTTAAGAAGCGATGCAGTAAGTACAACAAACTTTCAAATTAAAATTAAAAATGATTCCGGACTATTATTAGGTAGCGGCAATCAGCTTGCACTTGAAGTAGAAGGCGAAGCTGGGGTAATTACACATAACACAAGTGGCAGTAATATTGATATTAGAGTTAACAATTCTGGCACAACACAAACAGCAATTAGAATTGATTCAAATACAAACGTTGGAATTAACAACACTGCACCTGCAGAAAGTTTAGATGTAACCGGAAATATTAAGTTAAGTGGAAACGTATTTGTAGATGGCACTACAGCAAGTTCGAACTTTGGAAATGGCGCATTAGTTGTTAAAGGCGGTGTTGGCATTGCAGGCAATTTAAACGTTGGCGGCACATTTGATATTGACGGAATACTTACTACACAGAATGTAGCACCAGATTCGCCAAACGTAAGGAATATTGGTAACACAGCAAACAAATATTTAGGTATATATGCAACTACATTTAACGGAAACTTGCTTGGTAATGTAACAGGTACAGTTAGTGGCAGAGCAGGTAGTGCTGATAAATTAGCAAGTAGTACAAACTTTCAAATGACAGGCGAAGTTATTGCTAATCAATTAGTATTTGACGGCCAAACAGGCGGCAGTACAAAGGTATTTACGACTTCGGTATCAAACGCATTCATTAGTAATAAGACAAGTACAAATAACACTGTATCTGATGACGAATTCCTATTAAACCGAACAACAGGCACAACTGGTCTTTATAGAGTTAGTAGAAATACACTATTAGCAAGTGTACCAACTAACCCAGTAGGTGTGTTAATGCCATACGCTGGTAGAACAGCACCTGCACATTGGCTACTTTGTGATGGTTCAGAAGTACTACAATCAGATTATCCATTTTTGTTTACATTAATTGGGTTTGATTATAAGCAATCTAACTTGTTAAGCGATAACGGCGTATTAAAATTTGCATTACCTGATTTAAGAGGCCGTAGTGCAGTTGGTTTAGATAATATGGGCGGCGATGCCGCAGGCAGAGTTACTGGATTACGTGGTTCAGAAATTGGTAACAGTGCTGGTACAGAAGATGTAACAATTGGACTTAATAATCTACCAGAACACGAACACGATTTAGTTGTTGAGGGAACACAATTTTACGCAATACTTGATGCGGCAAAAGGTGCAGAAAGTCCTGCTTCATCTATTACATACGACTCCCCAACAGGAAGCGGCCAAGGGCAAGCTGTTTCAACTAGTGGCGGAGTAGCAGGCACAACGGGCACAGCAATAGATACAATGAATCCGTTTATGTCGATGAATTATATTATCTACACTGGAAACATAACATGAGCTATAAATTAAATAAAACAGACGGAACTTTACTTGTAGATTTAATAGACGGATCGATAGATACAGCTAGTACATCACTTTCGCTAGTAGGCAGGAACTATTCAGGATTTGGTGAAATAATAAATGAAAACTATATTAAGTTATTAGAGAGTTTTTCAAATTCATCAAGTCCACTTAACCCTATTGCAGGACAAGTTTGGTGGGACACATCAGATGCTAGATTAAAAGTATATACAGGAACAGCATTTAATCCAGTTGGTGCTCCGTTTGTGCAATCTTCACAGCCTAGCATGGTTGCTGGCGATTTATGGATTAACAATAACGAAGATCAGCTGTATTTCTTTGATGGTGCAGGTGTTCCTACACTAGCAGGACCAGCATATTCGTCACAACAAGGTAAGTCGGGCTTTATAATAGTATCAAGACTTGATACACAGAGCAGGAATAGAACATGTGCTGACTTATATGTTGGTGGAACGTTAATGGCTGTAATGAGTGCTATTGAATTTACTCCTGCAACAGCGATTTCTGGTATAACTGGCAATGTTAAAAAAGGTATTAATGTTATTGATACTAATTCTTCAACAGGATTTACGTATCAAGGAGTTGCAGACAAAGCACTAAACTTAATCAAGGCAGATGGTACTTCTGTTAGTGCAGACAGTTTCCTTTCATCAATAGCAGACGGTTCAACAACCGGATCATTGCAAGTATTAAACTCCAATGGTATTACAGTAGGACCAAATGCTAATCAGATTATGAAAATAGTCGGTAATAGCTTTGTTACAGAAAATGCTAGAATTGATGATGACTATATTATTAAAGTTACTAGTTCTGCGGCAGGATCACAATCTATTGATGCAGTTCATATTGATACATCTAATAAGCGTGTCGGTATATTTCAATCTACTCCGTTACATACATTAGACGTAACAGGCGATATGCGTGTTACCGGTAACTTAATTGTTGAAGGAGCAAGCGCAAGCATTGACGTTTCGACATTAAGAGTTGAAGACAAACAAATAGAACTTGCTATTACAAGTGATAGTACATTACTAAATGATGCAGGCGTTGATGATGCAGGCATACTAGTTAGAGTAACTGGTGATGATAAGAGTTTTACTTGGAAGAATGCAACTAAAGCATGGACTTCGTCAGAGCACATGGACATTGTAACAGGCAAGTCATATAAAATTGGCGGAACTAATGTATTATCAGCAACAACACTAGCTAGTAGTGTAACAAGTGCAACAGGATTAACTACTGTTGGTACATTAGGTAACTTACAAATTGACAATACTAATATTAATGATGCTACTATTACAACAACTGCATTAGGATTAACAATTACTAGTGCCGATACTATTACTATTAGCAACAGTAGAAGAATTACTGGCGTAGGTGCGCCATCGGTTGGAGCAGACGTTACGAACAAAACGTATGTAGATCAGCAAATTGCAGGCTCTTCTATTGCGTTTGGTTTAGACATTACTGGATTGAACGATACACAGATAGCACTAATCATTAATGACTTAGTTCCGGCAAGTGGCGTATCAAATGGCACAGTAGCTAGAATACACGGCACATCACTCGGCGGAGCAAATGTTACAGGTATTGATGTTACGGCAGTAACGACTAAATCATTCATAACAGTTGATAAAAACGGAACTGAAAATCAATCCGTTTTACAAGACATTGGATTCACTAATGCAACAGGTACAGTAAGCGTAACAGTTACACGAAGTTTGAAGCAATTTATTACCTCCGGTGGTAATTGGACATTTGATCAAAACTTAACAAGTAGCGTGTAACGATAAATATAATAGACAAAGGGTTAAAAACACATGGCATACACAATTAATAGATACGCAGGTACTACTTTAGCTACTGTACAAGACGGAACAGTAGATGCAACTTCCGATTTACGGTTTGTAGGTAAGAACTATGCAGGTTACGGTGAAATACAGAATGAAAACTTCTTATTCTTACTTGAAAATTTTAGTGGAGCATCACAACCACCAAAGGCTATATCAGGACAAGTTTGGTATGACAGTGCAGTACAAAAATTAAAGTTTTATAATGGTACTAAATTTAAAAATACCGGCGGAGCAGAAGTATCGGCGACACAGCCAGTTGGATTAACATCAGGCGACTTTTGGTGGGATAGTGGTAACAATCAGTTATATGCATATGACGGAACATCATTTATATTAGTAGGACCACAAAGTACAGGTAGTGGCGTTACACAGATGCAAAGTAAAACTGTTAAAGATACTACGTCAACAAATAGAAGTGTTATTGCCGCGACAATTAACGATGAAGTAGTTTATTTAATCAGTAGTATTGAATTTACTATTGATAGTACAGATGCATCAAATGCAATTACAGGATTTGATGTAGTTAAGAAAGGCCTTACTTTAATTAACACTACAGTGGCCACAAACGGAGTTACAAGTTCTGATCATGTGTATCATGGCACGTCATCAAACGCATTAAGATTAGGTGGAAATTTAGCAAGTGATTACTTACTAAGTTCTTCAGGTTCATTTACAGATGTTGTACGTTTTGCAGATACTGGATATTCAGTAGGCGATAGTAATGATTTGCTTATTAAAATTGAAAATGGTAATGACGGTGTAATTGGCAACCAAGTGGGCACTAACAGTATTATTAAAATAAAAGCTAATAATGCATCAGGTTCATTAACTCATTCTGCAACATTTACAGCATTAGGAATGACCCCTGCAAGTACTAACGCATTTGACATCGGAGCGTCGGGCAATGTATGGGCTAACGTTTATGCAACAAACTTACAAGGTAATGCAACAACTGCAAGTGCTTTAAAATTAAGCGGAACTGTATATACTCCAAATGCTTCGGCAATTGCAAATACAGCGGCAATTAGAGATGCATCAGGTAACTTAACAGCAAACTTATTCCAAGGCATTGCAACACAAGCACGTTATGCTGACTTAGCAGAGAAATACACAACAACAGAAGAATTGCCAGCAGGTACAGCAGTAGCAGTAGGCGGCGAAGCAGAAGTTCAACCAGCAGTAGCAAGTAATCATTGCATTGGAGTTGTTTCAACTGATCCGGCATACATGATGAACAGTGAAGCAGAAGGTCAATATATTGGACTTAAAGGACGTTTACCAGTAAGAGTAAAAGGCCTTGTTAAAAAAGGCCAAGCTGTATATGCATTAGACAATGGTGTATGTACTACACTTTCAACAACGGCACTGGTAGGAATTGCACTTGAGTCAAGTGATGACATAAACGAAAAATTAATCGAGTGTGTTTTAAAAGTATAAATAGTTATATACGTATATATAAAAGTAAGGAAGAATAAATGGCGGTAGGCGACTTAATTACAGCGGCACGATATAATAACGCACAAGCGCGGGTGGCTGCGATTATGGGAGTTGGTGCCACTACTGAAGGATACGGACAAACGTTAGAAAGTTCTCAAGTTAGTACTGCATTAACAGTAACAGCAGAACATATTAATGATTTGTATACTGATATTATTAGCGGCAGAATACACCAAACTGGTGCTACTCCTAACAGTATAACACAAATTGTTGTAGGCAATACTATTGCTGATGCAACTAGTGATGATCCAGACGGAACTGCCAAAGGCTTCCAAGATTACGAAGACTTAATAGCAATACTTGAAGCATCGCCAGGTAGATTTGCACTAAGTGCATCACAATCGACTAGCGGAACTGGTGTTACTAGTTCTAGAACAGCACAGTGGAACACAGATGTGTCGACTGTTGTGCGTGTTGATTTTTCATCATCGGATGCACGTAGAAATTATTTTAATGCCGGTAGCACAATTAAGTTTGAAGCATCATTAACAAGTCAAAGCGGATCAAAATCTAACGATTGGGCAAGTATGTTAACTAATATGGGCACAATTGCAATGGGGTATACTGCTACTACTACAACTGGTACAGGAACAACTAGTTCAATTGGCAATTTTGATCTAACTGGAACTAATCAAGTAATATTCCGTAAGCCAGGAACAGGTGTTTACTCTGCAAACGATTATTATGTTTATGCAAAAGCAAACTCAGCTACACAATTAGAATTTACAATACTATTCCAAGAAGAAGCGGCAGGTAATCCAAATATCGACGAACAAGTAAACGGTACACTAACTAGTACAGTTAAGTTTACTCGAGCAAGTGGATCATATGTTACTACACCAGCACCGAGCTTTGTTACTGTAACTTCACTTTAACCATTGACAACCTTAACTTTTTAGTATATACTATACAGTATATCTAAGGAGTAACTATGGACGAACGACTAGAAAAAGCATTAGCTGTTAGTAAAGCATTAGAAACACATCAAAATCAAAAAAATATTCTTCATAAGCAGTATAAAGATAATTTACTCTATTACTTTGATGGACATAAAGTTAGTGTAGACCTTTCTTTAATTAGTTACTGTACTAATAGAACAGGACCTGTAGTTATTATAGACGATAACAAGACTCCGACACTTATTGATAACGTTGAAGAATTTAATAAAAAAATAACAGCAATGTACGACACTGCAACACGTAAATACCTTGTTGAATTTAAAAAGATTAAATCAAAAAGGTCAGTAGAGGAATTAATCGACCTATGACTCAAGGCGTATTGTTATTTGCATATAATTCTAAACATATGGATTATACAAAACAAGCTATATATTGTGCAAAACTTATCAAAGAATACCTTGGTAAGGAAGTTGCACTAGTAACTGATAACGAAGAATATATTCAACGTCAATATCCGTTTTATACAAAGTATATAGATCATGTTATTACAACTGGTCATGAGGATAATGTACAAGAGCGTGTGTACAATGACGGACTGTATCACAGTGATCGCCAACGTTGGTATAATACTAATAGAAGCTCATGTTTTGAATTGACTCCGTTTGACGAAACACTTGTAATAGATACAGATGTTTTAATTTTTAATGACGAATTAAATAGATGCTTTGACTCGACAGAAGATTTTCTAATATCTAAAGATTATAACTTTGTTGATATGAAGCGCGACTATTCAGAGTTTAATAAAGTGTCTGATACAACATGTGATATGTTTTGGGCAACTGCATTTTATTTTAAAAAAACTGCATTTACAAATGTATTTTTTGATCTTATCGAACACATTAAAGAAAATTGGCATTTCTATAGACTAGTATATGAAGTTGTAGAAGTTAAGTTTAGAAACGATTATGCATTTAGCATAGCAATACATATGCTTCGAGGCATGAAAGACGCAACTTGGCCATCCCGTGTTCCTGCAAGCATTTGGATTACTGTAGATAAAGACATACTACATTCAATAAACGATACTAAATTAACCGTGTTATTACACAAAGAATACGACTATCAAGCAAGTGCAATTTGTGATGCTAATGTACACGTAATGAATAAGTTTTCATTAGAACGTTGCATTGACAAGGTATTTGAAAATGAGTAACGGTGTATGTTTACTAGCACAAAATAACGATACTACTGATTATATTAGACAAGCCTACGCACTTGCATTAAGCATTATTGCAAAGTCTCCTAAACAAAAAGTAAGCCTTATTACTAATGACAGTGTGCGTGACAAATACAGAAAAGTATTTGATCAAATCATTCCTATTCCTTGGGACGATAGTGCAACTAAAAGTAACTGGAAAATTGAAAATAGATGGAAAGTTTATCATGCAACACCTTACAGAAATACTATAGTATTTGATGTTGACATGCTAGTATTAGAGGATTTAGACATATACTGGAATCAGTTACAAAAAAATAATGTTGATCACGATATACTTTTTACTACGCAAGTGGTCAATTATAGGAACGAGCCTGTAACAAGTAGGTATTATAGAAAAACATTTGATGCAAACAACTTGCCTAATTTATATTCAGGAATGTATTACTTTAAAAAAGCAGAAACTACAAAACAATTTTTTGGCTTGCTAAAAACTGTTATGTGGAATTGGGGCGACTTTTACAAGATCAGTCTAAGTAAAATACCTCAAGAATGGTGTAGCTTTGATGTGTGTACTGCAATAACTGCAAAGTTATTAGATAGGACATACACTATCGGAGACAACAATAATATTCTTGAGTTTACCCATATGAAATCGAGATTACAGAATGTTGATATTGATGATAAATGGACTAAGTCTCTTTTTGTAGATTTTAATAAAGATCTTAATTTAATAGTTGGCGGAATTAAGCAGTCAGGAATATTTCATTATGTTGAAGATGAATTCTTAACAGACGAAATAGTTAGTATACTAGAGGAAGCAATATGAGTTACTATGCGTATTACAATGAAAAATGCGAAGTTACACAGATATCTAATGAGCCAGATCTGTCTACGAACGACATGTATATTTTAATTGATGAAGAAATGTTTATTGCATTTGCTAATGAAAAAATTAATTATATCAATTATAAAGTTATAAGCGGAAAGTTAACACTTAAAGCAGAAATTGAATTAGAAAAATATACTGACTCAAGAATCCCAATTGAACTTACTGATACATTAATAGAAAACTGCATGGTAGTAACACAAGATAAAAAAAATAAACATTGGTTTGCACAGTGTTATCTTAGTAGTGATGTTATAGAAAACTTTCTACTTATGCCAAAAGAACAAATTGAAAAAAAGATATTTACATTTTATGTAACAGCAAAAGACAACAGATTTATTTTACTTGATACAATAAAAATACCTGCAAAGTTTGTCCTCACAAAGAATGAAGGATGGCACACTGAAGCAACTAGTGCAGATACTGGAGATGTGGTTGAAGTATTTACTGCACCGGCGTATACTATACCTAATATAGACAAAGAAATAGTAACTCAGGATGTTAGATTACTCGTCAGAAGAGACTTTTTAACCTATCATCATAAAGTAGGAGAACTTACATGAAAATTATAGATTATGATATTATATACTTGTCATACGACGAGCCAAACGCAGAAAAAAACTATGCAGACCTATTAAGTAAAGTGCCTTGGGCAAAACGGGTGCATGGTGTAGAAGGCAGTGATGCCGCACACAAAGCATGTGCAAACCTAAGTGAAACAGATCGTTTTATTACAGTAGATGGCGACAACATTATTAATGCAGAGTTTTTAGGACAAGAACTTGACTTTGATGATCATGCAGATTTAGAACACAGTGTAATTAGTTGGTGCGGCAGGAATATAATTAACGGATTAATGTACGGCAATGGTGGATTAAAATGTTGGCCAAAGCAGTATGTGTTAGATATGAAAACACATGAAAACGCAGAAGCAGACAACCCGCATGCACAAGTTGACTTTTGCTGGGATCTAAAATACATACAGCAAAACAGTTGGTATAGCGATGTACATAATAATGAAACTGCACTACAAGCATGGAGGGCAGGGTTCCGTGAAGGTGTTAAGATGTCATTAGATCAAGGAGTGCGACCAACTAAAGAAGCTTTCTTACAAGGCCATTGGAAAAACTTACATAGGTTGTGGGTGTGGTTAATGGCAGGCGCTGATGTAGAAAATGGACTATGGGCTATTTATGGTGCTCGAGAAGGATTATATATGACAATGTGTACAGATTGGGATTATGTACAAGTTAGGGATTTTGAATATTTAAACGAGTACTGGAATAAAACAGTTAGTGTATATATAAATGACGACAACTTGTTAGAATCAATTCAACGGTTAGGCAACAGTCTTATTGATGAATTAGAAATACCCATTGCTAAGAATCCTTTAGATGCACAACAAAGTAAGTTCTTTAAAGAAGTTTACCAGAATCCGAGTAGGAATGCACGACAACAGTTTGTGATTGATCCTGAATGAGTAACGAACAACGTATAGAAGAATTAAAACTAAAAAAAGATCTAATAAATTCTGTTAGTTGTAGTTTCTGTACGGCTAAGTGGTTACAAACAACCCTTATGTTACAAAATGGATATAACCATAGTTGCCATCACCCGGCACCGCATAAAATTCCATTAGAAGAAATAGAAGCAGATCCCGCAGCCTTGCACAATAGTAAGTTTAAAAAAGAACAACGTGCTATGATGTTAAAAGGTGACCGCCCTTCGGAATGTGATTACTGTTGGAAGATTGAAGATTTAGACAAAGATTATTTTTCAGACAGACATTATAAAACAGCAGACAACTGGGCATGGGACAGATTTGAAGATATTGCTAAAAGCAATCCACAAGATAATGTATATCCTAGTTACTTAGAAGTTAGTTTTTCAAATGCTTGTAATTTTGCATGTGCTTACTGCTCGCCTGAAATTAGCAGTAAGTGGATGGAAGATATAAAACAAAACGGTGAGTATCCGGACGGTGCTCATAACTTAGATTATTTAAAGCAAGCTGGAAAATTTCCATATGCAAACAACGAAGACAATCCGTATGTAACAGCATTTTGGAAATGGTTTCCTGATGCACTTCCGCATTTAAAAGTTCTACGTATTACAGGCGGCGAACCTACAATGAGTAAAGATACTTGGAAGTTATTAGATTACATAATTAATAATCCACAACCTCAATTAGAAATTGCAGTTAATACAAATTTAAATGTTCCAGCAAAGCTAATAGATAAATTAATATACTATAGCGGCGAGCTTGAAGGTAAACTTAAAAAGTTTGACATATACACAAGTGCTGAAGCAGTTGGTGACCAAAATGATTATGTAAGAGATGGGATGAATTACAAAGTTTGGATGACTAATGTACATCGTATGTTGTATGAAACTAATAGTACTGTAGCAATAATGACAACTATTAATATTTTAAGTTTGCCTAGCTTTGCTAAATTTATACAAGACGTTATGGAACTTAGAAAAGATTACAATTTAAATTTTGAACACAATAGAATTCCGTTAAGCATTAACTATCTTAGATGGCCTTTGCATTTACAAACTATACTATTAGATAAAGAACAACGTGTAAAGTACGCTAATGAAATTGAGAGTACATGCGAGTCTTGGCTCAAATATTACAGTAAAGAAAAATATGCTAGAATTTACTTAGAAGAATTTGATCAAATAAAACGGTTGTGTAACTATCTTAGAAACACAGAACCAGCTATTCAGTATCGTGGTAACTTTTGCAGATATATACATGCATACGATAAGCGTCGAAACAAAAACTTTAAAGATACTTTTCCAGAGTACTCAACATTATTAGAGGATTGGCATGCCAGCTAAAGAAGATGAAACATTGCTACAGTACAGGCAACGTATAATAGATCCAAAGAGTACTAGCTTCTGTGGTGCAAAATGGTTTAATGCAACTACTTGGTTAGGTAGTGGCACAACTGCTAGTTGTCACCACCCGCCGGCACATCAGATTCCATTAGAAGAAGTAGAAGAAAACTACACAGCAATTCACAACACTAAACATAAGAAAGAGATGCGTAGGCAAATGCAAACGGGCGAACGCCCTGCAGAGTGCGAGTATTGTTGGAAAATGGAAGATATGAAAAAAGATGCAGTAAGTGATCGCACCTTTAAAACTATTATCTATACTGACGAAGAACTACAGGCTGCATATGATGCAGACTGGAATGAAAACACAGGTCTTAAAACGTTTGAAATTGCGTTTGATAGAACTTGTAACTTAGCGTGTTCGTATTGCAATGCTAGTTTTAGTACTACATGGGCAAAAGATATTAATAAGAATGGTCCTTATGAAAACTTAGTCAGTGATGGCGCAGGTGCGTTTAAACACAATGGTGATTGGGCCGCTCCGTACGATAATGATGCAGACAATCCTTATATACAGGCATTTTGGAAATGGTGGGATAACGGCCTTGCAGATAGTTTAGATGAACTACGCATTACAGGTGGCGAACCACTAATGAGCGGCAACACTTGGAAACTATTTGATTGGTATTCTAAACAGAAATCAGATATGCGATTTGCTATTAACTCGAACTTAATTGCAAAAGAAAGCATTATTAATAAGTTGATTGAAAAAGCCCAAGGAATTAAAAAGTTCCACATTTATACTAGCTGTGAAGCAGTTGGTGAACAGGCTGAATACATCCGGGACGGGTTAGTTTACGATCAATGGGTAAACAACGTAACACGTATTTTAGATGAAACTGACGTAGAGCTACATTGCATGATGACTATTAATAGTTTATGCTTGTTTAGTATTACAGAATTTCTTGATCAAATCTATACGCTAAAAGAACGTACAGGAACAAAAACGCCGACAGTAAGTTTAAACTTATTACGTTTTCCAAGTTTCCAAAGTCCTTTAGCATTGCCAGTACATCTTAAAGATTATTGCTACAATAAACTAAATGATTGGTATAACGTAAACAAGCACAAAGCGTTATGGCACGAGCATGAAAAAGCAAGCATCGAACGTTTAATAGATTATCTAGTTACTGTAGATGCTCCGCATAGACGCACGAGCAATCCTGTAACACTATGGCGCGACTTTAAAACATTTTATCAGCAATATGATGTACGTAGAAATAAAAACATAAACGTGTTTCCAAAAATCCTAACAGATTGGATAGAAAGTATTCCTGATACAGATGCAAGTATTACAGAACTTGCAGAAAAAGAAGGATGGATATTAAATCCTGATAATAAGAATATTGCCAAAGGACTAGCAACATATGACTAAAGATAATTTTTGTGTAGCACCGTGGATGCATTTACACGTTATTAACGATGGCCGGGCATTTCCTTGTTGTCAAACACCTTTAGAAGATAAACATGCATATGGCAATGTAAGAGAAACTGCAATACATGATATCTTAAACAGTACTAAAGCTAAAGGCATGCGCAAAGATATGTTAACAGGTGTGCCATTACCTTCTAGTTGTGAGCGATGCACATCTAAAGAAAAGCACGGATTTGGTAGTATGCGCACTGGCATGAATCAAAAGTGGTTACCTCAAGTACAAGACGAAGTAGACGCAACTCATGCAGACGGAACAATAGACAATCCTGTAATTAAAAATTGGGATTATAGATTTAGTAACTTTTGTAATCTTGCTTGTCCAACTTGCGGTCCATTGTTCAGTACACAATGGCATGCTGATTATAAAAAATTATTTCCTGACTATCCAATGACCGAAAAGGCACTAGTTGATCTAAAAGATGCAGATTTATTTTGGAGTGATTTTTCAAAATATGCTAACCATGCAAAAGAAATTCATATTGCAGGCGGCGAACCATTTATGATGCCCGAAAATAATAAAGTGTTAACTGCATTAGAACAAGAAGAAAATTACGATATTGCAATACGATATAGTACAAACTGTACAGTATTAAAGCAAGGAAAAGAAAATATTCTAGACCGATTACAGAAGTTTAGTTATATACATCTTAGTTGTAGTATTGATGCCGCAGGCGATGCTTTCGAATACATTCGATATAAAGGTAAGTGGGACGTTGTTTTAAATAATTTAAAAGAAATTAGACAAAGTGGCCACAACTATTGGATTCATCCTACAGTAAGTATATTAAATATTTTTAGAATTACAGAGTTGCACGAAGAACTTTGGAACGCAGATATTATACCAGCAAAACGAGTACATTATAATGCCGACGGAACTGGTGCAGAATTTCACATAGAAAACTACTGGGTTGACAGGATGCACTTTAATCCATTATTTGTTCCTGAATATTATAGTATGACAATAATGCCAGCACACCTTAAAGAGCAGGCCGCCGATAAAATTACAACTTATGGCAAACGACTAGAGAAGGAACATAGTATTCCGTTCCATGGCTGGCAAGCCTTAATTGATTTTATGTATCAGGCAGATGACAGTCATTTGTATGATGAATTTTTAAGTAAAACACACAATTTAGATAAATTACGTGGCAATGATTTTTATAAAATTAACAAGGAATTTAAATAGTGAGTAAAAAAAGTAAGCTAGAAAAGGTATCTCAATCGCAACTAGCAAAGACCATAGTAACGAACAAGACAATACAGAAAGATAATTACGACAGTCCTGGTAGCGATTGGGATAATGTTTCCCACTTAGGGGTTGATCATCTAGATACATCAGCAGTTTCACCTTTTCGAGTTAAATCATTTGATGATCTTAGAAACTATGGCCCGTGGCAACCACTGCACCTATTAAGAAAACGTGCAGGCGAAACTCGTGAGAATGTATCATTCGATGTGCCCTGGGTACACGAAACTGAAATTCCATATCTTAAAGAACAGCCTTGGAAATATAGAATAAATGAATACGGATTTAGAGACGAATGGAAATTTAAAACTAAACGTGCAAACATAGGCTACTTTGGATGCAGTATGACATATGGTGAAGGCGTCGATACCCCAGATCTATGGAGTACTCATATAACAAATGCGTATAAGTTAACAGGGTTAAACTTTGGTGTAGGCGGCGCCGGTCCTTTGCGTGTAGCAAGAACATTTGCCGCAGTACAGCAAACAATGAAATTAAAGTATGCTATAATAATGCTACCACAAATCTCAAGAGTAGAACTATGGCAATACAACAATTATCAGCAACCAAAACAGCATCCTAGATTACATACTATAAACTTAATTCCTAATTTTCCACCTAGTCCTACAGATTTTACGGGAGGAGATGACGTGTATAATGATTACTTTAAAGTTATGACAGATGAACAATCAATTAGTCAGTGTGTACAAGCGTGTAATTGGATAACTCAAACAGCAAGAGCAAACAAGACTCGGGTACTATTCTGTTCTTGGGATCCGTTTAGTTTATGGGCTATGCACAATGCAGGAGTTCCTAATTTGCATAATAAAATGTTTAAAAGGCTAGACTTAGGTAGAGATCAAATGCACCCGGGCCCGGAGTCTAATTTACAATTTAGTAAAAGTATAAGAAGGTGGATAGATGCTAACCCTTGGCTTTAGAAATATACACGGCGTTAGTACTAGTATTAATTTACTGCCAGATAACACCGAAACATCATTAGTATGGCAATCTGCATTAGACACTTTATTAGAAACGCACAATGATAAAATATTTCAAAAGAACTTTAGTCTATTAGGACATCCTACACATAATAGATCTAAACAGCACATGATAAATGATCTAGAACGAAGTGTTAACATTGTAAACATACATACAGAATACGAAATTGACGAAGACTTTTCTACATTTGATCAAGAAACATTAAACAGATTGCATCATCATTTTGAAATATTACAAGGACAACTTTGGAACCCCAGTTCATTTTTAACTACAGCGTCTGGAGAAGTGCGGTGTGCAATATGTTATTTAAATCATTGCTGTCATGAACTAGAAGCATATTATGATTCGTATGAAAAGGAATATACTAACTATAACGGTTATTTTTACTATAACTTGTTAGGTATAACAGATAGAACTGACATGCCGCTAGGAATAAAAAAGCAATTTACTACTGACATAACTGACGGCATGGTATATTTACATTATGCTCAAACAGGTAAAACTTGGTACGAAGCATACTTAGATAACGATTTAGAAATAGACCCTAGCAATATATCAGAACATAGGGTTATCACAGGCGAATTTAATTTATACTCTGGACCAGGGTTTAGTTTTCCAACAGACAGTAATTTTACATCATGGTTAGAATCAAAAAATGTAGATCCTAATGATTCTGATTTAGCATTAGGATATGCACCAGTTGCAACAGTAGATGTACCATATACTGAACTACAAGAAATATTAAAAGAATACGATGACTTTCATAGTATTGAATTTAATGGTAAAAAAATTGAATATAACTATAGACATACCGACCTAGAGTATGTTATAATGTTAGAACATATGTGGAGTAAATGGAATGTATGACATTATTTTTATAAGCTATAATGAACCAGAAGCTGATGCTAACTGGGAACGTCTTACTGAAACATACTTCTGGGCTAAACGTGTACACGGTGTAACTGGAATTCATCAAGCCCACATACAAGGTGCTAAACTAGCTAACACAGAAATGGTTTGGTTTGTTGATGCAGATGCAATAGTAATGGATGACTTTGACTTTAGTTACGAACCTGATAAAGATAACCTAGACACAGTGCATGTATGGCGTAGTCAAAACCCGGTTAACGGATTAGTGTACGGCAACGGCGGAATAAAACTATTTCCTCGTCAGCTTACTATTGACATGGATTTGTCACAACCTGATATGACAACTAGTATAACGCACAAATTTAAAGTAATGCACGAAATTGCAAACATTACAGCATTTAATACCAACCCTTTCAGTACATGGCGTAGTGCATTTAGAGAATGTGCAAAATTAAGCAGTAAAGTAATTGATCGGCAAAAAAATGAAGAAACAGATAGTAGACTGGATACGTGGTGTACCGTTGGGCGTGAAAACTTATTTGGTGACTATGCTATTCGTGGTTCCATTGCTGGGCGTAAGTATGGCGCTACTCATCAAGGCGATACTGCCGCTTTAAGATTAGTAAACAATTATGATTGGCTAAAGGAGCAATTTGATGCAGACGTTTGAACTACTAGATAGATTTGAACTTCTGTATCCTACTAACAGTAAGTTAGCTGATTTGCGCCGGGCATATATTGACAAAGACCTAAGCAGTATTTTTAGATTACTAAATGCTGACGAAGAGTTGCGTAAAGCAATTATGGAAAAAAACTTACACAGTATTTTTAGAATTGTAGATACTTTTGATACTGAAGAACTTCGTAAAGCAGTGGTTGAAGATAATTTGCATAGTATTTTTAGATTAGTTGAAGATGAAGATTTACGCAAGTTAATTATGGAAGATAACACTTGGAAGTTGTGGCCGGTACTACACAACTATACTGACACACAATTTGTTGAAGCATTTAAAAACTTCTTTGTTAACGAAACAGAGATATGGGACGATTGTTTTAGTCGCGGTCAAATAGAAAGTAAACTATGGTTAATAAAAGAACTTAAAAAGTGCAATATAGATCTTGGTATAGTATTTCTATGTGGCGGCTGGTACGCTACATTAGCTACTATGTTGTTTGAAAGTACAATTAACGTAGATAAGATACGTAGTTTTGATATTGATCCTAGTTGCCGAAGTATTGCTGAAACATTTAATAAACCGTGGGTTAAGGATAACTGGCAATTCAAATCATCTACAAAAGATATCATGGATATTAATTATGAGTTTGAAAGTTACGAAGTAATTAGAGCTGACGGAACAACGTGTCCTTTAGATGATACGCCAGACACAATTATCAATACAAGTTGTGAACATATTGAAAACTTTTCAAAATGGTATGATCTAATACCAGACGGTAAACTAGTTATACTACAAAGCAATAACTTTTTTGAAGTAGAGGAACATGTTAATTGTGTTGGAAGTATAGAAGAGTTTGCGGTAAAGGCACCTATGGATAATATTTTATACAGCGGCGAATTAGAGTTGCCCAAATACAAAAGGTTTATGTTAATTGGATATAAGTGATCTTACACTCAGACAGCTTCAGACTGAAAGTGCTAGGGCACTAAGTACTATGCAAGCCACTAATAACAATATACATCAATTTAATAAACAAGCACATCATAATAGTCAAAATTGGTATAGTGCTGTTATTAATTGGTACATTGAACAGTACGGAGATTTGCCAAGTAAAGTCGGTCCTGGTAAAGACGTTAAACTAATGATGGAGGAACTTAATGATATTTGAAAATTCACAAGATACTTGGTCTATAGATCTATGGCCTGACATTACTGACATAGGCCTAAAAATTTCAGGTGGTGCCGACAGTGCCATTGTAGCATACATGTTAGCATTATATGTCACAAAAGAACGCCCTGAAATTACCATACATCCTGTAACAATAATTGCTGACACTAAACCCTATCAATATATCTATGCATGTGCAGTATTACGTAAAATTGAAGAGCTAACAGGAATTGTATTTGCTAAACATCAATATACTACTACTGATGCTAAAAATAATTATGTTGGTGGACAAGAAGCATTTATGGATTCTTTATATAAACGAGAATTATTCTCATTTCATTATGCAGGAATTACTGCTAATCCAAGTGAAGACGATGCTCCGCAGTTGTATACCGATGATACCGATCTGCCAACTGATGACAGATCAAAACAACTTGTAAAAAAAGATAATTGGCAGTTACCTCTTGTTAATGTTGATAAGCGCGGAGTCGCAGAACATTACAATAGACTAGGTGTAATGGAAGAATTATTTCCACTTACTCGTAGTTGCGAACAAAATGATGTATATACGTTTGAAAAACACTGTGAAGTATGTTGGTTTTGTAAAGAACGCTATTATGGATTTAATAGATATGTATAACTATGCTGATATAAAAAGCATACACCTTGAAGTAACACAAAACTGTCAAGCCAACTGTCCTATGTGTGATCGCAATATGAACGGCAAAGGCATTAATCCACACATTAATTTAGATGAACTTAGTTTAGAAGATTGTTACAAGATATTTAAACCAGAGTTTGTAGCACAGTTAGACACAATGTACATGTGCGGCAACTTAGGCGATCCAGTAGTTGCTCGTGATACTTTGGAAATATTCAGTTATTTTAGAGAGCATAATCCTACAATGTGGCTTAGTATGAATACTAATGGAGGAGCAAGAGAACCTCAATGGTGGCATGCACTTGCATTGATATTTGGCAAACATGGCTCTATTATTTTTAGTGTTGACGGTCTTAGTGATACTAATCATTTGTATAGGCAAGGTGTAGTATGGCGCAATGTAGAACGTAGTATGAAAGCGTTTATTAATGGCGGAGGCAGAGCCCGTTGGGACTTCTTAATATTTGAACACAATCAACATCAAGTAGAAGAAGCAGAAGCACTTGCAATGTCCTGGGGTTGCGAAAAGTTTATGAAAAAGAAAACAGGACGCTTTATTACACAAGATTCAAAGAAGAAAGAATCTCATCAGGCGCTTGACAAAAAAGGCAACACTACAACGGAAATTAAGAAACCAGATGCAAAGTATGTTAACAAAGCACTTAGTAAGCAAGAAGTAATTATCAACAAGTACGGCTCTATGGATGCATACTATGATGCGGCACCTATCATTTGTAAAGTAAAGAAAGATAATAGCTTATTCATAACAGCAGAGGGCCTAGCGATGCCATGTTGTTGGACTGCTGGACGTATGTATAAATGGTGGCACAAGGATCCTAAAGTAGAACAGATATGGGACTTTATTGATAAAGATGCACTAGATGCACGTAATGGTTTAGAGCAAGTATTTGCTACAGGTGCATTTGATAGAATACAAGACAGTTGGAATAAACAAAGTATAGCAGACGGTAAACTTAAAGTATGTTCTATGAAGTGCGGTGCTGAGTTTGATCCATTTGCGGAGCAGTTTAAATGAAGAAATTATTTATAGTAGGATGCAGTTATACTCATTGGTCTGACGGCGATTGTTTTGGCGAAAGCTATCCTGCACTTATTGCAAAGGAATATCCTAACTGGCACGTTTATGATGCCGGCGAGCCGGGTGGTGCAAACGATAGTGTGTATTTAAGGCTACAATATTTAACAGAACAATACGGAACTCCTGACAAAGTTATTGTACAATGGACCCATCTAGGCAGAACAAATGTGTTTTTGCAAGAATTGACGCACATGCCTAGAGTAACAGAGTACATAACAGAAGGAAACTATACTTTCCACACTGAACAAGAACATCCATCGAGCAGTTTTGCAATAACTCCCTCAACAGTTGATCCTGTAAACCGCAGTGGGTTTCATAAACTACAACTACAAAAATTATCTAGATCTTCCAAGTTAAGAATGCAAACGTTAGAACAATTTTATGCCTGGTTTTTAAACAGTCAAACACTTTATTGGCATACACAAAAAGAAATAGATTTAGTTAATGCAGTGTATGGAAAAGACAACGTTCTAATGTACGACTGGCAGAATCGATATTCTCCAGGAACTCTTTTAACGATGCCTAATAACTGGATTGGTAGCCTTGCTTATGCATTTAGAAAGAAAAATAAGTTTATGAGTTTAGGAATAGATGATGCCCCTCATTATGCCGCCGAAGGACATTTAGAAGTATACAAATGGCTTGAGCCACACCTGAATAAACTGCTAACTTAATTAGGATAAGTATTAATATGACAAATAACACTAAGTTACCATCAGAAACATTTTGCTTATTACCATGGGTACACCTTAGTACAAGGCCCGACGGCAGTATGCGAGTATGCTGTACTGCAAATGCTAGTAGTGTTGGAGCTACTAATGACAAAGAACACGGCGGACAAGTGGGCATCCTTAAAACAGATGATGGCAAGCCTAATAACTTAAATGTTAGTGATTTTGAAACCGCATGGAATAGTAAGTACATGAAAAATGTGCGTAAGCAAATGCTTGCAGGCGAAAAGCCGCCTAGCTGTTTAAAATGTTACAAAGAAGAAGCCGCTGGGCATCGTAGTAAGCGACAATGGGAAACACACTATTGGAGCCAACGAGTTGATTTAGATAAAATCCTTGCTGACACACAACCAGATGGAGAAGTTCCTCCTAACTTAGCATACATTGATTTACGTTTTGGTACTAAGTGTCAGCTTGCTTGTGTTATGTGTAGTCCGCACGATAGCAGTGGTTGGATTAAAGATTATAAAAAGATCTTTCCTGAAGTAAAAAATGAATCACTTAAAGAGATCATGCAATGGCAAGATAAAGGTAGTACTAACGGCAGTAGCTACAACTGGCACAAACAAAACCCTACGTTTTGGAAACAGTTTTATGAGCAAATGCCAAGTATGCAACAGATTTATTTTGCAGGCGGCGAAAGTCTTATCATTGAAGAACACTATGAAATACTTGAACATGCTATTAAGATGGGATATGCAAAAGACTTAGAACTACGTTATAACTCAAACGGAGTTGAATGGCGTGATGATTTGTTTGACCTATGGAAAGAATTTAAACTAGTACGTTTCCACTATAGTATTGACAGTATAAAAGAGATGAACGATTACATTCGTTATCCTAGTACTTGGACACGCCAAGAAGAAGTATTCCATTTGTTAGATACACAAACTAGTAACAATGTTGAAATTACTATTGCGTGTGCAGTGCAAGCCCTTAACGTATATTACTTACCAGACTTTATTCAATGGAAGCTAGAACAAAAGTTTAAGAAAGTTAACATGTGGCCATTCGGCGCTGGCGGTATTAGTCAGCACTTTGTATATTGGCCAGCTCACCTAAATGTTAAGAGTTTGCCTGCAGACTTTAAAGCTAAATGTAGAGCAAAGTACGAAGCATGGTACCCTTGGTGGGAAGCAAACTGGGAGTTAGGCATTCCGGAATGGCACAAGGGTAAAGTAGATTATGAGCAATGGCGTACTGCTGAGTATGGCATTAAACGACTTAACGGTATTCTTAGCTTCATGGAAAGCGAAGACTGGAGCCAACGCTTACCTGAGATGAAAGAGTTTTTAGGATTATGTGACAAGCAACGTGGAAACACTTTTGAAGAAACGTTTCCAGAAATGATTGAAATCTTTAAGGATATATTATGAGTTGTACATTTTGTCCATTACCGTGGAATAGTATTAACCTACGTAATAATGGCGACTTACGTATATGTTGTAATACCAACAGCTATACTAAAAATAGAGGAATTCTGCGTAAAGAAGACGGCACTACTCCTTATAATGCTGGCAAAGATGATTGGCAAGAAGCCCGTAATGCTGAACTACTAAAAGAAGTGCGTGTTAGTATGATGAAGGGTGAATGGCATCCCGAGTGCGAACGTTGCCGGCAGGAAGAAGTAAATGGCATGCGTAGTCGACGTGAATACGAAAATGAAGATTGGGGCAAATGGTTTGGTGATATGAGTCTTGAAAAAGTCTTGCCTATTACTGAAGAAGATGGCACACTTGATACAAGTAAGCAAGACATTGAGTTTATGGACATACGTTATGGTAACTTCTGTAATTTAAAATGTCGCATGTGTGGTCCTACTGACAGTCATATGTGGTATGCAGATCATGTTAAATTAAATGATGGAAAAACAGGCTTCAAAGATAGTGGCGGCAGAGTAGTATTAGAAAAAAATAAAAAAGGTAAATGGGATACCGACCATTTTAACTGGTTTCAAAATAATGATCTTTACTGGGACAACTTTGAAAAGTATGGCCCTGACGCAAAAAAACTTTATATTGTAGGTGGTGAACCTTTAATTATTCCTGAACATCAGGAAAGTCTTGAACGATTAGTTGCTAGTGGAAAATCTAAAAAAATACAATTAGAATATAACTCAAACTTAACTATGGTGCCGGATAGACTAGTATATCTTTGGGAACAGTTTAAACAAATACGTATTGGAGTTAGTATAGATGGTATAGACGATGTATTTAACTACCAACGTACTCCTGCAAAATTTGATGCAGTATATAAGAATATGATGACGTTGCAAAATAACGAACGTATTAATCTTAAAGCATGGTTTGCTTATACTGTTACACCTATGAATGTATTTCATACAGCAGACTTTATGAAATGGAAATTAACTGAAAGTGGATTAGATAAGTTTAATCCAGTTGATGGCGCTAAACCTGTAATTACACATCATATGTGTCACAGTCCAAAGCATTATAATATTAAAGTTCTACCGCAATACCTAAAAGATCAAGTAGCACAGCATTACCAAGAACATAAAGACTGGGTTATGACTACAGACTTTAGTGATAAAGTTAAAAATAATTTTGTTAAAGTATTAACAGGTATTGAAAAGTTTATGATGAGTGAAGATTATTCAAAAGAGCATTTAGAGCCTTTTATATACACTACAAAAAAACTAGACGAATTAAGGAAACAAAATATATTAGATATTGTCCCGCAATACAAGGAATTGTTTAATGCACATAACAAGTGAAAATTTAGATTGTTGCATTGTAACACTGTTTATTCATAATGTGTGTAATTTTAACTGTAGCTATTGTAGTGACTTTCATAGAGACGGATCGCATCGTTGGCCGGATGATTGGACAAAATATTTAGAGTTTATAAACGAATTAAAGAAAAGAAACAAATACTTGTATGTAGAAGTATTAGGAGGCGAGCCTACTGTATGGCCTAAGTTTCAAGAGTTTGTTGATGCAATTAGTGACGAAAATGTATTTGTAGAATATGCTACTAATGCTAGTCGAACACTTCGATATTGGGAAAAGTTTAGAGAACAAAATACATTTGTATTTTTAAGCTGGCATAATGAAGAAGCAGATGATGATCATTTTGTTAAAGTAGCTGAAATAATGCAACACAAAGCAAGTGTTAGTGTTCCTTTGATGATAGTACCTGACACATTTGAACGTGCTAAGGTGTTGTACAACCGCCTAACAAAACTTAATGTAGAAATTACACCTAAGTTTGTGCGTACGAGTATTCACGGACATAGTTACTTTGAATATACAGATGAACAAAGAGAATGGATTCAAAATACTAGTCATAATAAAATGAAACCGTTTGGCATTAAATGGAAGTTCCCGCAGACGTTACGATTTGATGGTAAAGAAATGAAATTTATGAAAGTGCTAGATCAGGGCTTGCATAAGTTTGAAGGGTATACTTGTACAGCTGGATTAAAAAGATTAATGGTTGAGCCTGACGGCAATATACTACGTTGTACAAAACGAGTAGGCGGTAGTATTGGTAACATAAACACAGGATACACGTTACCTGATGATCCTATTGTATGTAACTACAAAGCATGTCCTTGTAAATTAGATGCAGTGGTAGAAAAATGGATATAGATCCTTTTCTTACAGTGGCTACAAAAGAGTTTTGTAATAACACCTTTCCGTTTCAAGATGCTAGAGAAGAAGAACTCTTTCACAAAAATCGAAAGCGTTTAAAGAAATATAAAGAAGGATTTTATTTTAAAAATCCTATAGAGTACAACATTAATAAATTTGGCTATAGATGCGATCATATTATTCCGCCTGCTACTGATTATATGTTAGTAATGGGGGGTAGTCATACTTATGGACATTCGTTACATAAAGAAAATAGATATAGTGATCTATTAGAAGAACACTATAATATACCAGTACTTAATATTGGTGTTTCAGGTGGATCTCCTAATCTTATCAAAGATAATATACTTCAATTATTAACTAGCGGACATCAATTACCGAAACTTATATCAATTCAGTGGCCACCAAGTGCCCGAATTTGTTTTGGGCATTCCTTAATAAATTATAATTCAAGTATTTTTCAAAAAATAATTGACCTAGATAGTTTAGAAATATATAGTAACACCGCACAACAACAAACATATTGGCTACTTTCAAATTTTAATATACCATTTGTTGAATTTCAAGTATTTGGCAGTACGACAACCTTTGTTACTGATTACGCTAGAGACTTAGAACATCCAGGAACAGAGTCAAACAAAAAAATATTTGAATATCATAGAGAAGAAATAGACAAATGGATTTAAATATCAGCGAAGGTTGGATAAGTCTTCAAGAAATGGAATTTGTTAAAAATCAAATAACAGCAACAACTGGTAATATTTTAGAAGTTGGCGCGGCAAATGGAAGATTGTTTACTTATTTACATAGCTCTTGCCCAGACTGGAAATACATAGCAGTAGATCCGTGGGAGCAAGAAGATGTAAGACTACAAGTTGATTGGGATAAAGGATATTTTGACCCTAACAACTTAAAAGAAGTTATTACTATAGATATGTTTAAATCAAATTGTCCGTATGCAGAAACGCATGAAATGTATTTTGACAAGTTTGAATCTATGCACAAATATGACATAATAAGTATGGGATTAGTAAGTAAAAGCATAGACTGGAACAGTGTTTATAAAAAAGCATTTTTAATGTTAAAACCTAACGGAGTTATCATTGGAAGAAATTTAACGCATAAAAGATATGGCCCTATGATTAAAGAAGCAATACAAGGATACAAAATTCTTGATACCTGCAAGGGCTCGTTTGTAATAGGAAAATAGTATGGAATACACTGATATAACATTTGAAATGTTAGGCACACGTAGACAGCGTCCTATGTATCTTAGTAAGTTTACTAAGTTTAGACAAGAACTGTCTATGAAAGATTATCCTAAGGATCCGCATGCATATACAACATACTTCTTAGAAGAGATAGACAAATGGATTAATGCACATAAACGTGTAAAATATACAGGCTTAGAGACCTTTACACGCAGAGATGCTATACTTGGCACTACACATCAATTAGATGAATTACACCAGCTGTACGGTGCTAACATAGCTACATACAAAGGCGAATACAAGTATCATCGAAGACTAACAGACTTTACTGTTAAACAGATTACACATTATAAAGACCTAAAACCAGGCGATGTATTTATTGTAAGCTATCCAAGTTGCATTACTACAGGTTACCATGAGAACTTTGATTTGCTACTAGACTATTGTGACGAGCATAGTATACCAGTGCATATAGATGGTGCTTGGTTTGGACAATGCAGAAACTTTGATTTTGATGTTACACACCCGGCTGTAAAAAGTGTTAGTGTAAGTTTATCAAAAGCACTAGGCATGGGCAGTCAGCGTATAGGTATCAGATATACTAAAGAGAAAACCGTTGGCCCGATAAGTATTATGAATGACTTTGCATATGCAAATGTTAGTGATATGTGGGTAGGTGTAGAAGCAATGAAACATTTTGGTACAGACTACTGGTGGAGTAACTATAGTGACCTATATAGTAAAGTTTGTAAAGACTTTAACCTGGGTGAAACAAATAGTATTCATGTAGGCTGGTTAGACGAAGGAGAACACGGAATTAATCAATTTGGTGTACGCACACCGTTGCGTTTTTTAATTGAAGGCAAGTTTGACGAGCGCGGCACTGATAAAGGTCTAAACAAGATTGAAAGAGAAGAGAGGGTATGATAAGCAACGAATCGCCCTTATTAGATGGATGGATTTCTCAAGAAGAATGTGACCTAGTTTTAAAATATATGAAACTAGACACTGGGACTATTTTAGAAACAGGCTCTGCAATTGGAAGATTGTTTGATTACTTGTACCCAAAAAAACCTAATTGGAAATATGTAAGTGTTGACCCTCTTTCAATTAAGGAAGTACATAGACAGCTAGATTATAATAAAAGATATTGGGATGAAGGTAATCACGGAGAACGAATTACTCCGGAGCACTTACAAAATAATATTCCATTTGCTGAATACCACGATAAGACTTTTGAAAATTTTAAAACAAAGAAAAAATTTGATATTATTAGTATGGGAATGAGCAACCCAGAGATAAATTGGCATGCTGTATACGCCAAAGCGGTAACTATGTTAACTCCAACAGGTGTCATCATAGGCCGACAGCTTTACAATGATACCATGCAAAATCCGTTAACTATTAGACAATCAATTAAACCGTATGTTCACTTAGAAGCACCTGTGTGCGGATCATTTGTAATAAATGGCACTAAATGGACTGACTTAAATAACGATGAATTTATATATCAGCGTCAAATTAGGATTTTAAAATAATGCAGTACGGAACTTATAGCCATGAGTTAAATGTTGACCAATATAATACTAACGCTCAAGCATTATTTAAAAGCAACAATATAAAATATACTGGTGCAAAAAACTTTAACTATTTTATTGATGTCCCTAATGATGTAAATAAAACTTTGTCTAATTATTTTTCAGATAAGTTAGGACACTTTGATTGGGCGTTTCAGTACTTTCATAGCGGAGAACCTGCAGGTTTACATACAGATTATACAGTAGTACCTTGGGACGATAAAGTAGAATGTCGTGTTGATGTTGGTGTAATAGTTCCTTTAGAATGGAATTGTAAACAACCGTATACTATAAATTATAATAGAGTTGAAGAACAGCCTCGCAAAGTAGTATATCGTAAAGGAGAAATGCGATACACTGACAACGACGAAATAGTAGAATATAGAACAGACAGTATATTAGATGACGAAGTACTAAAATACAATCCAAAAGGTACAGAATATTATAAGCTATATCAAGACTTAAAAGTGCATAGTGTTTATGAATGGAAGCTAGGTACAGCAATGGTATTTGATACTAGCAGGTGGCATAGTAGTAGTTGGTTTCTAACAGATAACAAATTGCCTGATGTTTCAACAGAATACAAACGAGCTATCATTGGATTTGGATCAACCGATGTACAAAAAGGAAAATAATGTTTACAGCAATTAACCACAGTCGTAAAGAAGAATTTAGCGTGGTGTGGGACCTTGGCCGCAGATGCACTTATGCATGTAGTTATTGCGGCCCACACCACAGTAACAAAACCAGCCCATTAGCTGATATAGACAAACTTAAACATACACTAGACGGAGTTGTTGAATATGCACAGCTAATGGACTTGTATAGAAAAGAACCACTTACTCTAGATATAGCTTATACAGGCGGCGAACCAACAATACATCCTGCATTTTTTGAATTTGTAAGATATGCAAAAAATACATATCCGTTTGTAAGATCTAATATCACAACAAACGGATGCTATACAGAGAAAAAATGTAGAGAAATAATGGATTGTGTAAACAGTACTACAGTAAGTTACCATGCAGAAGGAACTCCAGAACAAAAAAAATTAGTAATAGCAAACATAAAGTTAATGCACGAAAGTGATTATAATTTTAGAATTAATCATATGTTCCACAAAGATTACTTTGACGAATGTATTGAATTAGCAGAATGGTTTGACGAACTAGGTATAAAATACACTAGTAGGCCTATAGGTGATAGTAACAAAAAAGAAGATATAGCCACCGGCCAAGCACACGAGTATACTCCTAAACAATTAGAATATTTTAAGAATCAATGGACACAGAAACCAAAGCCAAAGACAAATTTAATACCTACAACGACTGTAATACAAATGGCAGAAAAGAAAACATCGCTTGAAACTATTGGTAGACCTTGTTGTAATGGTAAATGTTTAAGCATTAAAGTTGATGATAAATGGACTAAAGATTTTAGAGTACCAACAACTAATTTTAAAGGCTGGAACTGTATGGTTAACTGGGACTTCCTTTTTATCAATAGTGAACTAGACGGGGTTTGGCATCATCAAACTTGTCAAGTTAACATGGATGGTCAAATTGGGCCAATTGGAAAAGCAAGCGAGTTTGGCCCAATAATTGATAAGTTACGTACAACACTACGTAGCGGCAAAATGCCTGTTATTAGATGTCCCAAGATGCATTGTGGTTGCGGCCTTTGTAGTCCTAAAGCATTAAATGATGAAGATGCTAAAGAAATTTTTGATAGTCGTACTAAGCATTTAGAGCCAGTATTCCAAGATGGCATAAAAGATATTAGCAATGATAAAACTGTATATAGAATGTTTAAGGAAATTTAAATGAAATTGCTGCCTCTAGAAAAACAAATACGAAGTAGAAAAACATATTATAGTTTTTTAGATAAACCTGTGTCACAGGATAAGATAGATATATTACTTAGAAATGCAGACGGAGCTACTCCTGCATTGTGCGATCAGTATGACTATAGAGTAGATATATGGCCTGATCACCTTAAACAGATTTTATTCAAAACATCTATATTAGATATAACACAGGAAGAAAGTGCTGTACATAAAAAGGCAATAAAGCTCTTTGAACAAACTGGATCTTGGAAAAGCCTTAAACAGAAATATGGTGATAGGATATGTGTAAATCCTCAAGTGTTTGCCCCAGTAGTTCTTGCGTTTTCTCAACCACACGACCCCAAACATGATTTCATGCACGAGGCAACTACTAATGCAATGGCATTTCAAATGTGGCATTTAGTCCAATTAAGCCAAGATTTAGGTTTAGATCATGCATTTTGTAGAGGATTCGATACCCGTGCTTTAAAAGAACAAATACAAGTAAGTAGGTATAAAGGTCCTAACGTAGGTTACTACTTTCCGCATGTGTTCTTATGTATAGGTTACGGTGATCTTGCTAAACACAATGTCCCACGCCCTAAGCCCGGCAAAGGTATATTAAACACCCTAAGGTTTAAAGCAAATGAAAATAGATAATGTAACAGCAAGTTCTATAGCAGAGCAATGTCAGCGTAACTGGAATCAAAACAAAAAAGTTAGTGATGAACACATTAACGAAATTATTCAAGTTGCAACTAATATGCCAACCAAGCAAAATAGAGAATATTATCAATTAGTAGTAAGTACTGATCTAGAGTTAAATAGACAACTATACTCTGTTGCTATAGACGATAGCAACCTAGGATTTAAAAAACAATTTCACAGGAATGGACAAGTTCTTGCACCATTATTATTACTATGGTTTTCTACAAAACCTATTGAGGATAAATTTAATGATGACTTTACAGAACAATTTCAAATCTCAATAGGTATTTCATCAGGTGCGGCAGCATTACATGCAACAAGTTTAGGATATAAAACTGGGTTCTGTTGTTGTATGAAATGGAAAACTGCCCGTCAGTTATTGAAAGCAAAAGGAGTATACCTTTCAAGTCAATTAGTTGGTCATGGATTGGCGCTAGGTATTGGTTTCCCTAGTACTGATCATAGAGGAGATGTTGTAGTTGATAAAAAGATTAGATTAACATTAGAAAATGACGGCATTGAATGTGGCATTGAAAAAGATATTATGGTACATAAGGTATGAGTTGGTTTGATACTACACAAATTGGAAGAATACAATTAGAACTTACTAATTATTGTAATGCGTTCTGTCCTCAGTGTGATAGGGCAGAATTAATTTCTCAATATGATAAATGGACTAAACGTGCAACTAATAACCTTAATAATAATCATATTACTTTACAAAATGTAAAAGACTGGTTTGGACGTTATAAATGGGATAATTTACAGTTTATAAACTACTGCGGTAATGTTGACGAGCCTACAATTAATCCTGAGATAATCGAAATAACAAAATGGTTTAATAATATTTTAGGAGACCGAAATATTGCTATTAATATAGCATCTAATGGCGGAACTAGGAACGAAGCATTTTGGCAGGAACTAGGAGAACTAAGTGCTGCCAATCCTAGAATTCGTGTAACATTTGGGATTGATGGATTAGAAGATACAAATCATATATATAGAAAAAATGTTAACTGGGATATACTACAAAAAAACTTTAGAGCGTATATTGGCGCAGGCGGAAATGCAAGTTGGCAGTTTATTGTATTTGATCATAACAAGCATCAATTAGAAGAAATAAAACAACGATTAGATAGTGAAGGTTTTAAAGGATTAAAGTTATTACAATCTAATAGGTTAGATATACCAGGACAAAAAGAAGTAAACATTGTTAAAAAAGTTAAAGTTCCTAAGTGGTACGATACAACTAATGGTGATAACATGGCTGGCAAGTCTGTTAAAAATCTTAGAGATAAGGGAGAAACATTATCTTGTGTTAAGTGTCCTGCTAAACTTAAATCAAAAAATACAGCATTCCATGAAGAACACGGTAACATATATGTTAGTGCATTGGGATACGTAACCCCTTGCTGTTGGATGGGGAACCCAACAGAATTAATTAAACTATGGGATAGTAATCCTAACACAGATCCTAAGTTACATAATTTATATAATACTAATTTAGATAATATTATAAATGGTAACTGGTGGACACATATTGATAGTCAAATGCAGGACTATAAATTATGTGTAATGAAATGTAAAGATCTACAAGGAGATACGCACATATGAAATATCCGACGTATTATTTTAACAAAAATTTTAAAAATGTTGCAGTTAAGTTATCAGGAGGAACCGATAGTAGTTTACTTTATTATAAAATATGTAAATTTTACAAAGGCACAAATACCAACATATTTCCAATTACATTAGTATCTGATAAAAAGCCATTTTATAGAGATAGCACAACTCGTATTACATTAATAGTAAAGGGGTTAACAGGAGTATCTCCTACACAACATATCTTTGTTGAAGGGCCACATTCAGAATACGAACAACTATTAAATAATGCTGTTTTAAATTTTCATAAACAAAATAGATTAGATATAGTATACACTGGAATAACAATTAATCCACCATTAGAAAAACTTTCTAAAAGTTTAATGCGATGGAATTATGAAAAATACGACAGTATGGAATATAATTATCCTTCAGTTAATCATTACAAAGATATAACAAAAGGATTTAATCATATAGAAAAAAGAGATAGCAAAAGAGATATAGAGTTAAATACAGAATCTGTTAGTATAGTTAATGGCACTACAGATTTATTATGTAATAATCCCTTTAGTGAGTGTAACAAAAAAGCTGTAGCTAACGAATATGCAAAACTAGATCTAATGGAAAGTTTATTTCCATTTACAATTTCTTGTGCAGATTATACAGACGAAACATATACAACTTTAGACGAACATCAACACTGTGAAAACAACTGTTTTCCTTGTATGGAACGTTATTGGGCATTTAGGAGATTTGTATAGTGCATGATATAGCCGATATTAAAAAATCTTTCCAGCAAGGAAATGCAGATCTTTCGTTTGAAATAGATGGGTTGCCCATTGCACTGGAAGAATGGTTTACTAGAATTTCTATTGATTTATCCGGCAGTGCCAATACTGCATTGTTAACGTACTTGCTAATGACAGAACTAACAAATCGAAAGCAAAATTGTGAAATACATCTACTTAACCATCGCAGATCAAATAGCAGTATGATAAAATGGCTAACAAATTATTATATTAACAATAAATTCCACTCAGTAGTAGTACACCAAGTTGTAAATGACAACGAGTATTGGCAGTATGCAAAAGAGAATTTTTTTATTAATATGCATTACAATGCATCTATAAGCGGTCGTAAAGAAGATTTAGATCGTTTTCGGTTTGTACACTATAAAAACCAAGAAGCAAGTCCGTTTTCTTATATAACCAAAGACTGGATAATTAAGCAATATATAGATCATGACATTATGGATTTACTTAATCATACCACCTGGGCAAAGGAATAAAATGGAATATAACGGAAATGAAGTTTTAAGAGTTACAAATCCACATATATGCATTTCGTGGTTAATGGGTAATTGGTGTAATTTTAAATGTGCATATTGTTTTGATCATGCTAATTTAGGAACGCACTATCCGCCTGTAGTAGATGATACACTTATAAAAAATATTACTCATTTAGTAAAAGAAATACGTAAAGGCGATCCTGACAGACAAATACGATGGAACCTTACAGGAGGAGAGCCTACTGCACAAAAAGGTTTTGGAAAACTATTATCAGTTATGGCAGCCGCAGATGATAACAGTTATGTGAGTGTAGTTACAAACGGAACAAGACCTATTGCTTGGTGGGAAAAAAATATACAGTATGTGCATCGGCTTATTGTTTCAGTACATCCTGAATCTGATATTCAGCATACTATTAAATTACTAAAAGCAGTTAACGGAAAATGTCGCACTGTAACATTTAGTGTAATGCTAGGATCTCAAAATTTTGATGATGCGATTGCAAAATATAAATCTTTAATGTTTACAACTGCACCAGAGTACGGTCTTTGTAATGTAGTAATTAATACACTTAGGCGCACATCAAGAAATGATGCATTTACTCCTTTAACACAGGAGCAACACGGCATAATAAAAAATTTAGTTGGAGAATATCTTGCTAAGAAAGATCGAAATACAACACCTCTAATAGAACAGCTACCAGAAGACCTTGTGCGTCGGACATTGATAACACCGCATACTATAGAAACTGAAGAAACCGGCGTTGAACGATTTTTTCCTGTGTCACAAAAAAATTCTTTAAAAGGAACATTTTCTGGCTATAAATGTTTAGCTCCGCAAGAATGGATTGAAATTGATGAGCGTGGAGAACTGGGCAGGTTATCGTGTAAGGCTCGTGTTGGTCCTAAGACTAATATTTTTGATCTAAATTTTGTTAAAGAATATAAAGCTCCAACACATGAGATGACTTGTCGTACTTGGATGCCTGAGTGTAACTGTATTGGATTATTAGAAACTGGAAAATATTTACCATTGACTAACTAAATAGAAGGTGCTATAATAAATTATGAATGAAGATTTAAAATGGTCAAATTATGATTTTACTAAAATCCCTCTTAATGAGATTGTCTCTGTGGGGCAACGCACTCTGCTTTATCGCGATCTATTTACTGTATCATGGCTCCTTGGAAGATTCTGTAACTACAAATGTTCCTACTGTTGGCCTTATGCAAGATCAGATCGTAAAGACCACAGACCTACCGAGTTATGCTTGCGTACAGTGGATGAAATTAAACGTCAGGCCAGAGACAACGGCTTCAATTCTTTCCACTTCTCCTTGTCAGGAGGAGAGCCTACTTTCCATCCTGGATACTTGGATATATTAAAGCATCTTGCTGACGATGTTGATAACACTAATTATACTAGTGTGCATATGACAACAAACATGTCACGTAATATAAAGTGGCACGAGGAATATGTAGAAGCAGTTAAGCCGTTTCACCGTGCTAGTATAACTGCAAGTTTACACACAGAGCATGTAAACAGCATTGAGAAGATGCAAGACTTTGCAGATAAATTAATTTTCTGTCAAGAGCATGATGTACAGACTACTATTAATATGGTAATGGTACCAGACTGGTTTGAACGTGATTGGGAAAATGCATTGTTCTTTCACGAGCAAGGCATAAACGTAACACTAAAGCCTCAAAGTGACCCTACAGCAAGCCGAGTAGTAGACGGGTATACAAAGGACAACTTAAAACGTTTGTACAACGGTATGCCGCAACGTGCGTATACAGAAACTATGCGTAAATGGGCAGGTCGTCCAAAGCCTACTTTTGAAATGCCTACAGATGTTGAAGGTAAAAACGATGCTAGTGTGCCTTGGCATATGCAAGTAGAGTTAAAAGATAAAGACGGTAAAAAGTACTACATGGACCAAGCAGAACGTTTTAATGCCTTTAATTTTAATAATTTCGAAGGATGGGCATGCAATGCCGGTTACAGCGGACTTATAATACGCGAGCCTGACGGTTCGGTAAAACGTAGTTATAGTTGCCATGATGCGCCACTAGGCAACATCGAAACAGGGTTCGAACTGTTTAAGACACCTAAAACTTGTATCACTAAGAGTTGCGTAAGTTCGGCTGATTCAAAGATACCTAAACGTAAAATTTTGTAATCATTATTTCTTCTGCTACGTGACATTGTTCTTGTAAGCAAGTTGTTGTAGTGTCCTTAAATAAAGGAATGTTGTCTACAAAAATATTACCAATAGTTCCTTCATTACTGCATACACCGTGTTTCATCCTGCCGTCGGCTTCGATAAGTAATTTACGTTTTACAACCTCACACTGCCATCCTTTAAACTTATTCATTCCGTTTGCAATAAACTGTGATATAGGCATCTTTTCAACACCGTGTTTAGTTTCTAGTAATACGTCAGGCAAATAATCTTGTGAATTATCTTCAAGTTGATTTAAATAAGAAAGTTCTTCTTTAGTAAAGTATCCATCATTGCCGATAGATTGCTTATACCCTTTTAAATACCTACTTGACTCATATGGTTGATTAAATGTTTTTGTTTCTTTATTGTATAAAGGAAATACCGGTAACTTTACAGTTGGGATATTGTGCTTTAATAACTCGTGTTCTAGTTGTTCTACTTTATGAAATAAGTTTTTTACAAGCATTGCTCTAATTTCAACATCGCCGCCTGCCGCTTTAATCATTACAGCAAGGTTTACAATAGTCTCTATATCAGCAGACTCGGGATGAAAACTTATTTTCATTTCTAAATTTTTAAATGAGAATGTATCTCTACATTTTTCATACATCTTTATAGGCATGCTTCCGTTAGTAAACATCATAATATGAAAATTGTTATTAGACAGATATTTTAACCATTTATCAATATTAGGTATCAAGAATGGCTCACCTCCTGTAATAACAATCATTGTTTCTTTATCTAATGGAATTGCATTACGTAATTTTTTAGAAGCGTTAATTAATGCATCAATTGACGGAATTTTCTTCTTATTAATTGCTATATGATTGCTAGGACTACAATAGCTACAATCGTAATTACACATGTCAACAGGACGCCATTGTACCGTGTAATCAGTATTCCATTTTTCTAGATATAATTTAGAGAAGTTCATACACATAGTTATCCACCTTTATTGTTACACTTTGCTATATGTGATAATTATTAGTATGCATAACTTATATTCTTCACTTACACAGTACGGTACTCAGATAGCTCTTAGATCTAAAGAACAATTCCCTTCGGTGCAATATGTCAAATGGACTGAAGAAAATTTTAAATACGTAAAATATAATCCAAGAAATAGTTTTAATAGATGGGGACTTAGTCTTACTAGCTACGATGGCGGCTTGTCGGGTATTCCAGATCTTGACAGTTTACATCAGTATAACCTAGAAAATAACACAACTATCGAAGAATCAGAGTTTAATATTCCAACCCCTGCGTACTTAGATAACTATCACATACAAGAATTTTTAAAGCCTTATAGCAAGTATATGTACAGAACGCATATACTTAAACTAGATCCAGGTGGATTCTTTCCACAACATAGAGATTTTAGAGGTAGCAATTTTAATAGTGTACGGCTTATATCTCCGCTAAAGAACCACTGTACGTTTATTATGGATAACAAAGTGCTTAACTGGGAAAAAGGATGGCTATATTTTCTAGACACTGCAAAAGTACATTCACTATTTAACACGCAAACAAAGCCAAGTTATTGGTTAGTAGCTAATATAGATTTAAATGAGGAATCGTTTAATATTATAACAGATAATTTTGATAGAAGATAATGAAAATAGAAGTAATAAAAGACAAACACCTTAGTATGCTCCAACAGTTTTGCAACCAATGTGCAGAATTGCAATATGAAAATAATAAATCTTTAACAGCTATGAAACTATTGTGGTGCAAAGATTGGGGTGAATATTTTTGTGCAATTAAAGATAACAAAATAATAGCAGTAGCAGGCTGTCACCCATTGCCAGAAGTAGGCCCTAAGGCCTGGCGTATAATGTTTAGAGGATGCGAACTACCCCAAACTGATACATTTAAGGGACTAGGCAAAGGCGATTGGAATAGTATTACACAACGTGAAATGATTCCTAAGTTTATCGAATGGTGCCCAAGTGACCAACTATACATTACTACTAACACATATCATGAACATTCAAATGGCAAAGCATCGCGCAATCATCGACTGATGGGGTTACTTGCAAAGCAAAAAATACTTGACAAGCACAGTGAAATGATGTTATACTATACAGAACAGACTGTCTGGAAATTAAATATTCAAGAATATACTAGGCGTAGAAGTTTGTTGAAAGGAAACTATGTGGTTTAATCTTAAACATTTACAAGAAGCAAAAACAAAAGCTGGCAAACCTAACGCAGGATACTGGTGGCACTTTAAACTTGCTATAATGGAATTTTTCTTTCTATTATTTGTTTGTATTGGAAGCCTAATACATGCAATTTTTCCTTGGGTTCTTGATTTTAAATTATTAGAATGGCGAATTGCTAGGCTAAAACAACTTAAAAAGAAATTACCAGATGACCCACAACTAAAGAAGGTACACTTTGATGACTAATGTATTAGACTTAATAGCATACAGAGATGGTGAATACAAACCATTGCGAGAAATTGGCCCTAGTATATTAGATTTTGGATTTATTCATTGTGATGCTACATATGATGTTATGCCTGTTTATAACGGCAAAGCATTTTGTTATGATAGACATTCAACAAGATTTGAAAACAGTGCAAAACGTTATGGACTAGAGTTGCCAGATGTAGATAGATTATCCATTGTTAAAGAACTTAAAAAACTAAATGATGTTACAGACGCATTTGTTTGGTTTCTTGTATGGAGAGGCGCACCGCCAAGCGGCAATCCTAGAGATATAAAAAACTGTCCAATACATTTTGCTATGTATATCAAGCCAAGTTATCCTATTGCAGATAATCCAATTGTAACTTTACATTTAGATACAAATACAAACAGAGTCAGCGATGATTACTATGGACAAGAATATAAAAACATGGCTTGGCTTGACTTAACAATGAGCCAACGCAATAAACCAAAAGATGCAGACACAACTATTCTTGTAGATGTAGACGGTAATGTTACCGAAGGACCTGGATTTAATGTTGGCATAGTATCTAACGGAGTTATATACACAGCAGATAAGAATGTTCTCAAAGGCATTACAATGACAGTGGTAGAAGATATCGCAAGGGATAATGGCATCATGTTTTGTAGGTTACCAATTTCACAAGAACAGTTTAACAACGCAAACGAAGTGTTTATAACTAGTTCGAGTGGTGGTGTAACAGCAACGCAAAAGTCTGGACCTGTTACTGAACTTCTTATTAACAGGTACAAAGACAAAATGGAAGAGTATGGAACCGTATTATAAACTTGTACCATACGCAATTAGTGATCAGACAAAGCAAGAGTTATTAGATATAGCTCTTGCTCCTGATACATTTGTGGATATAAGCTATAAAATAAGTTTCTTTAAATTACCTAGTACACTACAAAGATTTAATACTACTGGATTAAATTGCGTATGTCAACTGCTACGTGTTTCTGAATCTGGTAGCACTATACATAAAGATCGTAATAGGTACAACGAATACGATAATCAGTATATGCCTCGACATACTGTAATTAGTTTTGCATTAACTAACAATTGTGGAGAGACACATTTCTATGACGACAATAAGAACTTTGTAACCAGTATAGATTATGCAGGCCACGGCGCTATATTAAATACTGGAGAACATTACCATAACGTTCACTTTACAGAAGATAACAATACTAGAATAGTATTTCAATTATGTTTTGAAGAAAGATTTAGTGAAGTATGTAACTTATATAATAAAGGAATTGTAATATGAAAAAGATTATAATAGTCGGCGGTGGATCCGCCGCTTGGGCATCAGCATACCAAATTTTACGTAGCGAGTCGGTTGACGAAATACAAGTTATTCACAGTGGTACAGTTCCTATTATTGGAACAGGGGAAGGAGCAACTGGTTCTTTAGATGATATAATCCTTAAAGGAGACCATAAAGAGTTTTTAGAAAAAACTAACTCTACAGTTAAGCTAGGGATACTTTTTGAAAACTGGCAAGGCAACGGCACTAAGTTTAACAAATATGTAGATGCCTGGCATTATGATGCTATAAGAGGTGGCGCCGGAAAAGACATAGACGTTATGTATAAAATACTTGACGAAGGCATAGACACCGACGATGTTAGTATTAATGCTTTTTTAATGAAGCATAAACTACAAGACTTTGAAGAAGTTAAACGACATACATTTCACTTTGATGGTAAGAATGTAGGACAATTTTTTAAAGATCGTTGTCTTGCTAGTAACAAAGTAACTAGTATAATAGATACCATTACTGATATAGAAGTTAATAATGGAAAAGTGATTAGTTTACATGGTGAGAAAGATTCATATATAGCAGATTTTTATATTGACTCAACTGGATTTAGAAGATTATTTGCATCCTTTATTAAGCATGAATTTGAACCTTACGAAGAGTGGCTAGATATAAATGCCGCTGTTCCGTTTCTTCTTCCAGCAAAGAAGCAAGCATATACAGTTTCAAGAGCAATGAAGAATGGTTGGATGTGGGAAGTTCCTAAAACAAATAACTTAGGTTCTGGCTATAACTACAGCACTAAGCATATCTCATCAGATGAAGTAATTGCTGAAGCACAGGAATATCTTGGACACAATATTAAACCGATTAAAGTAGTTGAATACACTAGTGGGTGTTATAAAAAAACTGCTGGTCCTAATTATGCATTTATTGGACTAAGTGCAGGTTTTATAGAACCACTTGAAGCAACAGCATTACATTGTAGCATTTATAGTGCAGAAGAATTAATAAAATACTTTAAAGGTGAAAAAACATTAGATCAATACAATGATTATGTATACGAAATGGTAACTGACTTTAGAGACTTCACAATATTGCATTACAGGATGGCAACAAGAAATGATACAAAATTTTGGCAAGATCAAAAGAAGAAACCTATCCCAGAAAAGTTACAAGAGCAAATTAAACTATTTGAAAATGGAAGTTTAGAGTGTCTGTACAATACAACACACATATACTTTATGTTTCAAACATCAGTTGGATTCAATTTTATTAAAAAGCCAAAAGTATTTGACTATGATAAAACTATTGAAATACCAACATTAGATGCTATAAACAGAATTAAACAAAAACACAATGTGGAATAATCTGTATGAAAATTAAACACAATATTAAATTAGATTTTAGTGATGTTCTTATTGAACCGAAAGCAAGCAGTGTTCCGCTTACACGTAAAAGTGTTGACATTGAAATAGATTGGTTAGGTACTACTGCAACTCCTGTAATAGTATCAAACATGCTTAGTACTGGTACTTACAAAATTGCAAATATGCTTACTCCGTTACGTGTCTTTACGTTCTTACATAAAGAATATACTGCTGAACAGCATATTACAGAGTTAGAAAAAATGCAAGACAGAAAGTTCATTGCTATTACAAGTGGTGTACAAAGTTGGGATAAAGAAAAAACAATTGAAGTAGTTTCTAAATTTCCTGACATAGGAATAATTAATGTCGACATTGCAAATGTGTATGCTAATATAGACGGCATGATTAAAACTATTAAACTATACAGAGAAAAATTTCCACATATAAAAATTAGTGCAGGCAATATAGCAACGGGTGAACCTATTAAAGTATTAGCCGATGCCGGCGCAAATTTTATTAAGGTAGGAGTAGGTAGTGGAGCCGCTTGTAGGACACGTTCAGAAGTTGGCACTGGCATACCTCAACTAAGTGCTATTATGGATTGCTATGAAGAAGCTGTTAAATATAGCGTCGAAATTATTTCAGACGGAGGATGTGTTACTGCCGGAGATGTTTGCAAAGCAATTGGCGCCGGAGCCAAAATGGTAATGGTAGCTGGCATGGTATCTAAGTCAGAAGAGTGTGATAATATTGTAGAAATAGATGGTAAAAAATATGTAAACTTTTATGGGTTAGGCAGTACAACTATGTATAACCGAACAAAACCAACAGAACAAGAGTATAGACCTAACGAAGGCAGAGACTTGCTAATACCGTGTAAAGGGTCTATTACAAGCGTTATACAGCAGATACAAGGCGGTTTACGTAGTGTATGCACTTATGTAGGTGCAGAACATATAGATCAATTACACAAACGTACAGTGTTTGTACGTGTAAATAATCAAATAAACAATAGTTTAGCAAGATATGAACAATGATAGATTATGCACATATACTTAAAAATGGTGTTGAAATAAGTAGTAGTGGTACTACAGGACCTGCTAAAACAGTCTTTAGAACGCCCGATAACTTACAGGCATGTAATGATGTTGCTATTGATGCACAACAGCTTACACGAAGCTCTAAGGTGCTTACAGTAACACGTATGACCCACGCAGGCGGCTTATTGACTCAAACATTACCTGCACATAGTATTGGCGCAGAATATAAAATACAACAATTTAATGTATATACTTTCTTAAAAGACTTTAAAGACTATACACATACATTCTTGGCACCTGCGCAAATGATGGCGTTAATGCATACAAAAGGATTTAAAGATTGTGATCTTACTGGTAAGCGTATACTAGGCGGAAGCGATCCTGTTAGTTGGGAAATGATAGAAGCTTTTGTAAGTAAAGGGGCTATTATACAACCTAATTGGGGAATGAGCGAAATAGGACCAATTACTATTAATATAGAATTTGATAGTATGGATAAAGTACAGTATGTTAAACAACGATCACCAGATGATTATACTATTATGGGAGATACCTATTATTGCGATTGGAAAATAGTAAAGCAAGAACTTTACGTTAAAGGACCAACTAGTATATATGATGAATGGTTTGCTACAGGCGACAATGTAGCATTAGACATGGGTAGAAGGATGTATTATATTGGCCGTAAATAGAATTGTAGCATTTGGTTGTTCTAATACTGTTGGCGAAGCATGTAGCACTAATTGGCCAAAAGAATTAGGACTATTATTAGACTGTGAAGTTGTAAATTGTGCTGAAATAGGATGCAGTGGACGTTATATTATACACGCAATGCGACATTTTAAATTTGAAAAAGATGATGTTTGTATTGTAGCATGGCCTGAAATAACTCGATATTGTTGGTTAAAAGGCGAAAATAACTTTAAACATATCGGAGTATGGAAAGATTCTGATAGTACATTATATAAAAAGTATTTTTCAGATTATCATGCTGAACAAGATTTTTACTTGTACGAAGATTATGCTAGGTTATATGCAAAACAAAATAATATTACCTATTTAGATTATTTAAGTTGTTATACCTTTGTAAATACTAAAAAGCATAAAATGGAATTACATGACTATGGAACAGATGATAAACATCCGGGTAAACTTAGTCATATAATTTTTGCACAACAAATTAGAAAGGATATAAAAGATGGAGCCGTATTTTAAGTATGTAGAAGGTATAAATTTTACACCTGAAACACGTAAAAAACTTGCAGATAATATTTTATCTAATGCTGAAGATTATATCAGAAGTGCTAATTATAGACATAATAAGTACGGAAAATATGATTGGAATTGGTTCTGTCCACGTAACTTAATTCCTACAAAACTTATGGACGAAGTTGGTAAACGTTTTAATATACCAGTTTCATATGAAATACTAGGACAAACACCTTATACAGATGGTAAGATACATACTGATCGAAAAGTAGAAGGACTTCCGCCTAGAGTTACACTAATAAACTTTCCAATATATCCGTTTGATATGAGCGTATATGGACCAACTAATTTCTTTAAATTAATTGAAGGAAGTTACTCAGACTATGACAATGCTATATTTGAATTACAGTGTAGTGTTGATTACAGTCATAATCTTCCTGTAATTTTTAATCTACAAGAATATCACAATGCAGTAAACGATACAGATGATTACAGATTTAATTGTCAGTTTACAACTGACCTAGAAGGTCCTGAGATATTTGAACTTTATAATTCTGGTAAGTTGTTTACTTAGGCTATAATAGCACCTTGTAATGCAAGTACTTGCCAACCATTAGTACCATAAATCATTGTAACACTATCGTTAATATCGTTAAATGTAATAGTTGTTCCGTTTGCAAGTGTAGTTGGAGTAAGTGTTCCATCACCGCCATCAACAATCATTGCGATTGTTTTGATTTGACCTGCTGTACCATTAGCTAGTGTGTATGCATCTGTACCAGTTGTTGTTATTTCCGTGTGCAGTGTTGTTACACTAATTGCACCTGGTCCACTAAGACTTTGTACGTCACCAAATATACCGCCTACAATTTTAACATTACCTGTGCCGTTAGCACTTAGAGTTAAATCAGCATCAGCTGTAAATGAGTCTACAGTATCAACTTTAAATACACCAGTTTCTGATAATTCTGCTTTCTTTAAATATGTAGCAATTAAACCGTTTCTAACATAAAAACACATTTTTGCCGCAATGTTGTTTGCTGATATGCTTACAACTTCTGACTTAACGCTAGTACCAACTTGTACAGCCGATCCATCGTAGCCTGACCAACTTATACCACCTAAGCTATCACTTGCTTGTGTAGCTGTAAATGCCTGCGCTGTACCGCGTACCTTAAATAAGCCTAATTCGTTTGCTATAGCAGTATCACCAGTGTTGGTGATATTCATAGCTGTTTGAGAAAACGCTCCGTGTTGATTTGAATATACAGATATTTGTTGTCTAGTTGCATCAGATGCAACATTTTTAAATAATTGTAGGTTTGCTTCAAAGAACGAGTTAATAGCAGTATCAATCGGGCCAGTAATTTTGCCAGCAACTCCGTCAAGTAACAGTGTTGAATCATCTCCAAATACGCTACCTTGTACATCGCCAGTATGAAGACCTGTGCTATTACCTGTTAAGTTACCTACTAAGTTACCTGTTAAGTCGCCTACTACGTCACCTGTTAAGTCGCCTACTACGTCACCGGTGTGTACGCCAAATGTATTACCGGTAATTACACCTGTTTGTCCGTCTATAATTCTTGTACTGTTGTCAGCATATACGCTACCAATTAGGTTACCTTCTAGATCACCTGTAAATGTAGCTTGTCCTGCAACAGCACCATTGCTAACAATTTTACTTACACCATCTTCTGCAAATATATCACCTACAATGTTTGCAGTAACAGTTAATGCGTTAATAGTTCTATTAGCAGTATTAAGCATTATTGAACTATCATCACCTATGATGTTAGCATTAAGGTCAGTACCGTCACCTTCTGGTGTTCCAGCAACCCATGCTGTACCGTTCCATAATAATGACTCGCCTAATTTTGGACTTGCGTTAACGTTAGTTAAGTCATTAAGCTCTGCCGCGGCATTCTGCGCCGCCGTAATCCAATTAGCACCATCGTACTTGATAATATCATTGGTAGATGGACTTCCTGCACTTACATTTGCTAAGTCATTTAATGTTGAAGTACCTGCAGAAGAATCAACAACAATACCACCACCTGTGGATCCGTCTCCTACATATAGCTTCTTGGTGTCTGTAGCATAGACAAGTTCGCCTTCTAAAGGAGTAATTCCTTGACGTTGGCTGTCTGTGCCTCTTCTAATGCGTAAACTCATTTGGTAACTCCTGATAATCTATTAGTAACAGTATTTATCATTTAGATAAGTTTCATGTGCCTTTCTTAAGAAAGTGTTTAGTACGTCTTTGCATATCATACTTAACTTTCTTAGTGTTGATCCTAAAATCAACATTTTCAATTACATGTTCATACTCTTCTAATAGTTCTTCTAAACCGTACTCTATATCGTCAGTAGTTACATTAGCCTCTTGTTCACGAGCAACATCAATTTCCCATACCTTACCGTCAGTAAATGTAACATAAATTGCGTCAAGGTATGCAATTGGAATAGTTTTAACCTGAATATCTTTAAATACTTCGGGCCAATGTTTTACAACGTCCGGGTGCAGTCTGCCTTCTTTATTATCAGGCACTTGCTTTAGTCTTCTTAACAGCGGTCTTTTTTACTGTAGGGACTAACTCTTCTGCTTGTGCTCTTAGTGCTTTAGCTTCTTTGTATAATGAATCTGCCTGTGAACGGTACTGTGCCGCTAATACATCGTCAGTTAATACTGTGTCTGTTGTTGTTACAGCTTCATCCATTGCTGATGTTGTGTTTGTGTAAGATGCCGCCGCTTGGGCTGAAGGCACTGGCTCATCTGAAACATTCGAAACTGGAGCAGTTGTACCATTAGGATCTTTAATAGCAAGATCAGCAATAGTAATACCTTTTTGATCTGCCATAATTTGATTAAGTTCAGCAAGATTTATAGTTGTTTGGAAGTTTGGAGTCATAGTAATTCCAGAAGTTTCCGTTTTCATAAGTTTGCCAGTTTGACTAAATCGTGCAAGCATATTAGAACCATCAGGCAGTTTAGTTCGCATCATTGCTGATCCTAACTCGTACTCTGATTGACCTGTTGTACTTTCAACTAAGTTAATTAATGTATCATGATCGCCTGCTTCGAGACTCTCTGTCATAATAACTAAGCAGTTAGTAGGATCATTTGGAATAACTCTAAACGCTACAATTGCTTTTCTGTTGTTAGCCAATCGACCAACGTGTTTCATATTTTGCATATTACGCTCCTTCTTGTGGTTGTTGCTGTGCGGCAACTGCCGCTAAGAAACTATCTAGTTTGTTGTAAGTTTGTCCGATTTGAACCATTTCATTTGGTTTAAATGCCCCACGTGAACTAGCAACATCGATAATTTGTTTAAGTGCTTGTAGGTCCTGTACTGAAAGATCTGCACCCGGCGCTTGTTCTGCCGATGGTGTTGCAGGTGCTTCAGTTACTTCTTCTACAGGTGCTTCTGTCTTTTCGTTCATAATTCTCTCCTTGTATAGTATATATGCGTACTTTATTTAGTTGTACTTCAAAAGTGGACAAGCCAACATGAAATAACTTAGTTCTTTAGGTTCTTCAAACCCTATTTTTAGAACAGGCCTTTGATCTAAATCAATTGCTGGTCCTATGTAGTACCTTCCTTTAAGATTATCTTTAACCCAATTAGTTATTGCGTCAAGAAGGTTATATGTCATAGGTATAGTGCAGTATTCAAAATGCGGAGGTGGTATTGTCAATGTTCTTAAATTAAATACATTTAATGGATTAGGTTCTTTTAACAACTATGCTGCCTCGTCGTAGTGTACTGACATGCCAAATGGGCTTTCAAGATCTTTATCACGGTTGCTGTGAATAACAAACAGTGTATCACAGTAGTCTGCATCACCCCAGCTATCCCAAGCATACCCGTCTGTAAACATAATAAACTTCTTAGGCTGGATGTCATGTTCTTTCATATAATCCCAGTTGCACATAAACTCTGTACCACCGCCGCCCATAATTTCATAGTCTGCTAGTTCTTCGCCGCATGCAGGATTAAATTCTTGTTCGTTGTATACCTTTGTATCAAAGCACCATACTTTAATGTTATAGTCGTCATACTCTTCCATAATACCTTGTACTTCACCTAAGAAGTCTGCGCCTTGCTGATTGCCAATTGATCCTGACATATCTAACGCAACACAAATATCAATAGTGTTATCAAAATTCATACCTGGGATAATTGCATTAGTGTGCCAGGCTTTGCGTGACGGACGAGTAAATGTAAAGTCATTACGTATCGTTGACTGAATCTGTTGACGAATAAGTTCACGCCAGTTCATTTTAGGTTCAGTAATATCTTTAATCATACGTGCAATCTCTCCTGGAAGATTGCCTGCCCCTGCGGCTTGTGCAGATGAAATCATACTTTCTTTAAGTTCGTCACGTATCTTTTTTAATTCTTCTTTAGAATAAGTAGGACGTCCGTTACCAGTACCTTCTTTTGTACCTTGTGGACCCTGCTTGTCTTTGCCATCTGGCCCTGGCTTTTCCCAGTCTACATGTTCGTCAAGTAGTTGTCCTAATGCATCCAATTCATCTTGGTCATATTTATTAAAGATGTCATCGTATACTTGCTCTGAACTCCACTTGTCGTATTTAAAGTCTTGGAAGATTTCAATTTGATCTACACGTTCACCAATGCGATCACGTACTAGTACATTGTTAACCAAATAGTCGCATGCAATGTTGTAAATTTGTGCGTCTCGGTCTTCACGTCTTACAATATGGTCAAATACACAATGTAGAATTTCGTGTGCAATAACAAATTCAATCTGCTTGTTAGTAAGCATGTTAAAGAACTGTGTATTGTAATATAGATTCTTACCGTCTGTTGCCGCTGTAGGGCACCAATCGTCACATGTTTTAACTGCCATTCTAGTTGCCATGTTACCAAAGAACGGATGACGCAATAACAATCCTACGCGAGCAATAATTACACGGTCATGTACTTCTACTTGCATATCAGCAAGTTCTTTTGCTGTAAGATCTTTTGGTGTAAAACCTTTAGTTTCAATAGTCATTTGTTTTGCCCTTTATCTAACTGTTGTATACAGTATAGCATCTTTGCAGTGTATGTCAACCGAAATGGAAGGTAGAGCGCCTAAACGCCCTACCGTATACATACTAGCTACCATTAGCGGCTTGTATGTACTTACCATAACGCTCATGGAATTCATCAAAACATTCTACTTCGTCTGGGTCGATTGGAAGTTGATATTGTGTAATAGCAAGTCGAATGCCCATTACAACTAGTTCTGTTTCAAAGTTATCCATTGCAAAGCGCAGGAAGTTGCTAACTTTGTCATCAAACTTTTTATCGTTCTTGTCTGATGCTTCTTTTAGCTCGTAGCAGAGTGAAACAGTTAAGGAATACATGGCACTGATTTCTTTAGTTTTCAGCTCTTTTACTTTCCCTGCTAGGATGTCAGTTGGGTTAGGCATGCTAGACGCAACTTTGCGATGCGCCATAAATTTGACAGCCAACCCTTCCCCTACTGACCCACTGATCAAATCAGTGGTTGTTTCATCATCGTCGTCCTCAAGTAGTTCTGATACAAAAGACCATGAACGAGGCGTAGCAAATGCTCGACTAGGTGAACGCGGATCAAAGTCGTAAAGGTCTTTCTTAGCAAAAGTAAGATAACCTACTACGTCTCTGTGTTGGTCGTTATTAACTGCCCATTGAAACCAATCGTCAAAATCAACACGCAACTCTATGTGTACAAATCGATTTGCTAACGGAGCAGGCATTCTGTATGTAACACCTTTATCGGCATCTCTGTTACCTGCGGCAACAAGTAATACATTGTCTGGTAGCTTGTATTGTCCTACACGACGATTAAGAACTAACTGGTATGCCGCCGCCTGTACTGCTGGCGCTGCCGAGTTCATTTCATCTAAAAATACAACAACATAATCAAACTGTGCGGCAAACTCTTCTGTTGGAAGTTCTGCAGGAGGTGCCCATTTCATCGTATTATCTGATTCACTATAATACGGCATGCCCTTAATGTCTGTTGGATCCCATAATGACAAACGAATGTCAATTAGATGTGAATTACCTAGTTCATTAGCAACTTGTCCAATAATGTCAGACTTACCAATACCCGGAGGTCCCCACATAAAAATAGGACGTTTCTTTTTAAATGCACGTACAATGCTTTTCTTAGCACTATTGGGCGTTACTTGACGTGTTACTAAACTTTCCATTTTGTATTCCTCTTACATTTAATATATGTTATCAGTGCCTACTTCAAACTATACATATATTATAGTATAAGATACAATTAATGTCAACCTTTTATTTCGTAATAGTTTCCTGTTTTTTCTTGTTCTGGGTGTTTACCTTGGTAGTCTAACACTGCCGCTTTAATAGCATCTTCTGCTAGTACACTACAATGAATCTTTACTGGAGGTAATGCTAGTTCAGAAGCAAGTTCGGTATTTTTTATTTTACCTGCTTCACCTAACGACATACCTTTAACCCATGTAGTTAATAAACTACTGCTGGCAATAGCACTGCCACACCCATATGTTTTAAATTTAGCATCTTCTATAATGCCATTTTCATCGACTTTAATTTGCAATCGCATAACATCGCCACATGCCGGTGCTCCTACCATTCCAGTTCCGATGCTTTCGTCTTTGTCATCAAACTTGCCTACATTACGAGGATTCTCGTAATGGTCCATCACTTTATCTGAATATGCCATAATTGTAGTCTCTAGTTATACTGTAGTATTTATTACTTAAATATTTTTATTTTGTCTATTTAAGGCTTTTGTTATTCCGTACTTACGAACATCACCAGAAAACAAACTTAGTTCTACTGCCTTCCGTTCGTCTGTAACAACAATTCCATGTCTTCCTAAGAACCAAGGACAGTCGAGAAAGTTGTCCATCCAAATAAGAGAATTAGTTGTAAGTTCAAAGTCTTGCGGAAATGGTACATCATATGTTGCTAATTGCACTTCATCAACTACTACTCTAAGGCCTTCGTCTGTTAACCGCAAACCGCCTGTTTCTTTTATTCTTGTGTTCTGCCACCATTGGGGCATATACTCTAATAAGGTACCTTCAGTAATTGCGATATTTAATTGTTTTAAAAATATCTTAGTGTAGGTTTCTTTCCAGTTCATTCTTCTGAGACTAACTCGCCAGCAGTAAGTTTATATACTGAAAAGTCTGTACAGTCAAATGTATCGTTTAACTTTTTAGCTAAGTTGTGTGCATGTCCTGGATTGGAAAAACTAACTTTCTTATACTTTGGCCCAGGATAATTAGTAAGAATATTTGCACTTTTTAAATTAAAAGGCTTTCCTTTATGAAAGACTGACCAGATAGCTTCTGCAACTAGTACTTGTTCACTGCGATATGTTTTTTTGTCAATATGCTCTAAAATAACTGTTGGTTTAGGTCTACTCATATACGTTGTCCTTTTAATTAACTACGTATATATTTATCTTTTTTATCCATTAAGTTAGTAGTTTACTTCCAATTAGTGCCACCGTCTAATTGTACTTCTATTGAGTCGTCGACACTTGATGCATTTTCTTTAACAAACACTTCTAGCTCACCATGCAACCGAGCCATAGTTATTCCTAGTGTATATGCAAGGTTCTTTGCCTGAGGCATAGTTAGCTTGATTTCTCGAGCATTACTAGCCTCAGCACTTTTTACTTGTTGAATAAAATTTTGTATTGCACTAGTGTTTAGTGGTTCAGATATTGTTGACACGACTTAACTCCGTACGCATTTCAATATCTGTTTTAAACGGACCACTGTAGTTATAGCGTTCAATTGTGATTAGTTTAGGACAAAAGCTCTTTACCCAGCCTTTTTCAAATTCAATACAATAATATCCTGCACAATAAAGACTTTTGCTTTTATTACTCTTTGTAAATAAGGGTAACTTATTTTTTACATCGTACATTGGATTATGCGGAACACAACTAGTAGGAAAGCCGTGCGCCTCTTTATCGCCTATTGTTGGTGCATCGCCGGCTGTCCAATTAATCTTGCCTAGTTTTTCCTTTAGTTGATTAAAGTTGCCAAATACCTCTACGCCGGTACTACAGCTATAAGTGTAACATTCTTCATTAGCACTTAGTGTTCCTACTTTTTGTCCTTCTTCTTCAACGATCCAAAATTTACCTTTTAAAACTTCTTTTGCTTTTATTGTCATCCGGGGTACCTCGCTTGTAATGGTTCTGCAAATACCTGTGCCTGGTCAGCAACTCGTTGCATATCCCACTTTGCACAGAACTTCATAAGACGCATGCCAACTTGTGTAATGCTCTTAGGTGTCATATGTTCTTTAATTACACTATCTAAAATGTTTCTAATGTCTTCAGGTTGTGCAGTCAAGTCACACAACACAACATTACGATTATAATCATCTAGTACACGATGTTCTACACCGTTATGATCAGTCCAACGCTGTAGCATCATATTATTCCAGTTGTAGCCTTTTGTAGTCTTATCAGCATATGCTTCAATAAGACCGACTTTATTCTTAGTGCCTTTTTTACGTACACCAGGGTAAGCACTAAACACGTTATCACTAGTGTCGCCACGCATACACTTCTCAAACAACATAAAGTCAGGCTCGGGTGCCAGCTTTGCTTCTTTAGTCTTCTTATCAATAACTTCACTACCGTCGTCGTTAAAGTAACCTTTGTCTGTAATAGTTACATTAGCAATACCATTGTACTGACGTACTGTAGGACTAACAAGTTGCGCAAAGTCGCCATCAGTACTAATAATAACATGTTTATCATTAGGATGTGATTGTACCCAGCCTGCAATAAGATCATCTGCTTCTAGTTGCTTGTGTTGCATAACTGTGCAGTTAGTCTTGTCTGTAACAAAGTTCTTAAACTCGTCGAAGATCTCCCAAAACGCCGTGTCTTCTTCAGCTTGTTGCGGCGTAAGTGCATCTCGTGCTACTTGTCTATTACGCTTGTAAGGTTCGTAATAGTCCTTGCGCCAGCTACGCCCTTCTAAACAAAAAACAATATGATCTGCTTTAAAGTCTTTCCAAGCCTTCTTAACGCTGTTAAGTGTAATGTGTAGTGCCATGCCTACTTTAGTATCTAAGTCGCCACGTACAACATGCCGAGCTCTAAAGAACGTGTTAGCTGTATCTACTAGAATGTAAGTTGCCATATTATGGACACCCTGATATACATAATGAGAACAAGTCACCATTCTGTACGAATGCAACAAGTAGTGTAATGCCTAAAATTTCTAACATAGTTTTGCCTTTGTGTAAATTATATTACTATTATAACATCATTTATGAATGTTGTCAACTAATTTCACTTTTACCTTTGCCCATAGGTACAACATTAATGTACCCCATATCTCTATCAACTGATTGTTCTGATTCTTCAAGCATCTGTGTTACTACAGTTTTAAACCAACTATCTACAATTTCTTCGTTGGTTTCACCTGAATAACCTGCATCAAGTAGTTCTTCAATAAACTGATTATTCCAGTCGATCTCAAAGAAACCGTTCTTAATATTCTCGGGATTAAGCTGTGTATCAATAACTGCAACCCATGCTTTACCAAGTTTAGTAGCTTCTTCTTTTTCTGCGTCTAGAGCTTTTCTTCGTTCAGTTTCTAATGCATCATTTGTATCTGTAGATTCTACTACAGCCTCTTCTTCTTTTTTATCACGTACTAGTTTATTCCACCAACCCATTATAATAATCCTTTTCTTCTTAGTTTAACATCAAGCTCTTCATACATCTTCACCGGAGCCTTCATTGCCTTTTCGTGCTGTGCGTTCTTATAATCTCTAAGTTCCCCAGGCATTTCCGAATAGTGAGATGTGGAGTCTTGGAGTGAATCGCCATCCTTTTTCCATACAGACTTGCGCGACTTCTTGAACATTAAGAACATACTCTTCCGAGCGTCCTCCAAGCGGCATACAATATACTGGACACTCAACGCCGATGTCACGATATGCTTGCACAGCTCGCCCAGCTTCTTCAATGTCTGAACGATCAGCAACAACAAATTTAAGATAAATGTCACTACCAGCAACAGTGGAATAATTAAGAGCAACATCAGGTTTGATAGCGTCCTCCCAAGATTCTCCACTAACGCTAAGTTTAGGGCTACAACTCCATGTGACTGTAATTCTGTCACTGTCATTGAGATAGTTGTAGAGGTCGTCGTGTAAAACTTGTGTAGTGTTTGTTTCAAATGTAACATTTTTTAAATCCTTCATGCGTGGATGTTCGAACAGCTCTACATAAAGTCGTTGCCACGCTAACAACGGTTCGCCACCTGTCATAATAAGATGGATATCTTGACCGTTATCCATTGTCCACTTACCTTCTGGAGTAAGCGATAGTAGATGTTCTACTACTTCTTCAATCTCTGCAAGTTTGTTAAAGTCTTTAAACTCAGGATAGATACTAGCATAAGTATCACACCCTGTATGAATAATAGGCAAGTCTGTAAACTTTTCAGTCCTTGCAATAATACCATCATCTAGTAAGTCTTTTACTTCTTGATTGTATCGTTGTCCTGCTTCGTGCTTCTCTGCACGACTAGGCTCATCTTTACCAAGTCCGAAGTTCATACAACGAAAGTTACAACCAAATGTACGCAGGAATACACTAGGTACTCCTACAAACTTGCCTTCACCTTGTACGCTATAGAACGCTTCTGAATATCGTAGTTTCATAGTTGTTCCTTATGATTATTAGTTTAATTATACATTCTATTTAGGTTACTGTCAAGTGTTTTAGAAATTTTGTTGCAATTAAATGATGAAACTTTTTAGTATAATGTTCACCGTCACTAGTATAATACGCTGTATGGTCAATGTGCTTGCTTTTAAAATAAGTTTCTATACTAGTCTTTGCTACTGTTGTAGCCTTTAACTTGCCATAAAAGTCTAGTTCTTTTGGAAATTGTAGACGATCCCTCATTTGAAATAGATAAATCGGTATATTCTTATCTGCACACATATTATCCCATGTATACACGTCTTTAAAAAAGTCACGTTGCTCTAAGTGTGTATTAAGTTCAAAGAATGTTTTAATTTGCATATAAGATGCTTTTCTTATATCCGGCTCTACTAATCCTGTTTCATAACTAAATTCAATGCCAGGAAAATTGTCATAGTCTTCTGTTGTTGGCTTTTGATACAACTGAAAATAGTCACCTGCTATACTAGCATCTAAATATCTATCACTAAGTCCATCCTTGGATGTTCCTTCAAAGTGAGTAAACTGGTCTATTGGAACTGTGTCTGATATTAGCTTTTCGTTATGTGCTAACATAAATCTATTCAAACTACTTAGTAATACAAACACTTCGTCTATGTCATTGTACTTTTTAAATATACTGCCTAACCAATCAGAATACGCTCGGTTATTACTTCCGGGCATAGCATATACTACTACATTCTTATTATGTTCTTTAGCATATAGTTCGGCATAGTTGTTGTCTTGCCAAACTTTAAAACTACCAGGACCTATTTGCCCTGGTAGAGTGTCGTAACCGCATGTATGACTGTCGCCAATAAACAGTGTTCTACCCAAAATATTTACTCAACATTTCTAAGCGATCATCAGCTTCGGCCATTTTATCAAGCTCTGCTTGAACAGCTTCCATCACATCACTGTGTTCGCCAATGCCGGCTGGGTTAGTTAAATACACTTCAATATTTGCTCTATGCAATGCAAGTGCTCCTTCGGCATGTTTCTGTGCCGCTTTTATCATCATTTCACGCATTTATTTTCCTTTCTACGCTTGCTGGGATCCCGCTAAGTTTTCCCAGTCTACTTCATTATCAGTATTTAGATAATTACCTTTTTGGGGGATGACATGTCTGACTCCGCCGCGTGGATCTTTTACATCACCATTACGACGAGGGATTAAATGTATATGCGGATACATTACAGTTTGTCCGGCGGCCTCGCCTACATTTTGTCCGATATTAAATGCATCACAATATCCACGTTGTGTCCAATCATACCCCCATTGATATGCTGCCTTCATGCAGGCTGTTAGATGTTCCCAGTCTTCTACTTTGGGCACAAATAAAACATGTCCTTCTGTAACTGGATATTTGTCTTTGTATACAGTAAATAATTTTGTATCAATTAGTACATCAGTCCACGGCTTATCCATTTATTTCATCCATTGTTATTGACATATTAAAACTAATAGTTGCTCGTTCTGCATCAACTTTTTGTTCAGCTACTAGGTGCTGTAAGTATGATGGAAAGATAATTAGTCTACCTGTTTTGGGCTTAATACTAAACTGCGGAGTAGTGTATGCAGTTACTTCCATATTATTAGCCCAAGGCCAACTACACTCTTTGTTCTTATCAATAAATGTCAGTGTAGCATCTTCTTCAGTTGCTTGCACATAATACACTCCACTCCAAGTACTTGGAATATGATTGTGTGGCATATGTGTACTATACAGTCTATTAATACTAAACCAACTACCTGTAAAAATTAGATCATTTTTTAATCCAATAGCTTTGTTTGCTTCTATACCCGACATACCTATAAACTCTCGAAGATCAGAAAGCATAGGGTGATCTATAATTTGTTGTTGAGGATCGTAGTTAGTGTAGCCGTTAAGGCTATAGTTGTTAACTGACGTGTCGTCTTTTTCAATCTGTTTCATTAACGGTAACAACGATTGCTTAAGAGCTTCGCCGTTTTCAAATTCAGTACCAAATACTGGCACTGGAAATAAATCCATTCTATCTAATTCAATACTCACTTACATTCTCCCAAGGATAAACAAGCCATACATCTTCTTCTGCTTTGTTAACTTCGTGACAGGAATATCTCACACTGTCAAAGTTACTAGATAAATTTTCAGTTAATGTAGCAAATCTCACATTAGCTTGATCACCATTCCATACACTGTTCCAAGCATCGTGTTCCATTGGCAAACATCCTGATGGCCAATCTTCTTTAATCCAGTTAAATGTAGCACCTGTATCGTTGATGTCGTCTACAATAAGGATGTTCTTGCGCAGTTTTGTATCCCATCGAGCACCAGTAACCCCAGTTTCTTCAGGATAGTTATAACCAAACGCATCTTCGCTCATCCAACAGTTAGATTCAGGTCCTTGCTCGTCGTCTCGCAAACTTACTTTGAGTGCTTCGCAACGAATACCAGTCATATTACTAATAATAGTAGCAGGTACATTACCACCACGGGTAATTCCTACAATATAATCAGGACGCCAGTTGTCAGCGTACATTTGGTTTACAATACTAACGCACATACGTTCTACGTCAGTCCAAGTATAATAATGTTTCTTAATCATCTTGTTTACCTTTGTAATCTTGTTCTACTAATTTATATACAGTTTGAAAGTTTTCGTATGCTTTTGCAAGTGCAGGATATTCATTACACATAGCATTTACAGTATCTACATCAGGCAATGTTTCAGTCCACAATGTAGGAACAATTTTAATGTTATCATAGTCAAACGTGAACTGATCATTTGATGAAAGTATATCACTTATGTCAACTGTATTAGTTGAAATGCCACTAATAGTAGTAGTAATACTATCTAAATTAGATGAAGTAATATTAGTATCCATATTGTAATCACTTAGATCAATTGTAATTGTATCAGCCGTTGATTGCGTCATATAATGCTTCTCCACTAAAAAATTCTTTGTTAAGTTTTGTGCGTTGCTTTTCTAATGACACTTGCAAGTCATTATAGTTTTCCATATAGTTTACAATCTGTGCAACTACTTTGTCTCTATTATGCAAGTAAGCATCGTAGTTCTCAGTCCATGCACTTGGATATTTAAACTCAGGCAGTGCCATTTCGCTGTAACTTAGTCTATCAGGTACCATAGGAATAGCATCTACTAATGCACCTTCGTACCAACTAATGCCAAGTGTTTCTTGCAAGTTAGCACTAAACACCATCTTAGCTTCGCCTAGTAGGTTGTGATATTCGTTCTTTGTAAGTTGTTGTTCTTGACAAACAACAAATTCATATTGTGGCAAACGCTGTGCTAAGTCTCTAAAGATTTCAACTTGCTTCTCGGGAGCAACTCTATGCGGAAACAAGATTAAGTCTCGCTTCTCCATGCCTTTATAACTAGTTAGGCTATCTTTAAGATACTCCATAGGCCAACCAACCTTAATTGCTTTATCTATATCAACGTCATAATTGTCTATCATAGTATCTGTAAACAAGTCTATATGGAAATCTGTAGCATAGAAGTTATCATCATAACATTCATACATTGACATTTCAGCGTGACGTACCCAAGGTTTATCACCTATAAGTCTGCCAAGGAAATCATGAGGATCATAACTACCAGCATGCCATAAGCCGCCAATATTAATGTCAACATCTAGAAGTTCTGCCATATACTTTAATTGTATAACAGTAGGGTTCCAGGCATCAGTGTATAAGAAATAGTCACCATTGGATACTTGTCCTTTACAGAACATTTCGCCGATGGTTTCTAGTTGTTTACTTTTGTAAACGTTTGTGCCACCGAAGTTGAGAAACGCCCCAGGCGTAGTTGCCTGAGGAGTCTCTCCGCCACTAATGACTTTTACATCTTCATTAGTAGCTCGTCGCATTTGTTTAGGAAGATATTCTTTCCACTGTTTAGTGTAACGTGTATCTACTGCTTCAATGTCTACAATGAAGATTGTCATTTAGTTTTTCCTTGCGTTTTTACGTGCCATAGCACGTACCCATCCTTGATACTTTTGATAAGCAATCCATACTGGAGCCTTATCGTTATAAAGATCTTTTTCATCAAAGATCTTTCCTTCAAAGCGACAATAGTCGCGGTACTTGTCCAAATCGTTAAAAACTCGATTATATGAATTACGATTAAATTCAGTAGCCATTGTAGTGTTTCCTTTGTAATAGCTAAATTGCGGGATAGTAAATTGAACAGCCATTTTCGCCGTCTTCGGCAACATTAATCTCTACAAAGCGGCTTGGGTACTTTACAGAAATTTCTTCGTACAAGTCGTCTGCAATCATCTCACAGCTCTTGTGATCCAGTTGAATAACATCTTGTGCATACAACCGTTCCATCCAGCGTTTAAACTGAATGAATTCAATATCGCGATCATCGTGAAACACTTCGATGCGAACTTTAAAATGAAAAATATGGCGATGCGGAACACCTAAGAATGATACATCATCCCAATCGCCAGTTGCTAGTTTAGGGTCAGTGTCTGCACCCGGGTACATATGTACACCTTCTTTGCGGAATGTAACCCAAATACTTCTTTGTGCATTATTTAGTGCATTTTCTTTTGCCATTTTTGCATCCTCTTCTTTCATTCTTCTACCCATGTAGTCATGATAACTTTCTCTGTTAACTGATTTGTAACTAGGGTAACCTTTTTCAAATACTGGACTAGTGTTGTTATCGTTGCTCATAGTATTAGTATACGCTCACTTTAGAACTTTGTCAAGGCCATATTTGCTCCAATCCGTAAATTTATTACGGTCCATCAAATCATGCAGGCTATGGCACCAAACACCTGGGTTACTTGCTTTAAAATCTTTATCGTCGATCTTAATCATTGCATTATAGCCCCACTGTTTAACATATGGAACTACAACTCTTAGTTGCGGAATAAAATAATCTGTTTCAGTTAGACCGCCGTCTAAGAACCATTCTAAGTTAATATCACTTGGAATGTCTAAACTACAAAGAATACCTTCATCAGTAAACAAACGGATTAACTTATCCCAGTTTTCAAACTCATCTGCTGTAACAGGATCATAACTATGATTAGCACCAAAGAAAATGTGTTCACATTGTTCGTTTATGTAGTGTTCTTTAATTGCATAGTAATCTTGTATGCCAGTAACAAACAACGTCTTCATACCGTATGCAGGAGTCTTCTCAACTTCTACACCTGTAAAAAAGATGATGTCGTTCGCTTCGCCAGTATCGTAATCTCTTTTCATAAGTTACCATTTCCTAATAATTTAAGTTCAGATTCAAGTCTGTGAATCTCATCTTTTAACCAAAGTTTTTTAGTTTTTAACCTTCTGATTACATAATTATCGACAAACGTTTTTTCTAATTCTAAAACTTCGTTGTCTAATTCTCTATGTTTTTTGTACACCTCTTGTAAGTGTACAACAATCTTATCGTGTGCTTCACTATAGTTCCCCAACTTCGAGTACCTCCAGTTTAGTTTCGTCTAATGTTTCTTCATCTTCAACTGCTTCCGGTTCTTCTACGTCGAACAATGCATTAAAGTGTGTACTAGCATTTACAGTCTTCTTACCAATAGCACCACGTGTGCCCGGAATAGCCATCCAAAACTTTGTGTACTTTTCAATAGTTGCTAATGATTCTTCTTTAGTTGTTTTAGAAAAGATCTCTTCAACAACATCTTTAAACAAAATGCGATCAAACTTTTCATCTACAAGCATCTTAGGTATAACGCCTGCATCGTACTGTCTATTTGCTTCTTGTACAGCATTAATGTGTGTCCATACGTTATGGCCCATCTGTATAGCATAACTAAAGCTATCCCAGCTTGTTGAGTCTCTGCCACGTACAGTTGTGTTGCCGTCGGCATCTAGTAAAGGATTACCTGCTTTGTCTAAGTCAACATCGCCTTTGAGTACTTTAATAGTACCGATCTTATTAGTATCACCGACTGCATATGTACACACATCGTTTACTAACAAACCATCAGTTAGTGGACTGTCTTCAAACACTTTAAAAATACCGTCTTGTGTAGTAGCATCTTTAAATGTTCTAGTGTCTGTAGCATATTTTAGTTCGTCTACACTAGGCACCATTCGGTAAGTCCACTTGCCTCTATCTGGTGTTTCAACTGAAGTGTATACCTGTCCATTAGCAGTTGCTAAGAACGGACTTGCACAATCAAATGTAAGCATCATAGTAGGGTTGTAGTACTTGCGTATACCACGTTGTATGTCTGTTAGCAAGCATGCCCACTCTAGCTTAGATGTGCCTAAGAAGTGCATTACATCGTGTATGCCGCTTTGTAGTAGTCCATCGTAGTGTAATGATACAACCCGTTTAAGAACCAAATGCACATCGCACATATTCTGTCCACCCATTGACCACCCATTAAAGTGATTGTCAGGATACTTAACTGGATCACAATAGTCTTTCATTTGCTGATACCAATCTTCTGCATCAGCGTGATTCTCACCTTGCAATACGTTAAGGAACTTACACGCACCTGTTCTATGCTTCATCCAGTAGTCATTGTTAATACGTGTTGCTACTACTGCTTCTTGGTAAGTACTAATGCCAGTTGCCTTTGCACCTGCAGGTGAACGTGCAACCCACGCTGGAATATCAAGTATCATTCCGTAGTCCATGTATGCATCCATCCAACGCAACACTCCGTCACGTTTCTTTTGTGCTTTAGGACAATTAGGATCTTTCCAATCGCCTTCCCAAACACCTTTACCAATTTGGAAACCACCACTATCACCTAGTGCCCAAGTATTTGCACGATCTCTATTACGGATCATATCTTCTTTAGGACTGTGTTTATTAGTGTCTAACTCAGCGTGTCCTGCAGAATAAAGCGTCCACTTGTATGTAAACGCTCCTTCTTTAGCATTAAGATAGTTAAGACTTTCTACACCATTGGCAAAATTATTAGGTATACGTGCATCAGGAACATACGGACCAGTTA